AAAGCTCTATCATTCCAGCTCATCTCAGAGATCTTTAGAATAGAGTTGCCTCTTTCATCAAATACCTCATCGATACCATCTGGATTGATATTGAATTTAAATTCCATTCTATTCGCCTCCAAAAAATAAATAGACTGGGGAAGTTAATCCCCAGTCAGATTAATTTTTTATTAACGGATAGGACGATATAAACCATCGTTTACTACTTGACGGCTTACATATTTCTTAAGCAACTTTTTAGTTACGTCTGGATGTAATTGTTTTACTTCCAATAGACGACCAAAGTAGTTGTTAGTGCTTACAGGAGCACCAGGGATTACTGCATAGTCATATTGATCACCATAGATGAAACCTAATACGGATTCAACTGTAGCGCCATTTACGATAATGCAGCTATTAATACCATCACTGGACAACCCATAGCTGATACATTGTTTACGGAAGTTATCATGGTTCTTATTATCGCCACCGATGAAGTTAATCACGATGTCTTTAAGAATTTCGATAGCATCGTTAGATAAACGAATACCCATTGTAGTTTCAGTGATATTACCATTTTGAGCTGCAGCTTTAATGGAAGAGATACCATTGAAACGGGAAACCATTTCTAGTTCTTTAGTAGTAGCGTTTTCACCGATGTTATCTAAGCCAAAACGTTCTACTGCTTTAATACGAGTATCTTGATCATTGTTGCTGTTACTATACTCGAATACTAAGCTAATACCGATTTGTGGGCTATTAGTAAAGATGATATCTTTACAACCTACATAGTCGGAGAATACAGAACCAAGACGTTCTGTAAGTTTTTCACAGATCTCGGAAGTAGAGATTGTTTTTGTGTTGAAATCACTTTCAAACTTCTCTGGAGTGATTTTCAACTCAAACTTCTTAGTAGCTTCCGTTTTTTCTGGTTTATTGTCACGTGTATTAGATGCACGTTGCAATACCTCAGCTAAAGTTTGGAAACCACCATCTTGTTGTTGGTTAATAAATTGGTTTGACATGTCTAAACCTCCTATAAATAAAAGAATTATTCTACTGTTAGAAGTGTAGTTAACTCCTAATCACGAATATAATATATGGATATATTTTGATTTAGAATACGTGCAACCCTGGAAGGTCATCCATACCGACAAACTTAACTATAAAGGTTCTATCATTCTTATCTTGGATAAAGAAGAAATTGCCTCTAGCTTTAGATAGGATAATATCATGGTAGTATTCTACAATCTTATAGTCCACAATACGTTCTCTAATGATTGCTTCTAATGTAAACAAATCACCTGGACGTAATTGTGCACCTTCTTTAACTTCAAATAGTACAGTGTATACACTAAAGTTAAAGTGGAACCAATACATGAATAGAATATTTTGTAGACCAATCTTAATAGCTTGATCAATACTATCATATTCTAACTCATACTTATCACATATGGAAATAAAAGTATCACAAATCTTTTGGTCCATCTTAACAAAGGATACAATATTCTTAAGTGGATCATTCAAATACAAGTCTACACTAAATACATAATCCTTGTGATCAATATCATGCATTAGTAGATCATATGCTCTCTTATAGGCTTTATTATCCCTATCGAAATCATACTTACAGATATGCTTACCAAACTTCTTAGAGCTAGGTCCTTGGAAGTTTAATCTACTAGCATACGTTGGATAGTTAATGGCTTCATATGGGTTATATATACTAATACATAACTCCTTCTCACCATTCTTTAATGTACATATCTCGAAAAACATCTTACAATGAACTTCGAGTGCGATATACTCATCATTATCAAACTTACTGATAAGTAATTTATCCCCCACTATGGGAGTAACTTTGTAGAAGTCTTTGTCTTTACAAGATACTATTCGATACATCTCAGTTATCTGACCGAACATATCTTTCTTACAAAGCTTTTGACCGACATTATACATATTCACTATAATCACCTCCTGTCAAGACTATAATATATGAGTAAATTATATTATAAGAGTCCTACTTAGCAAGTAAGTAGGACTCATTATATTATAGCATTCTTAGAATATCTTTTGCATACTTTCCAGTATACTTTAATGTAGGAGACTTGATAACAATCGAGTCATCACTAAACTCACTACGTTGATAGTAGTTAGAGAAGTTGAAATGTTTATCACTCTTAAGTACTACTTTAATATACTTATGGAAGTCATTCAATACTCTAGCTCTAATATCAGTTAATTTCTTAGTATTAGTCTTATCTCTCTTAGATACAATAAGATCTTCTTGAATCTTAGTTGCTAAAAAGTATAGTTTAGCTAATTCATATTTCATACCATCGATATTATTAGACTTATCATACTCGACTAGAAGTCTATGAGCTTCCATATATTGAGATTGGTAATCTTTTTTCTTTAAGAAGTTATTGATGAATAGATCGCCCTTACGGTTGAATTCAAATCCAATACCCTTTTCATTAAGTAGGCGTCTAGTCATACTTCTATGACATAAGGTATTAGATCTATTATGAGCTTTAACTCTATTAGAATCATTGAATTCCATATAAGGACTCCAACCAAACTCTAATAGAGCTTGCTTAAGTTCATCAGTAGGGTTTTGTTTATATCTATAAGATAATTCTCGTACTGTTTGAACCCATTCAGATATAACTCTCTTATCATAAGATTTACCTTCATAGATTTTCTTATAATCTCTAATCCATTGATCTGCTTTAGCTTTCCATCTTTCAGGAATACTACCGAAAGTACTATTACGTTTAAATACCTCAATCTCATGTGGGATAAAGAATGGACTGTCTAATGGTAATTCTACCACTTTAAGTGGATCAAATGTATATACACTCTCTATCATAGGAATATAATAGAAGTCATCAAATCCATTATTAGTAAATACACTCTTTAGGAAGTTATACATAGTCTCATTATTACATCCAAACACTTCCATTAGTCTAGCATCAGATATACGAATTAATGAGATATCCATAGATTGTAAGTTATTCCATTGAGCATTCAATTCTTCTTCAGTATCACATGGTAGAATGATATAGATACCAGAGTTTAAAGACCAATCTTTAAGATATTCAATCTCTCTCTTCTTACCACGTAGTTCAATACCATAATCTCTAGCTCTATCTAAATCAGATAGACGTAATGCTGATTCAGATAATGCTAAATCATTATATGGTATCTCAGAGTTAAGATATTTATTACGTAATTCTTTGAATCTATCTACATTAGATTTTCCATAAATCTCAATAGACATATCATCACTATGACGTTTCATATCAGAAGATAGACTATTGTAATCATTCCAGTCATCCATTAACTGCTCTTCAGAAGAGTATTTGTCATCAAGTACCTTATATAACCCAGAGGCATTAATCTCTCTGGCTTTCTTATTATTAGTACTTTGAGTATCATCATCTTGAGTAAGCATCTCTTTAGCTTTAACAAAAGCTGGAGCTTCAATCTCTAAGATACTATTATATGGTTTAGTTCTAATACCTGTAGCGTAATCAATAGCAAAGTATCCTTTAGAGTCTTCCATGATAGCAGTACCCTCAGGGAATTCTCTAAGCTTAAGTTTAGCAACTTGTAGATCCATCATATCCACTATAGGTAGAGAATCATCATATACTTCAGATTCTAATGTATAGATAGCATTTAGAAGTGGAAGTTTATTCTCTTTATCAAGATTAACTTCTTCAAAGTCATCATCATATGCTAACTGGTCTTTAGATAGCATAACTTTACCAGTTACTTCTTCATATAAGTTAACTGCATTTTCCCAAGTAACTCTATCTTTCTTATGACGATAAGACATATAGAATTTGTCTTGTAAGAATGGTTCTTTATCTACGATTTCAGTTTTCTCATTATCTTCTTTAACTCGTAGCTTAGTCTTCTTCTTATCTTCTACAATACCTAATCCATCTTTCTCTCCAGTAAAGGAATTTGGATGCATTCCGTATTGTACCATCATATTACCATCCATGGTACCAATAATACCACCAACAGCTCCAATACTCATATGCTCTCTTGTAGCATATTCTTTTAAGTCAGATAATCGTCTAATGATATCATACTCTTGAGGAATCTCTTTACTATATGTCTTATATAATGCTATAGCCATAGAACCAAAATACATTGTAGCATAATTAACTAAGTTAGGATATTGATCTGCTAAATATACATATAAAGATTTATCCAAGATAAAGATAGTTCTATTTTCTCCTCTAAGGTTATACATGAAGAATCTAAGTATCTTAGTCATTTCGATATATACTTCTTCAATAGTCATATTAAGATTTAGATCTTCCGTATTTGTTTTAGGGAATATATCTTCACGGTCTACGTTAGGATAAACTCTAGCAAAGTATTCATCAGTCATTTTATCTGTAATATCATCTTCATCAGTAATATCTACCCATACATTATAGAATAGATAGCTTATTATCTTATCTAGATTGATATATTTAATATTATCAGGATAGCTATCAGGTAAGATGCTCTTAATATACTCGATATTTGATGCATCTACTGCAAAGATATATTTACCTTTATCAGTATCTCCTTCAAATTCTTCCATATTACTAAGAACTATACCACCATCATCGTATACTGCTGATTCATTAACAAAAAAAGATTCACGTCTAACTTTAATAATATCATTATTATGGTCAGCGTCATCGTACATAAATTGAATATTCTTAATATCTAACTTATTCTTTAAAGTTCCAATATATTTGAAGTTTCTATTGAAGTTTTTGACTTCTATCAGCTTATTACATAGAACTCTATTAGATTCATCCATTCCACTAGGTGGATCAATTAGTTCATATGCATATTTATATTCATTTTGATTAGATGCATCATCTGCATCATCAACTACAGATCTAGATTTATCTAGTAATTTATCATCATCGCCTTTAGTTGAACACTTAAGACCAATAACGATATTATCTTCTTTACGGAGACCTATAATAACTATAGGTCTCCATTTATACTTACCTGGCTTATCATCATAGGTATATGGTACTTTCCATATATCACCTATATGCTTACGTCTTGGCATCATATCCTCCAATCAGCATTGAGTTTCTTCAAGAAACAGTCTATACATTTGCTTTAGAACATTGGCACCATAATCTATACCATTTTCTACAGCATATTCTATGTATTTTTCTTTATATGCTTTGCTAAATTCTTCGTCAGTCTTTAATCTTTCACTTAGAGATTTTAAAGAATCTATTTCATCTTTAAACTCTTCAACAATAGTAAATAGATCATATATTGTATGGTTATCTTCTACATTTACACATCTGAACTCAGATAACTCATCTAATCTATCTAATTTACTTTCTGGTACTAAATTACCTATTTCGATTTCTTCTACAGACTCAGTTAATGGTTTAATAGCCAAATCTGTTTTAGTATTTATAGCGGTATAGTTTTCATTGATTACTAGAATACATGCACGCTTACCTTGATTATAGTTATGCATAAACTCTCTAATCATAGCACCTTCAGAATCAGATTCTATAATAGAAGATTCAGATACTTCATCATATAGATTTACAGAATAGTATTTACCATCGATATTGACAGTAACCCAGTCTGCTACTCCATCTGCTGAGTCTAATCTATATAACTTATAGTGATTAGATTCAGTTAATGGAATTCTATCTTTAGTTTGAGTTAGGTTATTTTCATTTAAAAATTCTTTAGTCTTATCAACATACTCAGATTCATCATATGAATGAATCTTATTCAATAAGTCTAGTAGTATATTATTTCCCATTACAATTCTCCTTTATAAATAGAATGTCTTATATTCATAGCTATAATATATCATTCCATTTATCATTATAGGACTATTCATTTATACGGATTATCTTATTATTATCAGGATCTACTTCATTAATCTCTTGATCTTTTAGTAAAGCTAGAGTCTCTAATAGTTGTACAAATTGGTTATCAACTAATCTTAGATAGTTATATTGACCTAACTGTATCAATGCATTCTCTTTAGAGATTTGTTTATCTCTATAGTCTACCATAGATCTATTGTTAGGATTACTTCCACCATCTTTAACTTCAATGATTAAATTGTAAGGAACGTAGTAAATATCAGTAATCCATTGACGTTTTTCGCCATATTTATCAGTATATTCAATTACTGGTCCTGGCATTAAGATATCTTTAGAGCTACAGTGTAAGACAGTATCCATGAACTCAATAGTATTCTTTTCATATGTACCAGTATAAGTGAATGGAGTACCATCACTAAACTTATATACTCCAGAGATGCGTCTATTTGAAAGCATCTTAGCTTGATGACTAGCATCATCTAGTAGAGATACTTTACCATGTACTCTAATCATATTCTTTTTAAACTTAGATCTAAGTTCCTCTTTACATCTAGGATTAGAGCAAAGTCTATGGTATTTACCAGTCTTTTCATTCCAGTCTGTCTTATTACCACATACGATACATTTACCAGATCCTGGATGTGTTTTATCATATAAGAACTGCTCTGCAGAGATATCTCCAATAAGTTCTTCATGATCTTTTTCTATGTGTCTGATTAACTTGTCTTTAAAATCTTTACGTTTACATAATGGACAAGCTATTCTTCGTTCAGTTGCCATTGTATCCTCCTTATGAGTGTATATCAATTTAATGCTATGTTAAAATTACCCATTTGTGTATATTTTAAACCCTGGAACTAAGTAGTAATATACTAACAATCTGAAAGGAGAATTTATCGTGGCTGATGATATTACATTTTCTACTGCCAAGACTAAAGAAACCCCTACATTACTTAGGGAGCATACTTTAAGTACTGACAGTTATAAAACTCCATTAACATATAAGAACTTTAATGCAGTTGGTATGCTAATCATGCGACTAATGCTATTAGAGCCTGGTACTATTACTCATTCACCTAGAATGGGTTTAGGATTAATAAGTAAATATAGATATATGCAGTCTGATCGAGTTATGGAACTCACTCAGGCTATTAAAGATCAAATAAAGGATTATCTTGATAATACAGTAGCTGTAAATGTCGATGTACATTTTGCTCCTAACGGGGAGAATGTAATGATCATTGATATGGAAGTTAACCAATATCAATTTAGATACTTCTATGATCGTGATAAACTAACTTTAGAAATGATGAAGAATGATGATATTTAGGAGGAACCATGTCTGAAAATGTAAAACTAGCAGACCTCATGAAAGAGAAATTGGAAGAAGAAAAAGCTTCCAAAGAAGTTACACCAGTAGAAGAACCTGCTGTTGTAGAAGAAGAACCAATTCAAGCAGTACCAGATCCTGTTCCAGTTGCACCTAAACAACCACCAGCTGTACCTGATTTTAATGCAGAGTCTTTACAATCTGCAGATCTAAGTACTTTAGTCCCTTCTGGTACTGTAGATAAAACTAAAGAAGCTCAAGATGAAATTACAAAAGAATTAGAAGCTGGTATTGCTGATGCAATTGAACGTCGCTTTAAACCTGCATTACGTGAAATCCATGAAATGCGTCAAGAATATGAAGATCTTAAAGCTATGGGTGAAGAGAATCCACAAGTTGTATCTAAATACGACCCTGAATTAGAATTAAACCCTGAGCTTTCTGATGAAGAAGTTGAAGCTATTCGTCGTAATGAAAAAGAAGCAGTTATGACTGATGAAGAAGTACGTGGTGCTACAACTATTGATACAGTTGCTCCAGATGATGAAATTGAACGTGAATTTGAAGCATATGAAGCTGCAGCTGAAGCAGCTAACCATGCTAACTCCTTCACTGGTTCAACACCATCTATTCCTGTAGAAGATAAAGTAGATATCGTTACTCCTAAAGTGGAAGTAGTAGAACCATCTGAAGATGAAGATGTTGAATTACTTGAAATTGAGTATGATGAACTAACTGATGACCTTGGTCTAGATGACGATCTAGAAAGAGCTGAACGTATTAAAGAAGAAAAGATTCAGCAACGTAATATGGAAGAGTTTGCTCGTGTACTTCGTCAACAATTGGAAGAAGTAGGTGAACGTAAACCTGACATTAGTAAATTCAAAGTACGTAAACGTCCTGTAGCATTTACTAAAGTACTTTCTAAACCAGTTCAAAAACAATACTTCGAATGGGGTTTATTCGCTACTGGTGTATCTATTTCAATGACTCCATTATCTGCTATTGAAATGGATGAGATCAATCCTTACACTGATGCTCCAAATGATATTGCTCGTGCTCGTACAGTATTCAGTACTCTATATAAACACTTAGCTCCAGAATGCCGTACTATGGAAATGGAAGCATGGTTAAAATTATTGAACTATCAAGATTTGAACCATTTATTCTTTGCATTATATAATGCTAACTTCAGTAACTCCAATATCATTCCATTCAGCTGCCCTAAGTGTAAACACTTCTACACTGAAAAACGTCCTATTATTGATATGGTTAAATTCGAAACTGATGCAGATAAAGAGACCTTTAACAGAATCATTGCTAAAGATCCTTCTATGCCTCCAACGTTTGAAGAAGAAATCTATGTAGCTAATAGTGACTATGCATTTGGTATTGTAATTCCTAAGATTTACAACTCCATGTTTGAAGAACGTCTATTGAACGAAAGCTTCCGTGAGAAATACGCTGGTATTATTAATATCTCCCACTGTATCTCCACGGTATATACTATCGATGAGGACAATGAAGAATTGGTGCCTATCCAATTCAATCATGCACCTAACGATATCGTTAAGACTTACAAATATCGTATCCAAGGTATCTATAAAATCCTTTCTAAATTATCTGGCTACGACTTTAAAGAATTGCAATCTGCAATTACTAAATACTTAGAAGATAATAATAAGAATATTAATATCTCTTACCAAGTACCTTCTGCTACATGTCCTAAATGTGGTGCAGAAATTGAGGCTATTCCAATGAATGCCCAAGAACTTGTTTTTACACGGCATCGGTTGATTCACATGCTCGACTAATGCAATTAGTTGACAATATATGCTACGAGTACCGTGGTAGATTATCTATAATGGAAGCATTAAATATGCCTATTGGAGATTTGATGCTTCTATATAAATTCATTCGGGATCGTAGAGAAGCTGCCGATGCTGCTGCTGAAAAAGAAAAGAATATAGAAGGCGAAATGCAAAAGAATAAGTATATTCAAGCAGCCTATAGAGGTCATCCTCAAGGCGGTATAACTGGAACGCCTGATGGTCCTAGCGCTAAGAGTCAAAGTATAGCCTCTATGACAAGGGAAGATATTGCTCGCTTCGAAGATGCCCTCGAAGGTATGGTTTAATAAGTTTTTAAAGGGGATTATATAAATGGATATAGTCGAATTTTTTTGTAAATTCGGCAATGGAGACTACGAACAAACGAGAAAACAGATAGTAGACTACTTTGGCGAATCTAGTCTATTATATAGTATATTGAAAGGTCATGGATTATTAAATTCAAAGATTGATCATATCATCTATGATAATTATATTGAATTTATCATCTATACAACTGATGCTAAACTATTCGATTCTTTAGTTGAAGAGTATAAGAATACTATTACAGTTAATAGCAATAATGGTATGAGTCATCCTATAGTTGTAGATCTTAAAAGAGATTTTAATGATCCATGTAAAATTATTGTAACTATGCGATAATCAACACAATCGAGTTAGTGCGATAAATGCACTAACTCGGTTTTTGTTCCACATATAAATAATTTATAAGGAGGTATAAGATGGCAATTCTAAAAGACCAAATTAGACAAGATAATCTCCAAGTATCTCTTCTTGACGTAGATGATTTTGTCAAGAAGAATAACTTAGTTGAAATAACTAACCCAGTTATCTTTGATGCATCTAGTAATCCTACACAAGATGGATTATTATCCAATACTATCTTTGGTATTACTAAAGAATCTAGAGCATCTACTTTTGCATATATTAGCTTAAAGAAGAAATTCTTACAGCCATTAGTATATAGAATCTGGAGTAAAGTAGACTCCAAGATTAAATCTGTTATCCATGGTATTGGTACTTATACTGTAGACAAATCTGGTGCTATTGTAGAAGATCCTAACGGGGATAATGGTATTGATTTCTTAAGAAAGAACTTAGATAAGATTAAGTTTAGAGAAACTGATTCTGTTAAGCGTGAGAGATATATTAAGTTCTTGAATGCTAATAGAAAGCTTTTCTTTACAGATAAGCTTATTGTAATCCCACCATTCTTTAGAGATATTAAAGTAGATGGTGGTAAGATATCCGTTGGTGATATTAATAAACTATACATCAATGTGATGGTATCAGCATCTGCTATTGGAGACTCTACTGAATATGGATTTAGTATTAGTAAATCCGTTGATGGTAGACTCCAAGAGGGATTAATGGAAATCTATAAATGGTTCGGTACTGGTACTGATAGTAATCCTAATGGTGGTCTACCTGGTAAGTTTGGTGTAATTAGAAGAGCTAACTTATCTAAGACTACTGACTATGCTACTCGTCTAGTATTATCTGCTCCTAAGTTGGATGTAGAGAATATGGAAGATATTAGAGCTGACTTAGATTACTCTGTATTACCTATGACATCTGCAGCAGCTAACTTCTTCCCATTTGTTATCTTCCATATGAGAAGATTCTTCGAGAATGAGTTTATTGGTGATACTAAATACCCTGCATATGATAAAGGTAAATTGATATATGTAAGAGTAGAAGACTATCAGCTACAATTCTCTGATGAAGTCTTAAAGAAAGAACTAGATCGATTCATTCATGGTTACTCTGATAGATTTAGACCAGTCACATTTAAAGCCTCATTGAATGGAACCAAAATGGAAGAATTCATGATGAGCTTTGGTGATACATTTGGTAAGACTCCAGATGATGATATGATTAAAAATGTTAGACCATTAACTTGGTGTGATGTAATCTATCTAGCTTGCGAAGAAGCTATTAAAGATAAGATGATTCTTATCACTCGTTATCCTATAGATACATTCTATAATGAGTTTGCAACTAAGATTAGACTATCTTCTACTATTGAAACTGAAGAAGTTACTATCAATGGTGTAACTTACACACATTATCCAAAAATTAGAAAAGAAGATATTGGAAAAGATACATCTAGTTCATTTATCGATACTATGAACATCTGTAATGGGTATCTGGATAGCATAGGTGGTGACTATGACGGCGATATGGTGACTATCAAGGGGGTATATACTGACGAGGCAAATGCCGAGCTCAGAAAGCAATTAGAGACTAATATTCACTTTATTAATCTCGGTGGTACTCCAGTTGTATCTACATCTAAAGAATCTATACAAGCAATATTTGCTATGACTTTAACTATGCCAGAGACTAAACTTAGTCAAGTGAAATTTTAATAAAAGAATTCCCCTATAGAGTTCAACTCTATAGGGGATATATCTTAGAACTTAATCACATTGGTATAGTTTACTTTATCTTTTTCAAACTTAGTAATACCAATAGATTCTAATGGGAAGTTTTTCAAGTTGTCATTAATGATGTCATTATAGTCAACGAACTTCAATACCCATTTAGGAACTTCTGCATCTATTGGAATTGAAATACTAGTAATCTCACCCTTATAGTCAGTTTGATTATCATCTAAGAACTTTCTAATTCTTTCATATAACTCTGGATTAGAATCCATTAAAGGTAATATAGTTGCATTATTGATTGTAACCTTAACGATATCGATAGCATTACGAATAGTTAAATCTATAGCCTCTGTACCCTCATCTCTTAATGCATTATAAACCAATGCACCCTTGATGCCTTGGATACGCATTGGATTATCATAGTTAGTATAAGACTTAATTTGAGCTGGTTTATAATATTCTTTCTCACCAGATTCAATAGACTTTCTAATATCATACTCTACTCTAGCTAGAGATTGTAATACATCCATTTGATCTACATTCTCTATGTTAAGAATCTTCTTGAATAGAATATCTTTTAGAGAATTACGAGTCTTTTCTTTCAATGTAGACTTATTTATAGGTAGCCCCTTAACGTCAAGCATCTTAGATGGTGGAACTAAGTTACCCTCTTGAAGTTCTTGTTTAGATGCATAGTTTTTCTTACCGCCAGTTAATAAAGCTCTACCAAATAAGAACTCATTCTTCATTGCAATTAGACATTCTTTATACTCCGACTTAGTATTATAATTCTCTGCAACCAAGTCAAAGTGCTCACGTAATAATCTACCTACAATGTATGATAGGATATTGATGATACTAAAACGTAGTGGTTCTTTATTGCTAGAAGTGGCTACATTAATCATCTTAGTTTCAATCTCACCAGTTGAGAAATTATAAACTCTATCCTCTTCCATTATAGGTTCTACTTCAGGAAGATTCATAAGTTTAATATTACTCTTATCAGTTGGACCTAAGACATCTTTAAGAACGAATGTATACCATCCATTGAAGCATGGCATAGTAGAGTCTGTATCTGTAATGATACTAATGTCACGTTTCATTGTAGCAGAACGATCAATCTTATCTACTACAATATATCTCATATAACACCATTCACTCATTACATCAAACATGTGGTCTAAGTTATCCTTAATAATTTCTGGTGGATGGTTAGGATCTACAAATGCTTCATCTAATTTGGATAATGTCAATACTATATAATCTCTCATATACTTATTATCACAGAACTGTAAAGAGTTATTCTTATAGAATAGTTTATTCAAAGTCTCTTGAGATAAGTTGATCAATAGACTCCAAATAATATTCATAGCCTTATTGATTACTTCATCATCAAAGTAATCTCTATCAAATGTATCCATAATCTTATAGAATACATCTTCAACTGCTACGTTCTCATCTAATACTAGACTAGATGGATATATAGATTTCTCAGAATCAACTCTATTAATGAATGTAATCGCTTCATCAATAGAATGGAACTTTACGTTATTTGTAAAGAAGCTTTCAAAGAACGTAATAGCATGACTAATCAAAGCACGACCAGTTCTAGTAATACCAGTTGCAACGTATAGATTATACAATGCACTGCTATAGTTACCAATTACACCGTATAAGGCATTATTATCACGTTTAGCTAACATTTGAAGCATATTGTACTTATTGAACTTCTCTGAACCTTTCTCATATTTAAACATCTCTTTCTTAAACTTAGAACGGTTATCAGTAAATGAAGTAATCAACTTATACATTGGAGTTAGCTCTTCTGTATATTGTTTGAATAAACATCCATTAGCTACCATGATTGGAGTCTTATTATGGATATAGTTTGTAATATCAGCTACTGTAGTCTCAGCAACCTCTTCTGTATAGTTATTGTGTAACTTACATTGTCTTTCAGTATATGCTTTAGATAGAATGATATCTAAAGCTGTATCTACTTCACCCTCGGTTAGTGTAGGGAAGTTAATCATCAAATTCTTTTTAGCTTGCTCTCTATAAAGAGATATAGCCTTAATTTGGTCTATAGTTTCATAGTTAAACATAATTATATTCCTCCTAACTTGATGTCCTAGGCACTTTTATTTACTAATATACGGTTATATTGATAACATTAAGTTAATAAAACGTAATTTTCGTTTTTAAATATATTTAAATAAACACAAATCTCCAAGGAGGACGAAAACATGTTTTTCAATGAAAACGACCGACAAGCTGTTCTTGGTGAAGAGCTTGAAAATCCAAATGCCCTTTTAGAGGCAATGATCTATGCTGAGGCTTCTAAATTACCTCAAGAAGAACGTATCGCATTCGCAGAATCCGAAGAAGCTCAATTATTGGTTGAAAAATCCGTATTGAACAAAAAGACTTTGGTTCGCTTAAGTAAAAATGACGACTTGGCTCGCCGTGTAAAAATGGCTGCGGACAAAATTGGTTAAAAACCGTGTTATCGAACGCGCTTTGATTAAAAAGATCGTTCAAAAATACAATAACCAAGCAGTTCGTGTAGCTCGTAAATCTCAAGTTGAGTATATCAAAACTGCTAAGACTTCTAAACATTTACCAACTCCAAAAAAATAATAAAACCTCACGGTATAGGGTCTTAACGATCCTATACCGGTTTTATTTGTTACAATGAATTTTACATATGAGTATATATTATAGTAGTAGAATAATATAGTTAGATTAATTATCCAGGAGGAGGTTCTCATGTTTGATAATATCAATAACTATGAAAACTATTGGATCTATACAGATTTCATTAAAAGCAAAGGAGTAATGAATTTAGATGTAAATGAACTAATTAAGAAAGAGAATTGGTCTAACCATTTCGAGGCAGTGCATTGTATATTAAGAGATGGCATTGATGATCCTAGCCTATCTAAGGCTAAGATCAATTTAATTATCGATGGTCATCAAGTTGGATTAACTATGCATGACTATTGGATCAATCTCATTCTATGGTCTCTTATTATTAAGAGTGATTGTAGAATTGAACCTAAACATATTTTCTTTAAAAGAGAGATTACTGCTAAGACAATCAAGAATTATATCGATAAGTTCTTCATTGAAGAGCATGTAGAGGATATTGATTTCTTGACTAAGAATAATATGATTGCAGATGCATTGTATTACATTGCTAAAGTTGATGAGTTTGCTGATCTATTCGTAAACAGTATTAACTTACAAGATGATATATTGATGATGAATGCAATCCCTGAGTATTATAATCTATTCCATCCAGATATGTCTAAAGTAGATTTACAAAAGGCAAATGATTATGGTATGGAATGTATTGGTAAAGTACGTGATTATGTATTGAAGTCTAAAGACATCTTAGGATATGATCATATTTATACTAATGCATTTAGAGCTAATGAAAGTATTAATATTCGTCAGCTTAAAGAGTACGCAATCTCCATTGGTACTAAACCAGATGGTAATGGTACTGTATTCCCACATATCATCGCCAATAGCTATATTAATGGTGGTGTGACTGATTTGATGGATTACTTTATTGAATCCTCAGCTGGTCGTACAGCTCAAATCATTTCAAAAATCAATGTAGGTTCTTCTGGTGCAATGGCTCGTAAGATTGGTCTAAACAACCAAGGTACACGGTTGCATCCAGATCCAAACTACAAGTGTACTTCTCGTAATTTCATTAAATATGATATTAGAGATACAAAAGAACTTAGCTTACTAGTTGGTAAGTATTATAGATTCGATCAAGTTAAAGACTTCGATAGAGGTCCTATTAAAGAATCTGATACTTTCCTAGTTGGTAAAACTATCTACACTAGAAGTCCTATGACTTGTCAATCCCACTCTGAGGGAAATGGTATTTGTAGATATTGTTATGGTGATCTATACTTCATCAATGAAGATATTGATGTTGGTAAATATCCATCTGAAGATATTACAGCTAGTACAACTCAGCTACAATTATCAGCTAAACATGTACTAGTTACTGATATCCCAGATATTGAATTACCAGTTAAGTTTGTTGAAAACTTTATTAAGTCTGCAGAGACAATCTCTCTTATCGAAGATCGAAACTATGCTGATATCTATCTAAGATTCCATGTAGATGAGATCTTTAAAGATAATGAAGATGATATCGATGAGACAACTGATGGCGTTCTTGATTATAATGATTATGTAAACAAGTTCTCCATTGTTGATCATAAAGAAGAGTATCCAGTAGAGATAGATAAGATTGATAAATTCTACTTATCTGATGCTTTAGTTAGATTAACTAATATGAAACGTTATCAAACCGATGAGGGTGAGATTAATATCCCAGTTAGTCTACTAACTAAAGAAGATGATCAAACCATCTTCTATACACCAATTGTAAACAATGAGTTCTCTAAAACATTGAACCGAATTAAGGATATCTTAGATAAAGCGGCTGTAACTACATCGTTTACTAAAGATGAATTAGCTCAAGAGTTTATGAGATCATTATTAAGTGGTGGTATGTCTAAGACTGCTACTCATACTGAGACTATTCTGTCTAATCAAATTAGAAGTGCACATGATATCTTTGCTAAACCTAATTGGAATAACGTAAATGAACCTTACGTATTACTTCCATTAAGTAAAGCATTATATGAAAATCCGTCTATTACTAAGACATTGGACTTCCAAAACTTGGCTAGTATTTTGAAGAATCCATCGTCTTATAATAAGACAGCACCATCTACTATTGACTACTTCTTCCAAGAGCAACCACAATTATTTATGAATCAACCAAGCTTAACTAATAAGGATATCCGAAATGAACGTAAGCTTACTGATGCATTAGTAAATGAGGAGATTTAATATGAATGAGCAAGTAATGGATATTGTAATCGAGCACAAAAAATTATGTGATGAGATTGCTAAAATAAAGACTAAGATCAAGAAAACTCATATCTATAAATTAGATAAAGGAATAATTGGTCCTAACGAGTTTACATATACTATTAATATTACAAATGATGAGCCATTTGTAACTAAGGATTATCATACTTGTTATTTATTCAATACTATTTTTATTAGTGGATATAAACCCATCAAGATCGATAAATCCTATACACTAGTTAATTTCGTGACCGATCTTACTAAGTTAGAAAAATGTCTAGACCGTATACTTAATGATGGTCATTTTGGTATATATACCATCTTCGATGATGACTATAATATATTCATCACTATAAGAAATGCACGTAATTATACACATAATATAATCCGACTTATCAATGAGTATATAAAAGATACTAGTATGAGTGAAGAAGATGAGTAAAATAATCTTACGTAATTCATCTATAGTGATTACAGATTACAGTCTAGGAGATGCTCCTAGACTGGAGTCTTATTTTACTATATTTGATAGAATTACTTTTACTAAAAGCTATAAGGGAATGGTATACGATGAAGTCAATAGACTCTTATATCTTCCTAGGGGATTAGACTTATATTTCGTTAAGAGATTCTTTGGCGATGAAGAACCAGTTAAAGAATATAATAGCGATCCATATTTCGAAACTCCCCCAATTAAGATTAGGTATTTACCTAGAGATGAAGTACAACAAGAAGCACTTCATTTCATTCTAGGTAAAGGTCAATATTATTCTAATCAGAATAATAGTCAACTATCTATAAACTTACCAACCGGTAAAGGTAAGACATACGTAACTATAGCGTCTCTAATGTATTGGAGAGCAAGAACTATAGTTATTGCATCTACTACAGGTTGGTTAGACCAATGGAGAAACTGTGTTGGTGAATATACTGATCTAGACCCATCTAGAGAGGTATTAGTAATCAATGGCTCTATTGGTATACATAAGATACTAAATGGTGTAACTGATGTATCTAAATATAAAGTATTCTTAGTTACTCATTCTACATTACAGAACTTTGGGTCTAATAATGGATGGGATAAGATTACTGAGTTATTTATCAAATTACAAGTATTCTTGAAAGTATATGATGAAGCACATCTAAACTTTGATAATATTTGTATGATTGACTTCTATACTAATACTAAGAAGACACTATATCTTACTGCAACACCTGGTAGATCTGATGAAACAGAAAACTTCATATATAAGCTTTATTTCAAGAACGTTCCTGATATAAACTTATTCGATGAAGATTCTGATCCACACACTTCATATCTAGCATTAAGATTTAATAGTAGACCAACTCCACAAGATATGCGGGAATGCTCTAATAACGTATATGGATTGAATAGAAATGCTTATACGAACTATATTGTTTGTAATAATCAATTCTATGATATGATGTATATAGTTATGGATAAGATCATGAGAATTGGTGGTAAAGTACTTGTATACATTGGTACAATATCTGCTATAGACATCGTTAAATCCTGGATTGAGGATAACTACCCTGAATTTAGAAATGATATTGGTGTCTATACATCTGCTATTCCTAAAGAGATTAAGTATGAGCAGTTACAGAAGACTATTATACTTTCCACAACTAAATCAGCTGGTGCCGCATTGGACATCAGAGATTTAAAAGCTACTATCATATTAGCTGAACCATTTAAGTCAGAGATATTAGCTAAACAAACTTTAGGTCGAACTCGTAATCCTAACACGGAATGTATTGAAGTAGTAGATGATGGATTTAGATCTATATCTAGATTCTATAATGCTAAGAAACCTATCTTTAGCAAATATGCGACTGAGTGTAGAGAAATTAAGATTAGTCTTAATATGCTACAAGAGAAGTCTAATGAGTTATTTAAGATTAGAGAGTCTGTTAAGAAACAGTATGATGCTGGGTATTCTGTAATAGACTACAGTAAGGATGGATATAAAGATGGAGATTAAAGAATTATTTACGAAAGATACTTGCTTGTATAAGAAGAATGGTAGGTATAAGAATCTTATTAAAGCATATGACTTATACGTCAATAGTCTTATTACCAATAAAGGTATGACTATAAATGAGACCTTTATTGATAGAATTAATGAGCTTAATAAGAATCTTATGGCTAATCTAACCAGTGCAGATCTTTTGAGATTTGTTTCTTATAAGCCTAAAGAAAAATGTCATAGAAAATCATTTATTGAATTCTATAATAAGATTGCTGAGATGTATAATAGTCTTGATCATCTCAGTAATAATTCTACACAATTAGTAGTAGTCGAAGGAGAAAACTAATGAATACTAGACCAAGAAATAAAGCTAAAGCAGACAAAGTTATGGCAATCAGAACTCTAAAAAGAATAGAAACAATGAACGAACAACTTATGAATAAGTTAATTATAAATAATCTGATAGATGAAGATGATTTATTGGAGTTTGACAAATGGGCGTACACGAAATAAATGTGCAATTTAAGAGCGGACTTTATAAAAAGAATGGTAGATATCGCCAACGTATAAGAGCTCAACGTATGTTTAAACGAACAGCATTTAAGAAAGATGTAATTATCTTAAACAATCTATTTATTAATAGAGTAAATGAATATATTGATAGTATTTCAGCAAAGATGACTTTTGTAGATAGAGTATTTATGATGGCAATCAATCCTATAGTGGATAGATATAGTTATCCATATATGCAATACTATAGTCAATGGTTTATGTTTAAAGATATTATAACTGTAGCTCTAAATGTAACCTTTAATAAGGTAGATGTAGTTCAAGGAAGCAATAAAGATGAACAATCGTCCAAGACAAAAGAAGAAATTGTTTAAACGAGACTATGATTGTTTTATTAGATATTTGGTAAGAATCTTACCAGAAGATTTTAAGAACGATATTCGTTTAAAGATAAGATCTTTAAGAGGTACTAGTGATGAATACACGGAAACAGATGAAGGGTAATGCTTTAGATATAATCAGAAGAAATGAAGAATGTCTATTTAAATACTTTCTTCGTAATATAGATAGTAGACTTTTAAGAAGTCCATATTATGATATGATTAAATCTGCTAAGCAACACGATGAGGTACAATATGCGAAATAAGAAGATTAGAACTAGACAGTATTATAGAATCATGAAACTCTATGGTGTACAAACTGAGCATATTGTAAATCATATGGAGGGTACAGATAATAAGATACTCTGCTTATCTGAAGAGAACTATAATAGTGAGATAAGTATATATACTAACTATCCACGTGATATTAGATCTAGCTTTATTTGTACTAGAGACTTAGTATACCGTGAGGGTAAACTAGTTTGTCATTTAGACTATATTACTGGTAATGATAAGAAAGTTAGAATCAAGGTATTCAATAACCAGTTATTTAGAAAGTATAAAGATTCTATTATTCTAAATACTAGTAAAGTATAAAATAATGATATATTATAACGGTGATAGATCATCAAGATCTATCACCTATTTATTTATATTCCATAGTGATATTTAGATAAAGGAGAAACATATTATGGAAAACTTTTTAGCAAAAGAAATTGGTGCATTAATCGGTCAACACATGGTAGGTAGTAAAGGTGAAACTAAAACTACTTTAAGTACTACGAAAGACACTTCTAGTATACTTGAAGATTCTGTTAAGCATAATGATCTACCTCCAGTTGAAGAAATCGGTGCACAATATGTAGAAATCATTGATGCAGTTGATGCGATCCAACAACCATTAGAGAATAAAGATGCTAGTATTGCAGTAAACTTCAGTCAAATGATCAACCAACCTGCAATTCAGGAGGAAGTAGCTAAAGTAGTTACGTCGGTTCCAGAGCAAGGTGAGCCTAAGATCAAAGTGGTATTCCCACAAAATGAACACATCTTAGGTAACTATGTAGATTACGATTCCTTTAACAAAATTAAGGAATCTAATGCGGATACAATTATCCGTTCCGTTCGTGTATTGAACTTCAAAATGAGCGACCCGAATGCAGTAGCAGCATTCAATAACTTCATTATGAAATTCAATCCTGAATGCGATCCAAACAAACGACTTAAATATGAATTGATCCGTCATCAAGGACGCGAGAAAGATATCGTAGTACGTTTATCTACGGTGGTTAATGATGTTAAGTATTATGCTGACATCTATGCTGATTTAAATAAGATTGATCTAGATCATCATTTGATCAGCAGTGCTAAGAAGAGATAAGATATTTCCCCTAGGAGTTCATTCTCCTAGGGGTTTTATTTTTTTAGGATAAACTGGACAACCTAATATAGAAAGAGGTGTATAGTTTGGCTAACTTTGAGAATTATAATAAAGTAGTCGAAGTGATATTCGAACTGAATTATAAGTTGACATTAAAAATGGAGGTAACGTTTAATGGTATACTTAAGAGACTAGGTAATGATGTTAGAGAAAACTTTCATACTGAATATATAGTAAACTCTGGTAGTCTAACTACCAATGTTAAGTATAGATATAGAATGAAGTTATCACCTAAAGGTGAACAGACCTGCGTATATATTGATTGGGATAATTATGATGATCTCTTCAATGTATTAGAAGAATCGATAAAAATCTGTGATCCTGAGAATCCAAGAACTCCTTTCAAGAGAACTTATTCTGATAAAGGAGATCTATTGGATATTAGATGTAATAGTCTTCAAGTTAAGTACCAGCATCTTAATGATAGATTTGGTAATACAATAGATCTGATTCCATTTGTATTGGTTGATGAACAGTCTGGGTTATTAACTGAAGCAATAAGATTTAGATTTAATAATGAACTAGTATATGATGTACCAATATCTCGTCTTAAAGGATTTAGAAGATTCCTTATGACTTATAATCCTTTATTACATGCTGGTGCAATGGCTAGATATATGGCTATGACTCCATTACTCGGTAGTAATAGACAGAATATGATGAGGTCTTAATATGGATATTAAAAGAGTTAGAGAATTAATAAGACAATCTAATATTAGTTATACTTCATATAGAATCAATCCAGATGGATCGATTAAGATAGATTATCAAATAACTAATAAAGATTATGAAGATATGCTTCTTAATAGTTTATTTGTATTAAAACCCTATAGAGGAAGATAAAGAATAGAGAAGGAGTTTGAAACTCCTTCTCCTATTTATTTTTTTTATACTGTATACATGATTGGTTGGTTAGTATTTGCAGGGTTAACATAGTTATCTCTCATGAATTCTACAATCTCAGTTCTACGTTGTGCTTGAGATTCTAAAGAAGATAACTTTAAGTCGATATTAGCATATACAGTCTCAATGCCATCATAGTGTTTAAGATATTCATATAAGAATGTAGCTACATCTGCTTGAGCTAATTGCTCAAATGTCTCCATCTTAGTTGGTTCAATAGTCATCAAGTTTTCTGGATGCTTAACAAATACCCCTATAGTTACATTAGCCAATAGGTTATCAGTATTACCGCCTAATGCCATTTCAAGTTTAACCATGTTAGGTGGAATGAAATCTAAGTAGATACCACTATTAAACAAAGAGCTAGTATCAGCATAGCATTGAGCTAGCATGATGCTATCCATATCCATAGATCTAGCTAGTACGTTATAGATACCATAACCGGAGTATTGTTGTAGACCAGCACGTTCATTATCTACATCACTCCAAAGGATATCTTTAACACCTAAGATCTCATAATTATCTGGTACTTCTCTATCTAAGAGATAGTAACCATCTTTCTTATCTTCAGGCTTTAGTTGGACTTTAATCATATGAGGGAAGAAACGACTAAATGTAGTCAATGTGTCAGGTTTAATAACCTTATCTACCCAATGCTCTTTTTGGAGAGCCTCAGGTAAGTTCAAAGGAGCTGTACCTAGACGTCTCTCTATTTTATTTACAACTTCTGTCATTCTATTAAACATAAGTTAGGACTCCTTATTTAAAAAGTACATTTTATTGATATATTATTATGTTGAGGAGGAAAGATATGAACAGATTTGACATAATTGAATTAGCTCAACAAACTATAACTTTTGTACATAGTGCATTTAATGGTAAGGTAAATGCCTTAGATCCATATACAAGATTAAACTTCGTATCTGGTTATTTAGATAAGAAAACCAATATCGCTAGGACTACACCATATGGGTGTATTTATGTAAGCTTAGAAGCATTTGCTGATACAGTAGAAGCTTATAAATTTATAGATACTGATCAAATTAGAAATCTAGCGTTAGAGATTATCATTCATGAGTTGACTCATGTAGATCAACTTATTGATTATCGGTATATCAAATTCAATAATGGGTATAGAGAAGAGATTGAAAGACAATGTGTAAAGCAATCTTGTCAATGGATTCTAGATAATATCCAATTCATTAGATCTCTTGGTTTAGTAGTAATACCAGAAGTATATGAAGAGCGATTAGTGGGATTATCCGATGTGACTTATGCATTTAAGAACCCAGCAGTTATTGCTATGAGTAAATTAGAGCATATGATTGGTAAGAAGTTCAAAGAGTTTAATAGTAATGATATTGAAATCGTCTATGTCGATAGACTCAAGAACTACTATAAGATTCCAGTATGTATAAATCGTATGTATCATAATAGTCAAAACCTAAACGACTTAGGGGAACGTCTATTGAATGATAAACAGTATACGATTGAGTATATGGAATATGGTAATTCCAAATTAGTAATAAAAATCACCCAAGGAGCTTAGACTCCTTGGGTTGTTTTATTTTTTTTCTTAGTATTGCTTTTTAGCCCATTCCATGATTTCGTCTTTGATGTATTTTTCAGGAGACATAATCAAAGATGCACCAGTGTCATCAAATAGACGAACGTTACCATTCTCCAATACAGTCATACCACGTTTATGGAATTCCATTACATCAGAGATTAAGTCTACATTTGCAGACTCAGATTGGATATAGCTAATCACTGCAGGGTTATTGATTGGGATAATACGACCTTCATAACCTTCTTGAACTACAACTTCATTGTTGTCTTCCATACTAGCAGATTCTTTAATTAGACCTGTAGTGTATGCACGTTTATGGGAAGGATAGATTACACGGTCCCAAGTAATAACTTTTAAATTTTTTACATAGTTCTTACCGCCAACGTTTTCCAATGCACCTAATGCACGAAGACTGAAGCTTGGTTTTTCGCCATCTAAAAGATCTTCATTGAAGTCACGACCTGCTTGGTTATTTGTACCAGTATAACGACCAAGAACTAAGTTACCTTCAACTTTAATATCAAGATATTTAACTACTACCATACTAGGATCAATTGTAGATTGGCGTTCAACTTTGTCACTCATAGGGTGACCTTGTTCACCTTTCATATTACCAGTACGGATAAGTTCTTGTGTACGCTCACATGCAATTTGAGCTTTAAGATCAGATGTTGCATAACAACGGCGGTTACGATTAATTACATCACCATCCTGAAGGATACCTTCAGCAACAGGCTTGTTGTTGATACTTTCAACGAGTCGAGATTCACCAACCGTCATTGGAGCTTCATGTATAATAAATGGAATATTCATTTGTCCCTCCAAGATTAAATAATTTAGTATTACATTTATGTTAATTGACCCCAGTTTTAGCTGAATACAATGTTTATTATCTGAACTTATTAATAATAAACAATAAGTCTTGGTAAAAGGAGAAATGCGTAAAAATGATTACGAATATTAGAAAACGGCAACTCGAACTAAATAAGATACGAGAGACCTCGGATAAATATGCCGGGCTCTATAATATCGTATCAGAGAACCATAATATGGTACAAGCTGAAACGGTATTTAAACACATATTAGAGCTAGATTCTAATATCGACACTGCGATCATGAAATCCGTAGACTTATTATTGGAATTATATAATGATAATGATCCAGTAGTAGTCAACCAACATCGCCAGAAGGTATTAGAGTCCATAAGTAAAGTGCGTGATGCATCACAGTTCAAGAACTTCATTCAACGTAAGATGGCACTTCATAAAAACAGAGTTAAGAATGCTATCAGTAAGACAGTTGATAAAGTTCAAGATAATCTTAAGAAAACTGGTGCCACTGTAGCATCCAATATCCCTGGTAGTGGTAACTCCAACCAAGGACAACAAGCTCAACAAGAAACGTTAAATATGATTTATCAAGCAGCATGTGAAAATGTAACCTATGATCGTATCATTAGAAACTATGATAAGATTAGTAAACGTTTTGACTTTGATAAAATTGTAATTGAAAATGTAATCAAGAAAGAAGATGCAATCAAAGAAGCTGTTACTATATGTAAGCTTATTGATACTTACGATATGGTAGATATTAATAAATTCAAGATTGCTACTGAAAACTATCTCTTTGTACTAACTAAGAATGCATGTCCACATGATACAGTTCCTGTAGTGGAAGCTATTGCAGATTATTTCTTAACTAACTCTTCTGAGAAGATGAAATTTGTCAATGCACTTGAAAGTACATTGACTGATATGTCTAACTATAATCCATTTAACTCTTCTGATATCTCTAAAATTGTAACTAAGATTGATCGTGCAGATGAAGACCCAGAAGAAGTGATTGATTTAGTTGGTGGTAAAGTAGATGCCTTCTTAGCCAAATTCAAATTCGTTCCAACTTTATCTGAATTTGAAAGAACTCTAAGTGAAATGCTTATTGCTCTTGGTGGTAAAAACTATATCAATCATGTTAGTGATGTTATTGATACTTTAAATATTATCAATAAAGATACTACACCATTCTTTAAGAAGTTAGTAGACTTCAATAGTACTTTCCTTTCTACTTATACTGGTAAAGATAAACCACTATTGATTAAGAGCCTATTGAATACTTATAATAAGTACTCTAATAAGATTGATAAAGATGTCATTGATCAAATGAACTCTTTAGTTGGTTCTATTAAAGAATCTTTTGAAATAGAAATTGAGACTCTCCCAGCTAAGCTAGATATGCTTATTGAAAGCTTAGAGTCTATCAATAGCAAAGATGCTATCTCTCTTATTAGAGAATCTATCTCTCGTTATTCTTTGGAAGATATTGATGATATCACCAAGGTAGCTACAATGGATGATTCTTTACTCAATAAAGGTCAATATAAAAACATCCTTAGAGGTGAACTACATAATGCTCGCCGTAATAAGTATAAGACTATGGATGACTATATGCGTATTGATTGTATTAAAGATAACTTAGGTAAACTTAACGCTGCATCTGACGATTCCGATGCGGAACTTTCTCTGGATGAAGCTATCATTGATACTAAGATTAAAGAAGCATGTCTTAATAATATCCATGACTTTGCTAAGTTCCCAATGACTTTGAAAGAAATGAATATTGCTAATACTATTGCTATGGCATCTGAAAAGGTTAAATCTAAAATGGGTGAATTGTCTGCTGACTTATCTAATGCTAGCCGTCAATTTGATGCTCAAATGGACCAACTCAAAGGACTAATCAATACTAAAGACTTAGAGTCTGAAAATAGAGAAGCTGTTATTGCTGGTACTATATTGCCTAAAGCTAGTCGTATTGTTAAATTAGCTATCACTTCTGGTGTAGCATACTTTATTAACCCAGCTATCTCCGTAGTTGTAATCCTAGGCTATCTAGGTATGTCTATGGATGCTCAATCTAAAGAGCGTCGTAAAGTATTAGATGAAATTGATTTGGAATTAGAAATGACTAACCGTTATCTAAAGAAAGCTGAAGATGATGGTAACTTAGAAAAACAAAGAGAACTTCTTAAGATTAAGAAGAAACTTGAAAGTCAAAAAGCTAGACTCATGTATAATATGGCATTTAAACATGGTGAAGCCTTACCTAGTAAAAATAAGGACGATGATTAATAAGGAGATATATAATGAGTCTTAATGATTTCTTAGCAGAATTGAAAGAGCAAGCCATTTATATGGAAGCTGATGATGATAAAAAGAAAAAGAAAGAAGATAAAAAAGAAGAAGATACTCCGCCTCCTGCAGGGGATGGTGGAGATCCTCTTCAATCTGATACAGATGATAATGCCGATGATGCTCCTGAAGATTTAGGTGCAGGTGATCCTGATGCAGATGGAGATGGTACTGATGATGAACCTGATGATCTAAGTGGGGGTGATGACCCTGCTGATGATGAACCAGGTGACGATGATGAAGAAGCTCCTGAAGAACCTGATATGGATGCCGATGATGAAGGTGATGATACAGGTGAAGGTGATCCTTTAGATGATGGTGGAGATGATGAGCCAGATGATTTAGGTGGAGATGATTCTCCTGAAGAACCTGATATGGATTCTGAAGATGATTTAGATGCTGGTGATGATACAGATGAACCTGATGATTTAGGTGATGGTGATGACACCGATGAGCCTGATGATTTAGGTGGTGATGATTCTCCAGATGCTGGTGGTGATGATGGTGATATGGAACCTGACGACTTAGGTGATGATGGTGGAGACTCCGATGGTGGAGATGATACCCCTGATGCAGGTGATGGTGGAGATATGGGATCTGGTGGCTCTGGTAATCCAGATGACATCAAAGGACTAGAGAATGAAATCTTCGCTGACTTATCTGATGAACAGAAAGCTATCCGTACTAAAGAACTAAAAGATAGATTCGTTGAATTATATAATCTCACTTTAGCTTTCAAAGAGAAAGTAGATTATGTAAAGAAGACATCTGATAATATGCAAGTTATTACTAGAGTATCCAAGACCCTAGATAAGTTGTCTGATATGATCTCTCATTATATTAATAAGACATTCAATACTAAGTCTTATATTGAGAATAAGTCTGACTTCTATTATTGCTTATGGGTTTTAGATAGAATCAATGAACTAATGGGAACTTTAACACCTAAAGAGCCTATTAAAAAGTAAACTGTATACTCTTGTGCAGTATAACAATATAGTAAATATTTTGGTGTCCCTATAGATACCTAATATAATCAAAATACAAAATTTACGATCTCGAAAGGAGAAAGATTATGCCAGTTGTAGGTGAATCTAAACAAGACAACGTGGTATTTGGCCGTGGCTATAACACTTCCAGTACTCGTCAATATGCGTCTGCTATTCGTGAAATGGCAGAAAACATCCGTCAAGAGACAGGCTCTGAATTCTATACAGAAATGAGCCGTGTAATGATGTCTCCTGAATCCAATAATACTTTGAAAGACTTCTTCATGGAAGGCTCTGCTGATATTGAAGAATTCCAAGCCCTTGGTAACCCTGAAGGTTACAATGATCATATGGCTATGATGGAAGCTCAATATGAAAATGACCGTTCCAAATTATTGGAAAGTGCAACTCTTGGTGCATACAACCCAGTTATGGGCTTAGTATTCCCATTGCACAAAAACCTTTTGATGAACAACGTATTCGACAAAGGTGCTATCAACAAAGCAGTTGCTAAAACACCTAAATTCACATTGACCATGAAAATCCGTAAAATGGTTACTCCAGATGGTCGTGAAATCGATATGTTCACTCAACAAAGTGAAATGTTTGGTGCTATTCTTGCGACAGCTCCAACTCATAACTTGATTGTAACTCTTCCATTGGCTCCAACTGATACTGCTGCTCAAGACAAAATCCGTAAAGCAGTATTCGGTGCTCAAGGTCTAGTACAAAATATCGATAACTTCTCTATTGAATCCGCAGTAACTCATATCGTTACAACTGCAGTACCTAAAGCTGGTTACATGAAACCAAACGCTACTAATGATGCTGTTGAACCTGTAACTGCTGCTGAAATCACTGCTGGTACACCAATCAAAGTTGCAGTACCTATTCAAGAATGTCGCTTCGAACCAGGCTATGGCGAAATCGATCGTCAAATGATGACATCTTTCTCCGCTACTGTTGAAGCTACTGCTGGTACTCCTAAAACTATCGCTGGTCATTTGGCTGGTTTCTTCAAAAACAACCAATTCATGTTATACTGCTCCGATCCTGCAGTAACTGAAGTTGTATTGTCTGTACGTCGCGAAACTACATCCGCTATGCACAACACTGTAAGCGTTAAATGGGATTCCCAAACTAACATCGTTGAAATTCCTGATGCTTACCCAATCAATACTACAATCAGCCCTGAAGAAGTAAAAGATATTCAAGCTCTTTATAATGAAGATCAATTGACTAATATCCTTTCCTTGTTCAAAACAGCTCTTGGTAACTTCAAAGATGACAAAATTCATGCTGAATTGGATGAATCCTTCTTACGTATGCCAGAAGCTAACAAATTAGCTGAAGTATTTGACTTCGCTCCACCAGAAGGTTATGCATTGGATCAAGTAGAATACCGTCACAAAACATTCATGGATGCTTTGGACAACTACGCTCAATATATGATCCAAGTATTGAATGACCCTAACATCACAATCTCTGTAATTGGTAACCCTGCGATCATTCGCAAAATCACACCAACTACTTACACTTACCAAGCTCCAAGTTCCATTGGTCCTGTAGAATTAGACTTCACTCGTACAGTTGTAACTTCCGACAAACGTGTTTACAACTTCGTAAGCTCTGATAAACTACGTAATAACCAAAACTTGATCATCTTGTTAAACCCTCGTAATTCTGATCGCATTATCTATTGCATCTATGATTACCAATTGTACTTATCCAATGAAATCCGTAACGCTCAAAACCCTGCATTGCCTGCAGTACATGCGTTCGAACGTTTCAAATTGGTAGGTTACCAACCAGTACAAGGTCGTGTAAAAATCATCAACCCAACAGGTCTCCGTACTCGTTATGAAAACCTTGACCCAATTGGCCGTAACTTGATGAATGATTACACTACATTCATTCCTGATACTATGACAGCTACTGGTACAGCTGGTGGTTACCCTAACGCATCTGCTTACACTAAAGTAAATGATGCTAAGAAAGACATCACTGCTCCAGAAAAAACTGAATATGTAAAACCATAATTTAACTAATTAGGATTTTAGCCTAGGGCCTTAATAGGCTCTAGGCTATTTCCTTTACTTTCAAGAAGGGAGTTCTAGTATGAACAATTATGATTTCGGCGATTGCTTAGAGATTATTGAGCAACTTCGTACAAATCAAGACCCAGATCTTCTAAGACGGTTGAATCATGAGCTTAACTCTTTCTTTACTGGGAGTACTTGTAATACTGTATTGCTTTCTAAGAATACTGATACTCCATTCTTCGGTATTTGTGTAATGCCAGTAATTAAAGATAATGATATCTATGATATTCTTTTGAATGATGCATTTGAATACAATAGTGATGATTCTAAAGCTAAAGTAAGTAAATACTATTTAGAGATTGACTTCAAGCTATTCAATCCAGTTGTAAATCTAACTAATAGAGAGATCTTAGCATTGATTCTACATGATATCGGTGCATTAGTTAATACATCTTCTCCTATCGATATTGCTAAAGCAGAGATCGATATGTACTTAGATAAGACTAATAGTGTTATTCGTAGAGCTAATACTGTAAACTATGCTGCATTGCTAGCATTTGGTTTCAAAGATCTACTTTGGAAGATCACTTCTGTTATGTATAAAGATCATGACCTATTGATTGCTGATGACTTCTTAATCGGCTGTGGATTTGGCATGGATCTTGAATTTGCAATCAAAAAATTAAAAGACTCTGGATATATCAACTATCTAGTAAGTGGTCCTAGAGATACATCTACAATCATTGCATGGTGCTTATCTGTATACAATGATGTATTATCTAACCGCATCATTACAATCAAAGGCTTACGTAAAGCTATCTCTTATACAGCTATTCGTCTAGTTAAACGTGAGATCGAACGTGTTATTACAGCACTATCCCGAATCGATGACAATTCTCTATTAGAAGCTGGTCCAGTCGATTGGGCTCGTAAACAATATAGGGACACAACGAATTCTTTCAAATATAGTGCTATCAAAGATTATGAGAATGATCTTTATGAATACCAGATTCGTCTACGTAATATTGATGAAGAGAATGATGCATTGTTGTTGCTACATTCCATCAATACTCGTTTATCTATTATCGATGGTGTTTTATCTGAAGAAGATTTAGATGAAAAACTAAGAGCTAAGTATTCTATTCTCCAAGCTAAATATACTAAGTTAAGAGAAGAGTTAGCTAAGCGTGAAACTCTAAGAAGAGACTATAATCGTATCTATATCAACTATCCTGATATGGAACTACGTCGTAGATAAGAAAAAAAATAAATACCCCTAGGAGATTGATTCTCCTAGGGGATTTTCTTTTAGAATAATTCAAAGATCATTGAATGACCAACTTCTAATGTCTCTACTCCAGATGGATCTACTGAACCATTACAGAAGATATCTAATACTTCTTCAGAGGATAATTCTTCTTTGATACCATTGACCGATACTTTTAAATCAAAGATATCAAAATCAGTTTCACTAATGTTACCTTCTACAGTAGCATTTAAAACCATATAATCTCCTTTACCTTCCCCATAACACTTAACGCTATAAGAAGAATAATCTGTTTTGGTAACTTTCATGTTACCTTCTAACTTTGGAGCAATAAGTTTTAACGCTTCTACTAAATTCATGATATGACTCCCTTCTGCCTTTAGGCTTAAACAATATAAACTATATCATATCACATTAATAATATATGATCTCAATTATACCCTATTACAAGGATATATTATAATCTTGATTGTAGGATATTACTAAACACCCTACAATAGATTAAATTAATTATCTTATCTTTTTAGGAGGTAACAGAAATGGCTCTTGGACAAGGCTTATTCAACCGTAATGGTAATTCTAATCAAAAGAAAACTATCAATGTATATTCTAACTATAGAATGACAAACTCCAAAGATGTTAGCAACTATGGTGGCTCTTCTATTGGATTCGTATTCTGGCAAGGTACTTTGAAAATTGGTATTGCTCCATTGAAAATGGTATCTGGTCAAGACTACCCTATGCCGGATCGTGATCGTGAAGTAAGTGCATACTTAAAACATACTAAAGCACGTATCTTGGCTAAAGAAATTCGTCGTTTCTTAAATGGTGAATTAACTTCCGTTGGTATCACTACTGGTGCCAATACTTTCATTACAGTATCTGATGGCTCTGACTTTAACTTAGAGCAACCAGTTATCTGTATTCGTAAATTGAATAAAGATCTCTCTGCATTAGAAGAAGAAATCTTATTCATCTGCCGTAATGACTTACACTTCTCCGTTCATAACTTTGATAAAGCTACATTTGACGGGGATAAAGACTTCGATACATATAAAAACATGGATCTTGAAGACTTCGTTCTTGTATTAGAAGAATATGCAAGATCTATGACAAATGCTACGGCATACTCTGTACATGAAACTGCACAGTATGTAAATAGCAATATGAATGCATCCATCGAAGCAATCGCTGAGAAATTGGGGGTAAACTCTAATGCTGGTACTAGCTCTAGCTTTGGCTCTGGATCTTCTAATTCTAATTCTGAGTTTAAGCGTGCATCTTTAGATGACATGTAATATTATAGGAGATAGGGAGTTTTCTCTATCTCCTAATTTTTTTGTAAGGATACTCATATGGAAGGCAAAACAATAGCTCCTGTATTTGAATATGGAAGCTTGTTCAACACTGACTTATCAATATATGATGTACTTAAATATGGCTTTAGAGGTTCTAAATACTTTATAGATGGAATATTAGATTTATCTCAATTAGATATGATCTATATATTCCAAGAACGTTTAGAGTCAAATCCTTTAACTGCCTTATTAAAGAAAGAATATAATGACTCTGCTGATGACTTACTAGAAGAGATAATCAATACATATGGAGATATGATATATCTAAATGCATATGAAACTGATCTATTCAAACTCTTCTATAATATTATAGCCATCGAGGGCAAGAGCTTCAATATATCAATAGCTGTAGATAATATTCATCAAGAGACTACATTACGCACTATGACTCTTCCTATACAGAATGATCTTAGGATATATCATAGACGTGAGATTCCAATAGATTCTTATGATGCTATCTATATCGAAGACCTAAATAAACTACATCAGTATTCACCTAAAGTTAAAGGTAAGCACATCTTTACTTTACGTAATGCTATCAATACAGATTATGACTACACTATGAGTAAGTATATAGTCCAAGCTAAGTACTTTGACCTATTTCCAGATAACTTATTCTATGTAGTCGAACCTTATGATGAATTAGGTAAAATTGAGAGGTAATTGTAATGAAAATCTATTCTAATATTGTAGAGCAAAAAACTTTACATGACCAAACCATGGCAGTATTGGAAATTATTGCCAACTCACTAGTAACTTCTTTTGGACCATATGGTTCCGCTACTCAAATCAAGAAAGATGACATTCTTCCTAAATTTACTAAAGATGGTCATACTATCTTGAAGAATATCTACTTCAATGGTACTTTAGAAATGAGTATCCGTGAAGTATTAGAAGACTTAACTTCCCATGTAGTTAAGAACGTTGGTGATGGTACTACATCTGCTATCTTATTATCCCAGCTTATCTATAAACGTTTAGCTACTAAATGTGAGCCAAACTTAGATAACTCTAAAATCTATGACTGGCATTTACCTCCAGCTGAATTAGAGCGTGAACTTAATGACTTAGTTAAACGAGTAACTGAAGAGATCTTATCTGAAACTCGAGAAATTAAGACATATGAAGATATCCATAAGATTGCTCTAATCTCTACAAACAATAATGAAGAGATGGCTGAATTGATCTCTGGCATCTATATGGAAAATGGTACTGATGTATACATTGACGTTAAACGTTCTATGGATAACCAAGACTATATTAAGATCTTTGATGGTATGACTATTGACTCTGGTTATGCTGATAAAGTATTCGTTACTAATGAAGCAGAATCTACAGCAGAAATCAATGCTCCTAAAATCTATTTCTTCGAGTCTCCTATTGATACTCCAGAAATGATTAACTTCTTCTCTTCCATCATCTACCATAATATCATGGAACCTTTAAAAGATCGTCGTGAATTAACTCCAACAGTTATCATGTGTCCTAAAGTGTCTAGTGATATTGCAGCTATTATGGATCCATTAGTTAAGACAATGATGAATGCTAAAGCTAATAACTTCCATATTCCATTCTGTCTAGTAAGTGATATCCGTAAACCAGAAGTACTTATGGATTTAGCTAACCTATGTGAAGCACGTACTATTCGTAAGTATATCAACCTAGAGCAACAAGAAAAAGACCAAGAGAATGGTGATGCTCCAACAGTTGAAACTATTGTTGATTGGTGTGGTACTGCAGATGCAGTAGTCGCTGGTTATAATAAGACTAAGATTATCAATCCAAAACTTATGTACAAAGAAGGTACTACTGAATTCTCTGACTTCTATAAATCTATCATCAATAACTTAGAAATGCAATTAGCTCAAGCTAAACAAGATGGTAAGAACCTAAATGATATTGGTAACTTACGTCGTCGTATCCATAGCATGAAAGCTAATATGGTTGACTTATATATTGGTGGTTCTACTCCAGAAGAACGTGACAATCGTTTTGATGCTGCAGAAGATGCTGTATTGAATTGTATGTCTGCTGCTGAATATGGCTATGGCTGGGGTGCTAATATCCAAGCATTCAATGTATTCCATAGACTTTATAGAAATCCTAATAGTGGTATCATTAGTGTAGTATATAATGCATACTTAGATTTACTTGCAAAACTTTATGGTTCTTCATTAGGTGAAGTTCCTTCCTCATATAGCGAAGCGTCTGATGAAGTTAAGGCTATGATCAAGACTACTATCGAAACTAAAACACCTATTAACTTACGTACAGGTAAAGCCGATGGTCTAGTATTATCCTCTATTAAATCAGATATAACTGTGTTAGACATTGTTGCCAATGTGGTTGGTATGCTCGTCACAACCAAGCAATTCCTTTGCCAATCACCAGCACACAATATCTATATAGATTAATTGTCCAGAGCAAGCTTACTAGGGTAGGGATTGATTCCCTATCCTGGTAAGAACCTCATTAAGGAGAGTTTGGATGGCAAAACTAGAACTGACTCTAGACGAATATGGTAAATCTCCTGCGGGTAAAGGTAATGTAACTGGCTCGCAATATCTTGCTCAAGCTTATAAGAATAAGTTTGATAAAGTCATGTTAAGAGTTAATGGTAAGATTGATCATAACTTTTACACTAACGGAACTTCATATTTCATTCTACTTAGAGTACCATCTGAGATAGTACCTAACTTTACATATGAAGTTGTATTTAAATTCTCCCCTAAGAATATGACTGATAGTCATTCAAGTTCTCTTAAGGGATATACAGTTCAATTCTTCTCTAATGATCCAGCATTTACATTTACATTTGCTTATGTATATAATCAACATGGTATCTTAGTAGAAGAACTTTTAGAAAAAGTGCCCTCTGAGGTGCTTAAAACTAAGCCTAAAGAACGGAACCCCTATGGTATAGTGAATTTCGCTAAAATCCTATACTTTGGGTTCCTATATATACGTCAACATGGCTTTCTAGAGAAGCATTATTATGAAGATTCTAATTTAGCTATTAGAAATGCTAAAGATTTCTTCAAATTAGTAATAGATTCTAACACTAAAGCACAGCTCCGTTATGAAGCAGAGCAAGATGCTAAAGCTAGAGATCCATTATGGAAACATCGATTAGAAAAACGTGGGGTTAAATCTGGCGGTAACGCCAATAAAGTTGTTAAGAATATTAAGAAGGCTAGAACAGTGAACACGACAACTGCATCAACAATGAGTGCTGGTATTAAGAAGCAATCTAACATTAGGACTACTCGGACTACAAAACGAAGATAGGCTTATATATTATATAGGTGAATACAGATCGTTTTATGTATTGAGGAGGAAGTTAGATGCAACTAACAGAAGCATTAACAAGTAGAACGGTTCGACGTAATATCGAAGAATCAGGGGAAATCTACGATCGTGAGTACTCTATACGTACTCCAGAAGTGAGAACGTTCTCTACGTCTATTAGACCAGAGGATGTTATTCCACCAATCGATGATTGGTATCCAACAACAGAGGAAGACAAAGTATTAAAAACTATTAGAGGTAAGCAAATCATTGCTCCTCTATCTCAAATGCTTACAGATAATCAAGAAGATAGTCTTATCTTTAACTCATTCGTATTGAGTATTAAGAAATGCTATTCTTCTGAAGAGCGTGTAGATCACTTTACACACTATTTGAATTATTTTGAGAAATTCTATGATCCTGAACATGAATTGATTGCAATCTATGCAAGAATCAAGTTCTTGATCGATACAGATGAGCATGATGTTTATGACTTAAATGCATTTATGGCTGATATCAAACGTGATATCTTATTTAGCTCATTTGCACGTAAAGTCAAAGCATTGAATGAAGATAACTTTATCATCCATATTAAACGTAATAAGAAAGATGGTAACGTTCTTCAGTATTCTAATAAGCATCTTCAAGCATTAATGGAAGTAAGTATGTTTCAACTGATCTTAATTCCATTATTGATCCACTATGCTTATATCAAGAAGATACAAAATATAGACGAGTATCTAATGAAGTTCTATGATATTCTTATTGTAGACATGCATCCTGATATGGATCTATATACTAAGTTATCTGAAACAACAAATAGCCGTATCATTCAAGATATGAATAAGAATATTGGTGCATGGGATAGACAATTCATTCGTTCCCGTAACAAGTTCTCTCATAGCTTTGATACGATCATTAGTATTATCATTCAAGTTATTCCGAAAGCTGTCTATAATGGTACATTGCTGAATCTAATCTATGTATCCATTAAAAACAATATTCGCAATAAGGTAGTTAATGCTAAATATGAATTCGCATTCAATCAACTATCATCTGATCGTAATGAAGGTGATGATGATGACAATTCAGAATTCGATAAATTTGAAAGCCATCTCTCTAAGAAGAATGAAGCCTTATTGATTCATAATCAAGTAAACTTCAGAAATACTATGAAGCAAATTGAAGAACGATTTGGTCCATTCACTAAAGAAGAGATTGATTATTATAAAATAGAGTTATCCAAAGGACGTAAGTCCCCAATTGTACCACATCAGAAGATGCTTGTATGCTATCTATTCTATAAGTGGTTTGGAGATCCATCCTCTTTAGGATCTATTGATTTAACCAACTATATCAAACTTATCATTGCAGCTAAACGTATATTAGCATCTAACGGCTTATATACAATGGAAGCAATCTTATCTGGTAAGTTTGTTAAAGTAATCAAACGGGTTAATATGAATAAGAAGGAGCTAATGAAGATTACTTCTTCTAATACATATGAATCTGTAGCAAGCATCTATCGTAATGAGAAGATTACTAATCTTCTTATTTCTATGCTTGCCACTATAGTATCCTCTAAGTTCCAAATCATTGATTTTGATAACAAAGAGAATACAGGTAAGGTATTTATACCACAACAAGAGTTACTCAATGAGGAATTCTTAATCTATGCAAGTTTAATCAATAATGGTTAATAATTTAGGGTAAGAGAGCTTAGACTCTCTTACCCATTGTATTTTATTCAGGAGGATTGAATATGATTGTTAATTTTACACTAAAATCTGATTTACCAAGAGAGTATTATGAGCCTACACTATATAAATTTTCCGATTTCTTATTCGGTGATATATCTATCAGTGGTATTATGAATAATAACTCTCTATGTATTATTTCCGCTATATTCAAGGATGGGTATAGATATACTTTAAACTTATACTTCCGTAATGGTAAGCTTAGAAAGGTATATTTTAACGTAACTAGATTAGACTCTGGCTATGTATTGAATCTTATGGCTATAGAAGAGAATATAGCTAATATATTAGAATATATTCATACTACATATATTCTAACTAAAAACTTAGACATATCCATGGAGGAATCTGATAATGATTAGCTTAGATGGTATGCCAGATAATTTTTATAATATTATATTTGGAGATGTAACTATAGAGGAATTCTTACCAACTATAGTTGTAGAATGTAAATATAATGATACTGGTATAGATGTAACCGGAAGACTAATAGTTAATAAAGAAATGGCTAGTATTGTCTTAGCTAATATAGAGATTAATGAGTATGATACCACTGATCCAGAGTATCCTGTTGAAAGTACATATTATTCAGCTAGAACTGAATATATACGTATAAATAGAGTACTAGATATATTCAGAGAAGGTAATAAGCTATATGGTTATAATAAGAAGATTAAGATAATCAATATGGAGGAGAAGTAATAGTGTATACTGATTATATAGATGAGTTAGTTAATGATGGACTTCTATTTGGTTCAGTAGATATACAGGAATACGATGGTGGATGTCGTATAGTATGTGGAGATAAACTTAGTGATACTATATTAGAGATAGCTGAATATAGATTAAGTACAGATGGTACAATACATACAATGGAATTTGCTATGTATGTTAAGACTGAATATATCGATGATGATGAGACTGATACTATATTCCGTATAGATTCAGTAGATCATACAATTCATGAGGTATTAGAGTATATTAAAAACAGAGAAGGTAAATAATGACACACGAAGAAGTACTACAGTATATGATAGATGACGTATGTATTCTATTTGGTAATGTAAGCGTATCTACCATGAGAGATAATGGCTGGGTTAAATGTATATACACTGAAGAAAATAATATTAATAACAAAGCTGAGATCAGTTATAAGCTAACTGATAATGGTGTTGACTTTAAAGGAATTTTCTTTAGTAAAACAAAACCATCTGATGTATCCGAAGATGGAGAAATATCTTTATTGATATATCAATCAACTGATGAGAGATATATGTATGAGTTGATTCTCTATCTTAGAGGATTACATCAAGCTTTTGGTGTAAATGCTATTAATGACAAGGAGTTTAGTTATGAAGATTAACTTTAACGAACTACAAGAATCTGTACACAATCTATTATTTGGTACGATTACAATGGTTGCTATGCAAGATTCTACTGCTACTGTAGAGTGTGTCCATAGTGATGATTACTATTCCGCTAAGGGTAGATTTATAGTTAAAGATGATACAATAACCTTTGCATTCATTAATATTAAAGATTATGATCCCAATGATAAGATCTTCCCCATTAAGGAAGTTACTAAGCTAGCTAGAAAAGATCCTGAATCAATCGCTGAAGTATTAGAGTTATTCGAAGACTGTCAACTAAACTTTGGATATGATCCGACAATTAAATTTAGAGAGGCTTCTAATGGAAAATAATATATCCGCATCAGTAGTCAATACGTATAAGCAATACCTATTTGGTAAAGTTGCAGTCATAATATCTAAAGACACTTTATATATTGAATGCGATCAAACTAAAGATGATATTACTTATGAATCTAGTATGCTATTCGATATATCTAAAGAAAAGGCAATATTAAAGGAGTTATCATTAGAAATCCATGACTATAGATTAGATAATGACATTCTATTTATGATGGAGTCTAATACTAATACGTTTATCCATGATACACTAATGACTATTCTAGATGTAGTTCTAACTAAAGGTCTTAAACCTGAAGGGATAGTATACTCTAAATATAAATAATATACTAGTGGGCAACAAAAGAATAATACTTATTCATTAATATATGATTGGGGAGTTTTACTATGATACTACAAGGTTATTATACATTAATTACTAGTAAACTAAGGAAAGATAAAACCTCTTTCCGTTCTGAGTTTACTGGATGGAAATACTATGTCAATAGAGACAATTTTTATGTAGCAGATATTGGTGAAGTATCTTTTGTTATTGATGAGACTGATAATATCATGATCAAAGATCGTACAGGATATATCAATGTCAATAACTTTGATCTTAGAGCCAAAGCTGCATTTACGGATATGATTGAATTCATGGATAGTAAATACTATCAATCGCCAGTAGGAGTTTAACTCCTACTGGTATTCTTTTTTATACTCTAAAATATATATAGTCGTATATTATAAGGGTGATATGATATATTTATAATATATTTGAGTTTAAAAGGAGGTAATATATCATGAATAGAATTATTGAATCTTTAAGTATTTTAACAACGTCTCTTGCAGAGACAACAGTAGAGCGTTTAGAGGATCGCTTTAAAATAAACTCTGCCCATTCATACAATGATAGTTATTTCCAATACGATGTATGTTATTATACATTCGTAAATGGTGAAGTTGATTTGGAAGGTAATATCCTAAGTGGTACCCGTCGTAGTGGTGCAGACTTCTGGAATGGTGGTGGAGAGTCAGAAGAAGTAATTCTTCATTATGGAGACCTAGATTTTGAGGATGGATCTGGTAAAGATGTTATTGTAAAAAATAAAGAACTTATCTTGGGTATGTACCCGGGTGATGTATTAAAGTTTGACCATAATGGAGACATATATAAAGAGCCAGTGATTAATAATGGTAAAGTTGGTCTAAGAAAGGAGTAATATGTAATGAAAATAACACAGTATATTGAAGGATATGATCCAGTGATGTTAAAGAATATACTATTCTGCTTTAAGCATGAAATCTTCATGAAATCATTTCCTTATGATGATACTAAAGTAAGTAGTCTAAGAAGTGATGCTAGACGCGTTCTAAAGTGGGAGGAAATGTACGATAAACCATTCGAAGATATTACATTAGCTGATACCTTTAAGTATGAAAAAATTAAATACACCTCATTCTGTCGGAATATTTATATTAGATACTTCAATATAAAGCTTATTGAAGAGATAATTGAAACATCAACTTATCATGTATCAGATATAATACGTAAGTATGGTTGTAGTACAACAAAAGCAAGATCATTAACATTCTTCAAGTATGATGATTCGAAGTATACTAAGAGATATGCCAGTGAAGAAAGCCAAATATATATTGCAATGAATAGATTGGATAAGAATCCAAAAAGATCATTGAACTTCAATCTAAAGTGCATTAAAGTCATTGGAGAATCTGATAACCCACTTGATGATATTAAAGATCTATACCGAGAAAATGGTCTTAGAATTGGAGATTATACTATCAATAAGATAAAGACCGCAATAAAGCCTAAGAGATTCTATAAATCTTATATAACTCAAGTTAATAGAATGATTGATACTGGTAAAATAAAATATAAAGGAAATTTATATAATTATGATCCAGCATGTAGAAATATTATGTTTTTCTATTATCTACTTAGATTGGCAGTTAAGAATGATATCCCTGGAAGAAGATGGGATAGGAAATTAGGAGTAGTGAAAACTGATGAGTGAAAATTATAGATTTGATCATATACCAGAAGTAGTGTTACGTAATGTTAAGTTTATTCGTGAGAATAATATCGATATCGGAACTGGAGACGATGTACTGGATTGCATGATGGAAATAAATCCAGTGCTAAGACAACGAATCTACGATGACTATGATTTGGCTAAAGATGTAGCTGAACGTAGATTCCGTAGTACTATTGAAGAATTAGATTTAGCTACGGTTCTTCAAAAATGTACTACTCGCCCATATATTGCTATCTTAAACAATATCTTCTTTAGATACTTCAATAGTAAACTAATAGATGATATGTTTAAACTAGGTGAGTCTACTAAAGTATTAGACTTAGCTATTGAGTATGAATGTGAATACTATACTATAAATAGTGCTAAGACTAACATTCGTAGATATATGCAACAAGCATACTTTGATAAGTATGCTGCTGACTCTAATATTATCAGTAGCCATAGAGTATTGAATGACCCACAAGTGAATGCAGTAAAATCTGCAGAATTTACTTATGACCTATTCACTGCAGCAAGAAGCGAAAAATTCAATCCTGAGATGGTAAGAGACATCTTCTTAAAGTATGGATTGAAAACTAATTCTTCTAGAAATCTATATACTAGAATGAATAATAATCTAAGCTTGTATTACTATATGGAAGACTACTTAACAGAATACATGCTTAAAGGTAGCTTCACATATGGTTCTCAAGTTTATAGTACTATTAAAGAATTTAAGTGCTTACCACTTATGAATGTATTGACTCAATTAACTAGACATAATCCGTCTGGTTATGTTTTAGACTCCAATTTAGAATTGGTGAAAGGATAAGATAATTATGATTACAATTGAATTAGTAAATAAAGTTAAAGAAGCATTTGCAAAATACAATTCTGATTTGGAGCTCACTTATCGAGACTTTAAAGAAAGATTGTCTGCTAAAGAGGTTTATGATATATGCATTGGCAAAGCAGAAGTAAGCGATGAGCTTCCTAAAGAAGATTTAGTAGGTAATAGACTAAATCCATTCTTATATAGAAAGGATGATGAGCCATCTGAACGATTGACATTTGTTAAACGTAATGATGAATTTACTATCAAGTCTGGTGTAGATAATCCAGTTACTGAAAAGGTAGTTGAAAAGGAACCAGAACCTGTAAATATGATAGATACAGTAAAAGAATCCTCTAGCCTAAACTATGAATCTGTAGGGTTTGCTATTGGTTTCAAAAATGCATCAGCTGAAGAATTATTAGAAATGGCTAATGGTAATGCATTAAGACTAATCCCTGCATTACAATGGCTCTATGTGCAAACTAATGAAGATGGATTACGAAATCGTATTAAAGAATTAACATTGGGTGTACTTTTCAAATAGTATAAAAACAACGTAGTAATCATGGAGGTGTATACTATGAAGAATGTACTTGATTTGGCAATGAATGTATTAAGTGAAACTGATGCTGATGTTATTAAATACGTATCCCCTATCTTAGTCGTAGGTGGATTAATTGCATATGCTATTAAGAAAGATAAAGTTAAAGATCTAACTGAACTAGCAGTAGAGTCTAGAGGACTTGTTGAAAGTACACAGAGTGGTATTATTGATACTGCAATCGATGCACTTAAAAAATCTTCTAAGAAAAAGAAAGAAGAGAAATAATGGATGTAGGCAGCAAACTTAAAGCACTAATTCCCAATAGCCAGTTTGCTGCTGGTAAGAAGGAGTTAGTGCTACGTTGCCCTTATTGTGGGCATACATCTTCCGCTGGGAAGAAACACATGTATATAGGCTTATCGAAAGATAAGCCTTACATGTTTAACTGCTTTAAATGTGAAGCAGGCGGATTAGTAAATAGAGTCTTCTTAGATCTATTGAATATACATGATCAAGAGCTAATCCAATATATTGAATTGCATAATAAGTCTATGCGTAAAGCTAGAGGTAATCATTATTCTGCAAATCATATAAAACAACCTCAAGTGGCATATGATGCATTTGAAGTAAATTATGATGTATATCCCGATAAGGTTAAATACATCAATGGTCGTCTAGGTAGTAATCTGTCAGTATCAGAAATGATGAATATGAAGATTATCTTCGATTTTTCTTTTTTTAAACGACAGATTATGAGCTATCTGGGAGCTACAGAATCTGATTTTCAACGAATTCAGAGGGACTATGTAGGGTTCCTCTCGGTTAATAATACATCGCTGTCTATGCGTTGTATTAGAGAAGTAGATAGTAAATATAGATATCTAATCTGTAAGTTAGATGATAGAGATATCTATAACAAAGCATTCTGTATACCATCGTTTATACCATATACTTCCCAAAGAATACCAGTATATATCACAGAAGGACAATTTGATATCCTATCGATATATACTAATATCACTAGGGGATCAACTGGTATATACTTTGCTGCTGCAGGGAATAAGTATTCAGCTGTATTAAGATATATCCTATCTAGGGGTATAATGAATATGGATATCCATCTATATTTTGATAATGACTCTGCTGGTGATATAGCTAAAAGACAGATTGAATACTTTATAAAGAATAATATCATCTTCTTTAGAGGATGCCAAGTATTCACTCATGTAAATAAAAAAGATAAAGACTTTGGTGTTCCATTAGAGAAGATAGATGACTATTGTGTCAAAATATTATAGTGGTATGGGCGTAGAAGTCCATACCGCTTTATTTTTTTGTCTTAAACATCACATTAATAAAGGAGGTCAGCTATGGGTAAATTCCTAGATACAACATATACCGCAACGATAAACTCCATTCTAGACTCAGAAGTCAAACGACTGGACAATACGTTTTATACTTTTACAGATAAAGCTCCAACAACTTGTACTTACTACAATCTAAATACTAGTCATAGTACACTAGATGAAGCTTCAAATCTTGCATATAGCTATACTGATGGAGATTCTCCATTAAGATACAATAGAATTAAAGATACTGTACTATATGGTATTGATAGAATCCAAGTACAATTAGAGGCTGGTGACTTTGGTATAGAATCAGATAGCATCGAAGGTGATGCATATATTATTCCAAATGCATTTAAACCATATCCACAAGATTATTTTATAATCAATCATACTAATGAAGAGTATCTCTTCAAAGTAACTAATGTATCATTAGATACACTACCTACTGGGGCTAATATGTATAAGATATCTTATAAGTTAAGCTCCCATGATGGTGATAATACAGATATCGATGCTTTAGTAGTAGAATCATATACGATGGATACTACTAATATTGGTACTAACTTATCGTTAGTCATTAAAGATGATGACTATTCATATATAGCTAAGCTAGAGCAAATCTGTACTGATATGATGACTTACTATAGAAGTCTATTCTATAGTGATAAAGTACAGACTTTTATTTTTTCTTATGATGATCATAACTTCTATGATAGCTATATGGTAGAGTTCATTAAGCGTAATGATCTAATGAATACTGGAGAACTACCATTCTTACAAGTATCCCATCAGTTAGCTACTAAGTCTACATTTGCATTAGACTACTCTAGATCTTTCTTCCATTCATTAGAAAGAAAAGATATTGGTACAATCTGTAATCCATCTTGCTATGGTATGAAGATTGAAGATAAGACTTCTATTATGTATTATAACTTAGAAGACTACTATTATATCTTCCATGAATACCGTATGGGTGATTATTGGCAAGTACCATCTATTGATGATGATACAGTTATGCGTATCAGAGACAATGAACGATATGAAACAGATGACTTATATTACTTCAAGAATATAGTTATCGACTACTTTAATAATAATACTGATAAGATGAATAGATATGAGGAATTCTTAATCAAACACCTAGAAGACTTCAACTATTCTATCCCTGCAAACGTGATATTTTACTACGTTCCTGTGATTATATACATTCTACAGGACCAAATTAAAACTATATTAAAAAATGTATCACGTTAACATATCAGTAATCTTAATGGAGGTACTGAAATGAACAGTGAACTCGATCAATATTTCAAAGAGCAAATAGATGAGAAAGATTCATTCGACGTAATGGTCGATGAGAATGCTTTTCTTAACTCTTTGATCACTAAAAGAGATATCGTTGATGCCATTGAGAATGGTGATGACGATGATGAAATCATGGATGATGATGAGATAGCTTTATCTACATTATCCGATGAAGATTTAGATGAATTAGTGGGTGATGAAGAAGACTTCATTGATACCGCTATAGATTAGTAATATTTTAAGGAGGATTTAGAATGGCTGAAGATAAAACTATCCATCAAGAGCTAGATGATGCAGCTGCTACTGTAGAAGATGTAGTTGCTGACTCCACAGCTAATGATAATGATATGGATAATACAATCGATAGCGTAGTTGATGCTATGGATGAAATCGAATTAGACGATGATGACGATAACAGTGACATCGATACAATCGCTGAGCTCGAAGATGAAGAAATCGATATCGAAGCTGACGGTGAAGATGACGCTGCTGAATTAGAATTGCTTTCTGATATCGATAATAGTCATCAAACTGATAGCAAAGAATTAGCTGAAGAAATCGAAGATAATGTAGATTTGAAAGAAGCTTATGATCTTATCGATGATGAATTAATTGAATCTATTCAGGAGGCATATACTGATGACTACGAAGACTAAATTCGTTGACGTAACTTGCCGTCAACCAATCCGCTTACGCAACAAAATCGTTCGTGCAATCTATCATGAAAACTTGACTACTCAAGAAATCGCTGATTGCATCTCTCAACACGCTGTTGTTGAAGAAATTCTTCCTACAGGTGCTAAAGTTGTTTTAGACTTCACTAACTATGATAAATTTGAAGCTCCTAAAACAGAAACTAAACCAGCTCCTAAGAAAGAAGCTAAACCTGCTAAAGAAGAAGTAAAAGAAGAACAACCTAAAGAAGAAGAAACTAAGCCAGCTAAAGAAGAAAAACCTGTAGTGGCTCCAGTTAAAGAAGAAGAAGTTGTAGAAGACGCTGATCAAAAAGTTGAAGAAGCGAAAAAAGCAACTAAAGAAAAAAAATAAAAAAAACAATTCTCCCATAGGGTCATTGGATCCTATGGGAGATAACTACCTATGCTTTTCTTTTTTTACCATAGATACGTACATGGATGTAGCTATGTAAATAGTGAGCATAGTTTCCTAGTAAGAATATGGACATTAGTTTTAAGAAGCTACCAAATAGTAATACAAACGTAGCAGTATTGATATTACCGGTATTCCATAAGACTACATTGTATGCCCATCTTACCATAAATTGTGGATCAAATACTGATCCTAGAATAATAACCGACACTAGTAATAGTGTTAGATAGTAGACAACCAAGTTAGGTCTAAACTGTGTCTCTAATCTTTTCATTTCAGTTATTGTGAATAGCATATTGTACCTCCTGTGTGTAAAAACTATATCGCTATATCACGTTTATAATATATAATAGAGGTTTATTTTATGAGAATCTATTATCAAATGTCAACTAAGAATACTAGCTTCTTAAAGATGCATCAGTATTTGAAGGCTATTGGTATAAAGAATAATAAATTCATGCTTGCACTATTAGATCCTGATCTTGCAAGTATTGACCCACATGATCCTAACTTGAACTCCTATTATAAGGGGAAAGTGTTAGCTGAATGTATGGTTAACTTCTGGTACTTCGCTAGGGAAGTATGTAAAGTACCAGATCAAGGTGGTAGTGGTAAAGGTATTCCATTAGAGCTACATCGTGGCAATATGGCTTTATTCTTCTGCTCCATCTATAATATGAATATCTTCTTGGAGTTACCTCGTCAGCATGGTAAAACATTATCTGCAGACGTTAGATATCTCCACTTATTTAACTTTGGTACATCTAACTCCACTATTGCATTTATGCATAAGGCATTAGATGGTTCTAAAGATAACTTACAAACTCTTAAGAACTTACGTGAGTGTTTACCTCCATATTTACGTATGGATCAAACATTCTCTAGAGATGGTAAGAATGCTAAAGTATCTGATACAGTATTGCGTCTTGAGCATGCTGTTAATAGAAATAAGATTATCACTGTAGCATCTGCTCGTAATAAGACAGCTGCACAGAATACTCTTCGTGGTAAATCTATTCCATTACTATGGGGTGACGAATGGGGATTTGCACCATATAACGAAACAATCTATCTTAACACAGTTCCTGCATTTAAGAGAGCTGCTGATAATGCTAGAGCGAATGGTGCACCATATGGTATCTTATTTACTACAACCCCAGGCTTCTTAACAACCACTGAAGGTATCTTTGCATATCAAATGAAAGAAGATGCTGTACCATTCTCTGAAACTTGGTATGATAAGTCATATCAACAGATTATGGATATAATGAACTCTAATACTAAATCTACTTTCGTATATATCAAGTTTAGCTATGCTCAACTTGGTAAGACTGAAGAATGGTTTAAAGAGATTTGTAAGACAATGAATAACCGTTGGGAAGACATCCGTCGTGAAGTACTTCTCGAATGGTCTCAAGGGTCTGATAACTCTCCATTTACTTTAGATGAATTAGAAACTGTATCTCGATTAACTAAAGATCCAGATTCAGTTATTGAGGTATTAGGTGGTAAATTCCAAGTTAATCTATATGGTAAGATTGACTACGGCAGGAATGGATTACCAATAGATCCACCAATAATTGGTGTCGACGTTTCAGGTGGTTATAGACGAGATAGTTCTGCAATCACTATTATTGATAGTAAGACTACTAAAGTTATTGGTACGTTTAAATGTAACTATATTAGCCAGATTGAATTAGCCAAGATTATAGTTGAGCTAGTTCAAAAGTATATGGGTAATGCTGTAATAAACGTCGAACGAAATGGTGTAAGAACGCACTGCATAGATAGAAATGTCTATGTATCAATAGGGTTAATTGCTTTGACATGTGTGGAGTAAAGTTATCTCCCATGTTTAGCAGCGAAAGCTTCTAATAATTTATATCACCTTTAACACTATTATGAGGTGATATTATGAAGAAAGATATATTTAATGGTAAATATACTATAGATTCTGATGGAAATATTTTTAATAATCAACTAAATAGATATATCTCTTATTATATGACTAATAAAGGATATAAAGCTGTTGATTTATATTATGAAGGTAAACGATATAAATGGTTAGTTCATAGATTAGTAGCTGAATCATTTATACCAAATCCAGAAAACCATCCAATTGTATTACATTTAGATTCAGTAAGAACGAATTGTAATGTAAATAATTTAAAATGGGGAACTTATTCAGAAAATAATAAGCAAGCAGTTGCTGAAGGTAGTATGAAAGTTCCAAGACCAGATAACAGAAAATATTATATTTTATATGATGATACTATTATTATGAAATTTTATGGACTTAAATCTATAATAGAAGAAACTGGTCTAACTGAATCTATGTTAAGAAATTATATATTCAGAAACCAAGCTATCTTACATGGAGATTATGCTGGGTTCAAAATAAAATTATTAGAAGACACGTTCAACGATCATCTCCTGACGGGAGAGTAGAACCGCAAGCGATTGGCGGAGGAAAAATCCTAGCCTCAGCAAGTAAAGTTGGAGGATGACAAATGATCTAGACACGTCCTGTAATGGGAGTGGATGCCAGAACGCACGGGTATAGAGTAGCGACTATATCTAAATACAGTCGGGTTCGGGGCGTCGGTTATAGCACTATTACGTAAAGCTGGACTTACTAAGAACTTATACTTTGAGCACAAAGAAAAGATCATCGAAGAGAAATTCGAAGGTCCTGGTGCTATTAAGAAAACTAAAGCATTAGTTAAAGTTTATGGTCTAGACTCTACTAAGAACGTACGTGAACTCTTAATGGAAATCTTAAGAGAGCGTATGGATAATCATAAAGATAAGTTTGTTACTAGACAATTGTATGATGAATTCATTGGTCTAGAAGTAAAACGTAATGGTAAGATTGAGCACTCTGCTAATACTCATGATGATTTGACATTCTCTTATCTCATGGCATTGTATGTATGGTATGAAGGTAAAGATCTTAAAGAAATCTTTGGTATTACTAAACAAGTACTCAAGACTGATGATAACGTAGATGATATTATCTTTGACGTTGGTGTAGAGACAGTAGAAATCTATGATGAGATTCATCAGATACAAGTTGAGATGAATAAAGATGACCCTGGTGATATTACTCCAATGGAGAAATTCAAAGCTATGGTCAAAGCACAAGGGATTACCTATCAAGAATGGGAGAAAGCTGAAAGAGCTAAAGAAGATGCTGCTCTAAAAGAAGCATTTAGAAATCCTGAGTTCTTGAAAGCTTATGCATATAAGTATAATATGTCTAAAGAAGCAGTGGATCAAATCCGTAATGAAGTAGCTAATGAGTTAGATCCATCTGCATTCACTTCTATTTATAGTTTAGATGATCCAAATGTCAATACACATCTCTCTGGTAACCTTTCTAAGTTCTATGATAAAGTTTAAAAATTATTTAACTAGTTACAATATAGTAAATTTTTATACAACTTTATTTTATAAGGAGGAGCCATGTTCGGATATAGCATGGGTAGTGGCTATGAGTTAGCCAACGAACACCAATTGTCTGAAATACTGGCAAATTTTAGTAGCGATTATATCTATGATATCATTTCTGATCAAATCAATAAGCGCTATGAATTTGCAATAGTACCAAAACCAAATATTGTAAACACATTTAAATCAAACTTTGATAATATCCGTGCAAACTTCCCTATGGATGTCGAGAATACTAATGCAGTAGAAGGAGACACATATCGGAACGTAATCGATATTATCTGTAATAACTGTAATGTATCTTTCGATACTGCAACTGATGATAATATTTATCTTATTGCTGCTGCATTATATGACTTCTTAGTCTGTAGCTTCAATAAACACATGGTTGACTTTATCATCAATCTAATTATCAAAGAACAAGACTCTATCTACTCTGCTTTAGAGCTAGAAGAGTCTAAGAAGAATAAAGATAGCTCTACGATCTATAATCGTAAGACTATGGAGAATACTAAGCTAGCAGTAATCAATGCTAACTTACCACAAGTTCTCCAATATATTGCTACATTAGATATTGATATGCTTACTCTTCTTCAAAGTTGCTATCATCAACCTATGGTTGATTTGTTAGTAAACAATATTGGAGAGAATGTAAATATCTATAATACTTTCATGAAAGAGATCTTATCTAATGAATACTTCTTACCGGAGTATATTACTGAGATCCGTCTACGTATTCAAAGTGTAGGTTAATTATGGAAAAGAAAGAAAACAATATCAGCATTGCAACTGGGTATGATAAACCTACCTATAAACCTGATATTAAAGTAACTGATGAAATGACAGAGGCTACTGCCTTTGATCAAGATATTATTTTAGATGAAGATGATGAGGAGATTTAAAATGGGATCTAGAGAAGACGTTAAATACGTAAAGAATATTGCTAAAGATGCAACTGGTTTGACTGAAACTGAGATTGCTGAATTGGAAGCTGTATCTGAAGAAGATATTGCTAACTTTGAAGAAGTTGAAGTTCCTGCACCGATCATTCCAGAGCATTTACCAACTGTAGATGAAATCGAAATGATGGAAACAGTTAAAGTACTTCCTGAGGAGGATTTGGCTGATGCCGCATTTCCCAAAAGCGAGGAAGGAAGTTTGGAAGGACTTCAAGCAGACACTGAAAGTGTTGAAGAACCAAGCGGAGATCTTAGCACCGATGGAGTTTCCGACAGCAGTGAAGATGATAGCAGCAGTGAGGAATTGGAGAAAATTCTAGAAGAGTTTGATTCTATTCAAATTACTGTAGAAGATGTCAAAGCTCAAAAGAATGAGTCTGATGAATTCAAAGATATTGAACTCTCTGACGAGGTATATCAAGATCTTATTCATACATATGCATCTCTTCAAAACGATCCAGAGTCTGATGTATTGATGTTATTGTCTCCACAATCTAAGCAAGAATTCTTAGTTCAAGCTGGTAAACTTGGAGTGAATACTAATGACTCTACTATCTATAAATTCTTCATTGAAGGTTTCATTCGTGAGATCTGTGGTAATGCATTCTTAGATAAAGGTCATAACTTAGTAAATGAAGCAGTTAAGAAAGTAAATGAGTCTACTGATGCTAAAGAGATGGCAGTCTTATTAGAAGACTTCATTCAAGAATCTTATGAAAACCGTATTACTAAGATGAATGAAATCATGGATTCTGTAGATGATCCTGAAGTACATGAGCATTGCATTAAGGTATTGAATGCTAACAATGATGCTAAAGAATATGACTTCATCTATAAAGCATTAGAACGTAAGCCTTCATATTTCAATATTGGTAAATCTTTCAAACACCAAAGCCGTAACGTTGATGCTATTCATAATGCATTAGCTCGTATGAATATTAAGAATACAACTGTTGGTGTATTCATTGATGCTATTGATGAATTCACTGGTCTTGAAGTTGAGTCAATTAATATCTTCTCTATCCTAATGGAAGTATTAGCGACTAATACTAACTTCAGTGATAAGATTGATATGATGCGTTTATATACTATGATGCTTCTATTAAATGGTGCACTTCATTCTATGAAGACCAAACATGAAGTATCTGGGTTATTCCAAGAGGTATCTTACAACTATCAACGTCTATGTGAGACTATCTCTACTGGGTTCAAAGCCTATGAGGCTGGTTTAAGAGCACAAGCTATAGCTCCAAAATCTCCTAAAACTAAAAAACGTAGAAAATAATTATAGACATATGAATAATGGTTTACCCCAATGGTGAAAAACCATTGGGGTCATTATTTTATAATTCTATTTTTTCTAAAAGGAGAAAGTATTATGCCTGATACTGAAGTACTCGGTACAACTGTTGATCCTAAAGCTACAGAAACTGTAGGTAAGATTGATGGTGTTTTCCGAGAAAACGCAGATAAAAAAGGTACTGGTACTGTCACATATACTGACGGCACAGTATTGAACTTCGTTAGAGATGCATTTGACCATACTGACGAAATGGTTAAGAAAGTATTAAAAACTGACAAATACAAATATGTATCCCCATTTGAAGTAGCTAAAGCTCAAGGTAAAACATTAGATGAACGATGCTACGTTCCTGGCAAGTTGGGTGGCTTAATGGAATCTGCAATTCAAGAAACTGCAGTGGCTATTAAGATTACTTATGGTCCAACTCTTAATCTTGAATATGAAGATAAGAAAGAAGCTATTGATATCTTAGTTGACGATGAAGGTAATATCCATGGTGATGCAGATGACTTCAATACAATTAAAGCATCTGGTTACTATATCTTACAAAAACCTGAAGAAGTTATTGCTGCAAATCCTCAAATTGCTGATGACTATAAGAAAGCAATGACTCGTTTAACTAAAACTCAAATTGAAGACGTTACTCTAGATAAAGAAGGTTTCATTGAAATCTCTTATGCTGATGGTGCTGTTGTTAAATTTGATAAATCTGGTAAACTTGTTGACGATAAACGTTCTGCAGAACCAGAAAAGCCTTATGAAGATTATGCTGATGCATTGAAAGCTAAGATCTTAGCTGAAGTTAATAAACACACTGTAGATGAAAATGGTAAACCTGTAGAAAATACAAACAAGATTGCTATCATTGAATCTAAAGATGTTGGTAATAAGAAATTCACTTTTGCATTTGCTGATGGTTCTGAAGTAATTGCTAAAGAAGGTCGTATCATTTCTGATACTCGTACATTTGGTCGTCGCTACCAATCCGTATATACTGAAATGATCTACAAATACACTGAACTTCTTGATGTTGCTACTGACTACTTCCATGAAGATCCTGAAATGACTGAAATGGAACAACGTCAAGCTGCTGCTCGTAAGATTATGAACTTACCTAAAAACTTGCTTGAAAAATACACTGCTAACCGTGCGATGAAACAAGCTCGTGTAGGTCACTCTCAAAACTCTGCTAACTCTCTAGGTGGCAGAACTTCTACCGACCGTATTATTGAGGCTCTTACAGCTCAAAAATGGAATGGTAAATAATAAAATACTAGAGGAAGGTCTTAACGGCCTTCCTCAATATTTTTCAACATTATGGTAATTTAATAATAATATTTTTATAAATGGAGGTAACTAAATGGCAATTGATAATGTAATTGACCCTACTAACTGTAATCCTTACTCTACGGCTAGTGGCGACAACAAACGTGCTTGCCCTAAAGGTAATATGGTAGACATTAAGGCTGAAATTCGTCGGTCTTTGTTAATATCTTTTGTATTCTCTAATCCAGATGATAACTATAAAGTTCTTCTCTCTGAAGGCTCTAAAGAAATCTGGGAAATTGATTATGTAAAAGACGGTGAATTGAAACGTGCTGCCGGTAAAGTACGTAATTTTGAATATTGGACTAATAAACACATTGGTCTATCCACTTACTCTGCTAATGGTGTAATCCAACGTGATGAGAAAGTTGTAGTTAAATTCGATGCTTCTATCGACTTCAAAAACCAACTTATCTCTATTGACGTTCGTAACATCCGTGGCTTGAAACCAGCTGGTGTAATCGAAGATTCTGAATTGATTCAAGATTCTGCAGCTAACTTCATTAAAGTATCTAAGAATGCTTATAACTTCCTTAAAGTTGCATACCCTAAAGAGTTTGCTACATTAACTAAGCTAGATAATGCATTGAATACTGATGACACAGAATATACAGACTACATGTTTGATGGTGCATTAGCATTGAATGAATTGGCACCATTGAACTTGAAGAAAGTTAAATCTGCAAACTATATGTTCAGAAACAATGAGAACTTACGCCAAGTTCAATTAACTACTTCTGATGCTTTAGCAACTGCAAAAGGTATGTTTGAAGGTTGTTCCAAATTGGAACAAGTTGAAATCACAACAGCTGGTTTGCAAAATGCTGAAGCTATGTTTAAAGGTTGTCAATCTTTGAAAGCATTGAAATTAGATGTATCTTCTTTGACTAATGCAAAAGATATGTTTAAAGATGCTACTGCATTGACTACTCTTCGTTTGAAAGGTAAATTAGGCACTGGTCTTGACCTTTCTAACTCTCCATTGGATAATGACTCTATTGCATCTGTATTGGCTGCTATGAGTGAAAATGGTCCTGATGAAGATAAGACAGTTCGCTTCAAAGGTGATATCACTGTTAATGGTGCATTGAAAGCTATTGCTGATGGTGCAATCAAAGCTGGTTGGGTATTAACTGGTCTTACTTATGGTGAAACTACTGAAGATGCTCAAGATGATAAATTGAGTAAAGATATTGTAGATTCCTACGAAGAAGGTAAGAAAGAAGATACTCCTAAAGATAATACAACTACTCCTACTACTGGTGAAGAAACTCATACTGAGCAACCAGCTGCTCCAGTAGTAACTCCTGGCGAAGAAACACATACAGAAGCTCCAGCTACAGGTGAAGATACTCATACTGAAGCTCCAACTACAGGTGAAGATACTCATACAGAAGCACCAGTTGTAACCCCAGCTCAACCAGAAGCTCCTGTAAATACTGAAACTCAACCAGCTGCTCCTGCTACTGGTGAAGATACTCATACTGAATCTCCAGTGGTAACTCCTGCTCGACCTGAAGCACCAGTTGTAACCCCAGGTGAAGATACTCATACTGAATCTCCAGTGGTAACTCCAGGCGAAGAAACTCACACTGAATCTCCAACAACTAGTGAAGATACTCATACCGAGCAACCAGCCGCTCCAGTTGTAACACCAGGTGAAGAAACTCACACTGAGCAACCTGCTACAGGTGAAGATACTCATACCGAATCCCCAGTGGTAACCCCAGCTCAACCTGAAGCGCCAGTAGTAACTCCTGGTGAAGAAACTCATACTGAACAACTAGAAACTCCTGTAAATACTGAAACTCAACCAGCTGCTCCAGTTCCAGCTACTGGTGAAGAAGCTAATAATGAATCCCCAGTGGTAACTCCAGGTGAAGCTACTCATACTGAAACTCCAGTTGCAAGCGAAGATACTCATACTGAATCCCCAGCTGCTCCAGTAATTACTCCAGGTGAAGAAACTCACACTGAATCTCCAACAACTAGTGAAGAAACTCACACTGAGCCCCCAGTTAATACTGAAACTCAACCAGCTGTTCCAGTTGTAACTCCAGGTGAAGAAACTCACACTGAATCCCCAGTTAATAACGAAGTAACTCCAGCTCCTGCTACTGGTGAAGATACTCATACTGAATCTCCAGTGGTTACTCCAGGTGAAGAAACTCATACTGAGACTCAACCAGCTACCGGTGAGGATACGCACACTGAACAACCAGCAGCTCCAGTAGTAACTCCAGGTGAAGAAACTCATACTGAGACTCCTGTAAATACTGAAACTCATACAGAGCAACCAATTGCAAGTGAAGAAACTCACACTGAATCCCCAGTAGTAACTCCTGGTGAAGAAGCTCATACTGAACAACCAGCTACCGGTGAAGAAGCACACGCTGAATCCCCAGTAGTAACTCCTGGTGAAGAAACTCATACTGAATCCCCAGTTAATACTGAAACTCAACCAGCTGCTCCAGTAGTAACTCCTGGTGAAGATACTCACACTGAAACTCAACCAGCTGCTCCAGTTGTAACACCTGCGCAACCAGCTACAGGTGAAGAAGCTACTCATACTGAGTCCCCAGTTAATACTGAAACTCATACTGAATCTCCAGTAGTAACTCCAGGTGAAGAAACTCATACTGAGCAACCAGAAGCCCCTGCAAATAATGCAGCAACTCCAGCTTCCCCAGCACCAGCTACTTCCGGTGAAGAAGAAGAATTAGATTCTAACTTCATGCTAGATGCTTATAATACTGGTCGTGGTGATGAAAAACCAGCAGCTCCTACTACAGGTACTGAAAATAAACCAGCTACACCAGCTACTGGTAGTGAAGCTCCTAAACCAGCTGCTCCAACTAACTCTGAAGAAGAAGGAGAATTAGATGAAAACTTCATGCTAGATGCTTATAATAGTGGCTTAGGAGACTAATCTGGGAAATATTCTCGACGGTTATTAATCGAAACATACAAGTAGCGGTCATTTATATTTTTATGACCGCTACAATCTTTTATTTGAAAGGAGAATTTAAATAATGGTTCTTAGTGTACAAGCCCAATTGAAAAAAGTTTTAGGACCTTTTGCGAAAGCCGTAGGTCTTGATATCAAAAAATTACAAGATAATAAACAAGATAAATTAAAAGCAGGTGCAAACGTACAAATCGCTGAAGATGGTACGATCTCTGCTACTGGCCCTGGAGAACCAGCCGATCTGAGTTCATATTCTACGACCGCTCAAGTAACGCAACTTATCGATGATAAAGTTGCTAGCTATGTACAAACTTCTACTTTAGATACTAAATTAGCTGACTATGTTGAAACTAACGTATTGAATAGTAAATTAGCTGATTATACAACTAAAGCAGAATTGACTACTAAATTAGCTGATGTGGCTACAAATGATTCTGTTGACACAAAGTTATCTAGCTATGAAACTACTGCTAACTTGACTGCTAAATTAGCTGATTATACTACTAATGAAGCATTAACTACTAAGTTGGCTGACTATGCTACTCTTACAGCTTTAAGTAGCTATATGACTACTGAAACTGTAAATAATACTCTTGCTAACTATGCTACTACAGCAGCATTGACTACTAAATTAGCTGACTATACTACAACAGCAGATTTGAATACTAAGTTAGCTGATTATACTACTACACAATCTTTGACTACTACTTTGGAAGCATATGCTAAAACTGCTGAAGTTCAACGTAAATTGACTGCAGGTAATGGCATCGCTATTTCTGAACAAGGTGAAATCACATCCACTGTTGATTTGACTGGCTATGTTAAAGAAGAAGCTCTAGATTTAGGTGATCTTGACTTAGTTGCTGAATATGAAAAAGGTAAAGCAGGTATTGTTGAACCAGCTTCCGCTGAAACTGCAGCACACGTCGAAGCTTAATTTCTACGGCGTACTATACACTAGAATAAGTTATAATGAGAGATGATCGATAATGATCATCTCTCTTTTAAATAATTCTTGAAAGGAGAATTTTGACATGGCTGAATTTAAGAAAATCGTTGGCGATGCTCTTAAACCCTTTGCTAAAAAAATAGGTTCTGATATTAGAAGTATCGAATCTAAAGTATTTACTGGTAAAGCTATTAACGTAGTTGAATTTGGTATTGACAATACTGGTGCAACTGATGTAACTGCAAAGTTAAATGAACTTTTCAAAAAAGTACATGATGAAAACTATACTGAAGTAATCTTCCCAGATGGTACATATAAAGTTGGTGGTACTGTAGATGTAACTATCCCTAGTGATCGCCAAAAATACTTATATATCCATGCACAGAATAGATATAAAGCTAAAATTGAGATGCATGGTACTAGAGAAAATGGACCAACTGGTAGCGCTATTAGTGTTGGCTTCCGATTAAATCCTGAGAATTATGAAGAAACTACAACTCGTGGTTATAATCTAAGATTTGATGGCTTTATCATTGAAGGTCATGAGCTACCTGGAAGTGGAGCTGTAACACAATCCCAATCTATCTATAGTATTTTTACTAATACAGATACTCATGGTAACTTTGATATGAGTAGCTATAAGCTATATAACTTTACTTGTACTAATATGGAATTTATTGGTACACTTTATTCTGTAAGTTTATATTGCTCTATCTTTGATGCTGAGTTTAAAAATCTTCATATTGAAAACGTATTATATCCTTTGGATTTGAATGGTAGCTATTCTAATAATAACAGTTTAGATAGCATCGTATTCAAAAACTGTGAAAATCCAATCAATGTTAGTGCTAAATCTTCTGTTAAGAACATCGATATCATTTATGATAATGAAGAAGCATTCAAAGATAATAATCCTAACAATGCGTTTACTACGTATCTATTATCCAATGTAGCCATTAAAGGATACTATAATCTTAGCCAATATACTGATATCCTTACAATTAATGCCCCTGGGGTATGTACGATATCCGATATTAGATTGGATTTGAAACCTACAAATTTAGATACAGCAGCCCCTAGTGGTGATTACTTGCCTTCATTTATTGCTCTAAATCAATACAACTCTGAGGCTGGGTTGATTAATGTATCAGAAGTAGTATTTGATAAATTTGAAGAGAACTTTACTGATGCATTTGAAAAATTCCCTAAATTTGCATTCTTTAATGCCAGTGTCCCAGTGTCATTACATGGGGTAACTGAAAACGCTCATTTAAATTTCTTCCAAGAAAAAGCTGTAAATGTGATTTATGAGAAGACTGGTTCTTATACGCAAAGCTATAATACTAGAAATGAATCATTCAAACCAAGACCATATCTTGGTACAGACCGTAATATGAATGGTATTGATCAAGCGGAGAATAGCACCTTAGGTGCAATCTATCTAGCATCCTCTGAAGGTACACCATCAAATGGTAAGGGCGGTGAAGATTATTCTGAAAACACTGCAGGTGTTAGAGGCGATATCTTTACTGAACTAGAACCAGAAAAGTATGGTCACTTTGCGTATGTCTCTACATTTGACAATACTAAAGATAGTGGTACTTTAAGAAGAGATACAATAGCATCCTTTACTTATAATGAAGAAGATAAAACATATACTATTACCTTTACAGAAATGCCAAAATTAAATTCTGGTACTATGACAGGTATGCCTGTTAATGTTGGCTCTATCTTAGAAAATGTAGATTCTGGTAGAAGTATTCAATTTGAAATTACAGCAGTAGATGAAAATTCTAAAACTTTTACACTAAAACCTGAAGTTGAAAGATTAGAAGGACTTACTCATCCGTATACTATGGGTATTGAACGTGGTAATATATTTGGTTACGGTTATAAAATAAGAGTACGTAAAATTAATCGTATGAAAAATATGACATACGTAACTGTACCAATTATTCATTCTGGGAGTACCGAAAACCGTCCAACTGAGCACCTCGTTGTTGGCCAAATGTATTTTGACACTACTCTAGGGGCACCTGTATTCTGGAATGGTACAGAATGGATTAAAGGCAATAATGGTGCAGAGATTGATACATCTTCATTAGCTACTAAAGAAGAGTTAGGAACTCTTGCCACAAAAGCAGAATTAAATAATTTAGTTCCTAAGAGTGACTTAACTACTCTTGCTACAAAAGAAGAAATCAAATCTATCCCAGTTGCTAATATTGCATGGACTGATGATAAATACTTCGTATCCAAATATCAAAATGCTAAACTTGGTAACTTATATAACCGTGGGGAGTTTGATAAACTCTTCCCTAAGAAAACCGATTTAGCAATCTATGCTACTAAAGAAGAGCTAGCTGCTGCTATTGCTGCAATACCAGCTCCAACTGTAGATACATCTAACTTTGTAACCAAAGAAGAATTCAATGCTACATTGAATGCTATTAATGAAAAACTTAAACAAATTAGAGGAGAATAGATATGTCGGAAATAGCTAATAAAATCATGCAAACCCTTGAAGGTATTGCTTCTGATATTACTAATGCTAAGTCTACTCTCACACAAAATAATGTGGTACTGGATTCCAGTACCACAAAAACATTAGCTACTGAGATTAATAAACTACCAGAAGCAATCAAATCCTCTACGGTGTTAGATGGGTTTAATAAGGGTAAATTAAGTTTACGTAACGGATTCATTTTTAGTAATAATACTGCTTCCGTTATGGATAATACCAACTGCGTTCCGGTAAATGCATCCGAATATGTTATCCCTAGAGGAGTTAAGTTTGAACTTAAATTCCCTGGGTGGCTTGCTAACTTAGAGTCATATGCTGGTGAGCAAATTACTGATACTGAAGAGTATACCACTACTAACATATTTAAAATTTTCATCGACCATGAAGATCCAGCTGATGCTTTACTATATTTATATAGCTCATACATAATAGATCGACTACAATTTGACTCTGTAGTTAAAAGCTATGTGTTAAAGATAGTATTGAATGGTGAATTCTTTAGACCTGATGAAAATGGATATTATAACTTCAATAGATTCGTATTCCCGTGCTATGATAGTGAATTCTATGTACGTCAACCAGACGGGTCTGAAGTTAAGATTACTAAATTTAAATGTAAAGAGTTCTTCTACTCTGTAAACTATATGCAAAGAACTATATCTGTTGTATGTGATCAGTTAAGCGTTATTATGACAGACATATATGCTATATCTGAATTGAATAGACAATACTCTTACATGCCTAATAACTTCAATGGGGATAGAGAAAATAGGGATGACTGTCATATCATTAATATGCCTAATGTGAATATACAGTATAAGACTATAAAATCACATAGCTCTATCAATTCTAAAAATATTACTAAATTTAGAATTATGGATTATATGGTGAATGCTAGTGAAGACTCTAAACGACTATACCTCACTGGTACTGTTCAAATACGTGTTAATGAAACACCTGAAAATATTGCTAAGCTAAATACAGATGAGCATAAGGCTAATATATTGGATAACGTACCAGTATATAATGCAGATGGAACAAAAAGATTCAATCAAATGACTGGTACATTTGGTGAAACTGATATTACTGTAATCACTACAAATATTCCATATGAGAATAAGAATAGATATAATAATTCTCAAGGCGTTGGATTATATGATAATAGAATTTTGTATGGGTTTAGTGAATATACAAAACGTATTGCTAAACAGAATAAAAATTTTATGGATAATATTCGCTTAGGTAGAGGTAACAATGGTGCTACCTATCTATATTATAAGAATCCTACGACTGGGATTATCGAGCATATGAAATTCAATAAAGATATTATTGCTGACATATATGAAGACTTCCCATTATAAGATTGCTTAGACGGTGCAATAGAGCCAACAGATTCTGAATACAATGATACCAATATTCATACTGATAAGAAAATTAAATTTAGATTTAATGAAAATTCATATAGTGATAAAACGTTATGTCCTCTAACTGGATTTAGTACATACTTGCGTACATATAATGGTATGGCGTTATATTGTAGTGATTGGGGTACAGCAACACTTGTTGATGGTAATTATGCTACTATGAGATCAACGAATTTATTAATCTCCCCATATGATACTGAGTTTTATGGCGGTGGTGATACTCGTATAGAGAGGATATATACAAATAGTGCACCATTAATCTATAATGCAAATATCAAAACTATTAGAGTAGACTCAAAATATACCCCTGGAACTGAGACATTGGAATCTAATGGTATCCTATATCCATTAATGGGTATTGCTAATACTTATCCATATTTAGCAGCAACTAGAAGTTCTGCTCCTACCCCTGCTACACCAATGAAGTATATCATTGATAAGTATACTTTACTTAAAGTTCACCCTGGTAAATTTTTTATCGATAATCTCAAAGGGAGTATATATGTATTTGATGCTAAATCTAGAACTGTAGCTAATTTTGAAAAATATATTAGAATCTTGGTTCCAGAAGATCACTTCCAATTGGGTACTTATGCCTTTAATAAATATAGATTACCAATCTATAACTTGAATGAGACTAAGAAGTATAATTACTCTAATAAAACTTGGGAACCTGTTAATGCAACAACTCCTGATGTTACATATACTAGACAAATGTATGGTGCTGAAGCGAGAGCTGATGGCTTAAGATATGTATAGAATTTATACATGATATTAACATAGCACATGATGGATAGATAGTCTATCCATCTATCTATGACTTTTGTTATTTTTATTAAGGAGGACCTTATGGATAATCATCAAATCGTTGAGACTCTTGAGAATATCATTAAGGATATTACTAATGCAAAAGATGCTCTCAAAGCTAATAATGTGGCATTGAAGTCTAATGCTACTATTTCTTTAGCTGATGAAATTAATAAAATTCCAGATTCCATCAAAGCTTCTAATGAACTAGAAGGATTCAATGGTGGACAAAACACTCTTAAAGGTGGATTCATTTTCCCAAGTGGTGAAAATGTTAGAGAATTAAACGATAGTAATACTACTGTAGCTAAAGCAGATGAGTATGAAGTACCTGAAGGTAAGTATTTGAATCTTACTTTCCCAACTCCAGATATTGCTAATGATCTTAATGAATCTGATATCATTAAAGTTAGATACAATGGACCAATGAACAGTATCTATACTACTGTATTGAACTCTTTGTATAGAACGTATTTAAAACACAGTCTACAATATAGCTATAATGATACTACACAACAACTAACTAACCGTAGAATCAAAGTTCTATTAAAGAAAGAAAATCTTACAGCAGAAGATGGTGTATATAAATTTGATGAATTTGTATTCCCAACTTTCAATACAAACTTCTATGTAGCTGAGAATGATGAAGACAAAGAAGGTACTTTGATTACTAAGTTTGATATTGATAACTTCCACTTCTCTTTAAACTATCGTGGTAAAGATCTCAATATTAAATGTAAGAAAATGACTGTTGATCTAGACTTTGCTACACAAATCATTAGAAAAGAAGTATCTGGTCATGATGGATATCATTATTTAGCTGATAATGACCCTGAAGCGTTAGAATACTATAACCATCGAGATGATAGTGATCGCTATATTATCTACTTACCAGAGTTTAACGTAGAATATGCTAGTACAGATTATGCATATAATGGTCTTAGCTTAGATGCTAACGTTGAGCATGCTACTAATGTACAAATTCGTACAGTAGATGATGACATCAATAAAACATTATTGGATGATCCTAAACATATTGCAAATATCCTACGTTTAGTTAAAGTCTATAATATGGATGGTACTAAGATCTATAATCCTTTAACTAAGGCTTTTGAAGATGTAGCAACAAGCGACCATGTTACAGCGTACCGGCTTACTATGGGTGATTTCATTATCGATAAAGATGAGTATTATAAGAATACCAATAATGTCATGACACTAGACTCTGAGGGCCTAAAACCTATCAACTATAAAAAGCGTATGGCTGAAATAGAAGAAAATACTAAAACTGTAATGCAGGGTCTTACTGTAAATAAAGGATACGTATATTATTTTATGGATGATTCTATTCCAGCAGAATTTATTAGATATGCTGATGATAATACATTTACCGTATACTATCAAGGATTCCCAATGACTAAGCTATTAGAAGGTGCACTTAGAATATCTAAATACTCTACTTCTAGAAATGCTATTAATGCATCTAGTATTGTAAATTTTGAATTCTATGATGAATATGCAAAACGAAGAGCCGATGTATATCCATTCATTACAAACTGTGCATTCGATAGATCTGATAGCGTTGGTTATAATGGAATTAGACTATATACAAACGTAGATACAGTGAAAGAAGATGGAGTAAAATACTCTGTTCTTAAAAATGCAGTAAATACATTGGTATCCCATTTTGACGTGAAGTTATATAATAATGGGGATCCTGATATGTTGGAAAGTAATACCAACGGACTAGTTGAAAATATCAAAACTGAGGCTGCTCCATTAGTATACAATGAAAATATTAAAAGTATCAAAATTGTATCTGATGGTAAAAAACGTGGTGTATTGAAATCTCTACTAGGATATGGTATGATCTATCAAACATTCAATGGGTCGAAAGTACCTGAAAAGCCTGCAAAACCAATGAAGTATGTCTTAGATAAACAGTCTACTATTGAAGCATCTAAATCTAAAACTTACCAATCTAAAGTTGGTAAATACAGTACAGTCATCTTAGGACCATATACTACAGATGAAATGGCACAATATGTGGATAAATACGTTCATGTATGCGTTCCAGAAGATCATAATGGTCTAGGTAAATACAGCTTCTGTAAGTTCCGTTTACCTTTATACAACTTAGATGAAACTAAGAAGTATAACTATTCCAAAAAGAAATGGGAACCTGTTGGGGCATTAACTGATGACAGCACTCCTATGGAAGACTTATACTCCAATGATATCTTAGAATCTAATGACAATTTAGAAGTATTCCAAAATAGGTTCGAATTCCCTACAGAAGCAACTTCTAATACTCCTATGGAAGAATACGATCACTTATAATTAATATAGAAAAATTCCAGAAGAGGTTAATCCTCTTCTGGGTTTTCTTTACAATATAATAATGAAAGGAGAATTTCTATGAAAATATCAAAAGACTTCACTGAGCTACTAAAGAAATCCTTCCGCCATATTGGTAATGATATTAGTGCTCAAAGACCTGCTACCTTATTAGATCAAACTAATATTTCTTTCTTGAAAACTATTGAACTAGACAAAACTATAGTAAACCAATGTCAAGGGTTTACTTTTGACCCAACTGTAAGACGCTTTATCTTGGGTTGCTGTAATCCAGATAACTCTAAACAACGTATTTATGAATTAAATATGGATATGTCTGTATATAGAACTACTGATTTCGAAGGTGTTGACAAACTAGGTCACGTTAATACACTATTCATGGATGAAGGTGTTATTAGAGCAACTAATGGTGCTGCTAATGGTAACCGTATCTATAATATTAACCGTAATAATATTGGTGAACTTGAATTAGGTGAATTCAAAGACTATCCTCAAAAGTGTTTCAATATTTGTAAAGACTTAGATGGTTCTGGTAGATACGTATCTGTAGTTCCAGGTGAATCTTTCAGTACTCGTAAGATTCGTATCTATGATGATGAGACTCTATCTAAGCATACTGAGTATATCGTACAAGTAGATGAGACTAATAATGATTCTAATGGTGCATACTTCAAAGGTGATACAATCATCTTTGCTGTAACAAGACGTTTGATTGAATGCCGTCTAATCGGTAAAGAGTTCAAAGTAATTCGTGAAATCGAAATGGAACCATACTGTGAGATTGAAGACTTTGTTTATGTAGATGGTGATATCTACATGGCAGCTAACTCTCATGACTACGTTCGTATTTACAAGTATTCCAGTAAACGTTCTTATTATAACCATATCAACAATGACTACTTAAACAATGGTATCACTGTTGGTAATATGGTTGGTTATCACGGTAAGTCTGCAGATGGTAGTACTAATCTAGTAATCGCTAAAGTAAACAAAAACTCTAACCTAGAGATGGGTGATAAACGTGCATCTACTATTATCATTGGTAAAGAACTTAAACACTGGGATGGTGGTAATGCATCTTATACAGTTTTGACTACTAAGCACTATGATGTAGCTGTATATAAGAAAGCTACAGTAGATGAGAAGCTTAAAGCTATTACAGATCGTATTACTGCATTGGAAAATAAGTAGACCGGTAATATTATTACCCCCAAACATTAGAGTATAAGACATTTATCACTCTATAGGAGGTTTACTATGGGTATGAAAAATGTGGGTTCCTTTCTTAGAGAAGAAGGGAACTCCCTTATTTTTAAGGGAGATGGTGAACTAGTTTACTATATCCCAGAAAGTTATTTTAGAAATGATGGGCATATGAAATATGCAGAAGAAGCTGGTGAGTATATTAATACCCTAGGGTTATTCTCCTATGAAGTCTTTGACTCTAAAGGAAAGTCACTATATGGTGTTAAGTTATTTAATCATCCAGTACTTATTTCTTGCATGCCATCATCTATTGAGAAAGTTAAAGATTATATCCTAGATAAGAAGATCCCAGTACCTGTAGATTATCGTATCTTAAGATTTAAGAAAGATGATGTTGCTATAGTAAACATTGGGTCCCCTGAAGATATCACTAACGTAGAAAATATGTTTAGAATCTTTATGATCACTGGTAATATTCCAAATGTAATTGCTTATGATAAGTTACATTCTTTCTTAATGGATTCCATCAAATTCAATGGTTCATCTTTCGGTATCTCTGCACAGATGTTTGGTATCTTAGTATCAGAGCTCTGTAGATCAGTTAAAGATGAATCAGTTCCATTCCGCTTAGCTAAGGAAACTGATATGCATAAGTATAAACCAGTATCAATCAAAATGGTACCTAAGTATATCTCTGCATTTACAGCATTGACATCCGAGAACTGGGATGATGCGGTAGTCAACTCTATCATCAATAAGAACACAGTTGACTCCCCAATGGAAAAGATCCTTATGCAATAGCCATAATTAACATATGAATAAAAGTTTAAATAGAATCCACCATTCGGATCGTTTATAACTATTATTTATAAAATCTATTAAGGAGGAAATAAAAGATTATGATTGGTACAAAAATCATTCTTGAAGACCAAAGTTATATTCCCTCTCTGAATGTAGCCGACTCTACTACAAGACCAATTGTATTTGCCGGATTTACTTCTGACAAAGGGACTGAAGAATATACTAAATGGCAAGGTGAAGATTTCTTCGATCAATATGGTGAAATCTCTTTTGCTCGTCATGGTCAACCATTACTCCAAGCAGCTAACGTAATTAACAACGGCGGTATCGTTTATGCGAAACGTGTCGTTGACCCTACTTCTCGTTTAGCTATGCTAGGTGTAGTTGCTCATGTAAAAGAAATTTCTCGTCAAGAAACTCGAATCAAAATGGATCCTTTGACTGGATCTCCTATCACAAAAGAAGATGGATCTTATGTGACTGAGGAGTTATACTGGAAAGCTGTTGACGTAGCTCAATTCTCTGAACCAGCACAACGTCCTTTATATACTAAAGACGAAGCTGGTGCAGATGGTGTTGCTGCTATGTTTAAAGTTTGTCAAGTTAACTACTCTGTAGAAACTTTAGATGCTGAAGAAAACGTTCATGGTAACGACTATGTAGCTACATCTAAAGCTTTCTATGACAAATACAAAAACAAAAAAGACAACAAATTCCCATTGTTCTTAGTAATGGATAATGGTCGTGGTGTGTCTCAAAAGAGTATTACTATCTCCCTCGATAGCACATTATCTCGTTCTGCACAATCTGCACGTTACGTAATTGATATCGATGAAAATAATAATACATTAGAATCTATTGTATTCTCCTTGAACCCTTCTGAAGTAGAGGCTGGTTACAATTTATTCTTTGACTCTGTTGTAAAACGTAATTCTAAACAAGTTAAATGCTTCGGTTATGAAGATCAAATGCAATTATTCTACGCTAAAGTAGCAGCTATTGCTGGCTTGTCTGAAACTCGTTTACGTGAATCTGATATCATTGGTGCTCGTACTTGGAAAGGTGAAGCTTTCAAAACTTTCGAAGTATTAGAATCCACTAATGATGGTGTAGCTACAGTTAAACTTGATAGCTTCGCTGGTCATTCTTTAGTTGGTGGTTATAATGGTGATACTTTTGGTACATCTCCAATCTCTAACTATAAAGGCGTGACTGACTCCACTTCTGTATATTCTACAGAAATGGCTAAAGTATACAATGGTACATTCAATGATGATATCTTTGATATCGATAACAACCCAATTGATATTGTTGTCGATGCAAACTATCCACACATTGTAAAACGTGCTATTGAAAACTTATGTAACTTCCGTCAAGACGTATTCTTCTTCCGCGATATGGGTACTAAAGGTCTTACAAACATTCTTGCAATTAAGAATGCTAAGACTTTGAATACTGGCGGTAATACACGTTACGTTGCGACTTACTGTCAATACTTTGACGTATTCGATCCATATACTCGTAAACAAATTACAGTAACTATGGGTTATGCTATCTCTCGTTTGATTTGTATGCACTTTGCTAATGGTCGTTCCTTAGTATGTGCTGGTCAAAACAACGGCTGGGTAGTTCCAGAAATCATTGAAGGTACTTTATCTTACGTTCCTAAAGTTACTCCTGCAGGTGACCAAGTTGCTGAAATGGATGACTTACATATCAACTTCGGTAAATACTACAATGGTATCTTCTCTCTTGCATCCGAATATACATCTCAAGATATCTATACACAATTAAGCTTTGCTAATAACGTATTGGCTATCCAAGAGTTGATCAAACAAATTCGTATTGCATGTCCAAAATCTCGTTATAAATTCATTACAGGTACTGACTTTGAAGACTATAAGAAAGACGTACAAGCGGTTATTGATGCTAATGCTAATAAATTTGCTTCTATTGCTATCGACTTCAAAACTGATTCTGTATATGCAGCTAACAAGATTGTTTATGCGGTTATCCAAGTATCGTTCCGTGATTTCGCACAAGCTGAAATCTTCCGTATCGTTGCTATTCCAATCGCGACTACAAATGTTAGTGCCACTGTTTAATATAGGAGGATAAATAACTATGGCTGGACGTACTGCTGGTGCTGTTAACTTTATCTTCGACGGCACTAAAGAAATCCGCGACTTAACGAACTATGCGTTATTCCGTGGTGTAACTGACTGGGCTCAATTATATCAATTCAACCAATTTGAATCTGGTTATGGCCTATTCTTGGTATTGACTATCCCTGAATTCTTGAAAAAATTGAGAGATAAATCTGATCAATACCGTAAACTTATCGATACATACGTACATGTATTGGAATATGAATTCCGTGGTTTGGATGGCATTGATAACATGACTTCCGAAACTGCAGAATTAACAAACGGTGTAAAATCCATTAACGTAATCAACAAAGTTAATAGCCAATCTGGTTCTACTTTCAGTATGCGTTATTTCGAAAAATCTGGTTCTATCATGACTAAAGTTCATGAGTTGTTCTTACGTGGTATTAAAGACCCTACAACTCAAGTTAAACATTATCATGGTCTTATCGAAGATGGTACAATCACAGAACCTGGATTTGATAAAGAAGTATTCAGCTTCTTATACATCGTAACAGACAATACTTTGATGAATGTAGAAAAAGCTTTCTATATCGTAGCTGCTCAACCAACAAATGCTGACTTGAATATCTACAATATCGAACGTGGTGATATTGGTTTCAAAGAATTATCTGTAGAATTCTCTGGTTTCCCTATTACGAATACAATCATCAACCAAAAAGCTCAAAGCTTACTTGATTGGGTTCGTCAAGGTACAATCTGGGATGAGTCTGAAATGACTTACACTGGTGTTAAAAACATGACTCCTTACCATACAACTCTTACTGGTAATGGTGAAGGTAACACTGGTAAAAAGACTACATGGTCTGGTAAATAGGTTTGTAAATAATAGAATAAACAAATGGACTAGGGGTTTATCTCCTAGTCCACTTATTCTTTATTTTCTAGTAACAATATAATGACTGCGTATGAAGATAAAATGAAAATGGGTCATCCGCCCACTTTGTGTACTTTACTCCTAAGTACGGACAAATAATATACATACACACTGCTTCGTGAAATCTTCTTAAAAATAAATCGAATACCTTACGCTTGATTTACGTTAAAATATATATGAAATGGAATCTATGATTCAAATATGAACAAATACACTGCTATAACAATTCTGAACTGCTCATTTTCATACGTAGTCACTCCTGCTTTGTGTCCTTGGTTTCCGGTACAAAGTATTTCACCTCTCACACATAATGATAAACGACAGGAATTATAATGGTCATAGGCTTTAATAGCCTATGACCATATAGTTCTGTTTAAATACTCTAGTAGCTTTCTCCACCACCATCTCCTGGTGGTTGCATAGCTGCATATTCAACTTTAGTTGCTTCTTTAACACGTTGGATCATTTCCATATCTAAATAGCTTTCAAGCATCTTAGCTTTTAGATTATTAAAGAACATTGGTTTTGCATTTTCATCTAATTCATCAGAGAATGCTTCAGCTGCTGCTTGAGCAACATCATTAGCATTTTGAATGATTTGGTTAGTATTAGTGAGATTCAAGAACATCGGTGTTGGTAAGTTAACATTAATAACAGCTGTTGGATTATTGAATTCACCTCTATAAAGCTTAGTCATAATAGCAGACAAGAATCTATTAGCGATAGTCTGTCTATTATATACTTTCTTTAAGAATCTACTATTAGACATAGTTGCTTGGATAGCATAGTCCATAGATTGTCTAGCCTGTACGATTTCAACTGGTACATCAGTACTATTAACAGCCATGTTTTGTAGCTTCTCCATCAAGTCAGTTTGTGGATCAATCTGTTGTCCTTGCATAACTTCAAATTGTACTGGAGAGTTACCACTATTGTCTGTTGGAATAACGAAGTCATTGAATCGTCCTAAGATATTTAATACATTCTTCATAGACTCTAATTGACGAATGTTGAAGTTTTGACGTTTCAATTGGTCAATAGTAGTTAATAGAATCTTAGAGATATTGGTATCAATACCGGATTGTTTTACATAGTAAACACGACGGTCTTGAGATCTAGTCATAGCACCAATAGTATTAGTGATATATAGACCGATGAATAACTTAGCTGGTATCATAGCTTTATATAGATCAGAGATACCTCTATACGTGTTAGGATCCAATCTATAGTAGCAATGAACTACATCATCAGGTGGTAAGAATGTAACAGTATACTTATTCTTCTTACCGAATTGGATATCATGCTTCAATACGGTATAGATTTCTTTAGATAGATCTTTATTGAGCTTAATAAACTTACTATCAATAGCTGCAGATAACTTAGATGCAACTGTTTTAACTACACTATCAGAGATAACTGCAGCATTCTTAGTTGCATTTAAATCATTTACACCAATACCTAAAGAGTTAACTGGGTTGGTTGTATCACCTACAGGGAAGTCTTCATCTAGACCGAATACTTTATCATTCTCTAAGTATGCATAACCTAATATTAGGTCATCAATCCTAATAGGGATGATTTTATATCGATCTAGTTCTTTGAATAGACATCCATTTAATCCCCAATCACCTTTAAGATCTCTATTAATTTTATCTACATCAATAAGACCATTACTTGTCGTATCATCATAGAATGGACTAGCATCTAATTTATCATTAGCTACTAGAGATACTGTACTTGCTGTAGCTTCACTGAAGTTTACAGCAGATTCTTTAATAGCTTTGAATCTACTAACTGCTTTCTCATGAGCAATAATCTCTCTAGATAGAGCATTACTCATATTGAATTCAATATCCACCTCTGTAGGGATATCATCTCTCTTTGTAGCTCTAACAAATACATCTCCACTCTCTTTAAGATTAGGAGATATATTGATTAAACCAGACTCAATGAAAGATACAGACTCTTGAGTCGTAATATACTTATTATCTGGATTATCTAGAAGCTTCTTAATAGCTCTTTCATATGGTACGATATAGTAGAATCGTTCACCATACTTAGAGGTATTGTAGATAATATCTTGGAATTTCATCAATAGATCGTACTTATCTTTTAGTACTTTGATATTATTGAAGAATTCATCTTTAGCTAGCTCTACAGATACATTCTCATCTTTAATAAAGATAAAGTCCTTAGAGAAGTGGTCAGATGAGATTACATTATCACATAATACACCAATAGCATCTTCTAACATTGGCATATATTTACAGATCATATCAATCTCTGCATCAAATAGTCTTAGACTACGATTACTAAAGAATGCATTATAGATACTACCATCATTAGATAGATCATTAAAGATTTTATCAAAACCATCTACTACTTGTCTATCATTTTGATACTCTAGGGTTTTAGCATATAGAGTACTAATAGAAGATAAGCCAGTAGAGTAGTTAATGTCATTGATAATCTTACCCATAGAAGTATTAATTCTATCGGAGAGATGTTTTAGTTCACTATCTCCATCTGGTGGAGTATAGTACGTTCGTTTATATATATCAGCAACGCCAGTTCTAATACGAGAGAACAAGGATTCTTGTTGCTTGACATTTTGTTCGTCTGCCATTATCGTTCCTCCTTTGATTATTTAAATGTTTTCCGTATGCTAAATAAACGAATCTGGCTATAGAGTTGAATCTCTATAGCCATTATTCTTAGTATGGTAAAAATAACATTGATTGATTTACGACAATGCCATTACGTTTAGTTATCTTAAATCTAAGAACGTTAAAGTCCTTATTTGGTGCATTATATACTGTAGCTACCACATGATCAGACTTCAATGTTGGTATAGCCGATTTAGGAATATCAATCATATATCCACCTACATTGATTCTGAATGCTCCAGTAGATGCACTACCAGCCATAAGTTCATTATAGCAATCTGTATTATGGAACTCATCAGTTCTAGTTATAATATTATCATCAATTTGATATTCTCTTAGACTATTCATACAAGCTTTAACATACTCAGCATCCCAATTGAATACAGATACAACTGGTTTATGAATAGCTATCTCTGGATTATCTTTAGATGGTTCTAGTTGAGTAATCTTACCGAGATTCTTTAAGTCAGATATATTAACCAATAGATTATTAATATGAGGACTTAGATCAACCATATAACTTGTAGTCTGGAAGTATGATTTCTCTGGTCCTATACCAATGATTGGATTGATATAGTTTCTATCATATAGAATCTTATCACATTTCAAAAGCTTACTTATAGAAAGTAAGCTTTCGATATCAGATTGGCTTAATGGGAAATGTATAACCATTATAATCCTCCTGGCATTTGTCGTTCACTATAGATAGCATTCATATTCATACTACCAAATCTAGTTAGAGCTGGTAGATAATCATTATATTCAACTTCTAATGGTTTAACTAACTCGCCTTTACTATATACTTTGAATTCATTCTCAGTAGATAATCTACCAGATGCAAATAATGTAGATACTTCATCAACAAGTTCACTATAATTTGGAAGACCTAACCATCTATTACCAAATGTCAAGTGATCTTGGGTTACCATATCTTCAATAAATGCAGAGCTTGCATCTTTATCATCTTCAAATTCAATCTTACCAATCTCAGATGGAGAACTTAAGTTAAATTCTCTATTGATACTAGGGTATAGTGAGCTAAAGTCAAAGTCAACTAAGTTATCACATAAGAAGACTGGAATACCATTGATCTTTAGTTTAACTGAATCATTAACCAAGTTAGGGTCAGCTACGAAAGCGCCGTCAAACTTCTCAGATGGTTTCTCTCTAGTCTTATTAATATTATTACCAACAACTAATCCAAGATCGAAATAGAAGTCAATTTGCTTATTACGTAGATAGATTGTTTGTCTATGTACTTTAGAGAATCTAGTGTTATTCAATACACTAGAGTTATAGATATATCCGATATCATCTGTAGATTCTTCAATACATACTTGGACTAATACGTCGACAATATTGTAGAATACAAATGTCTTAAAGTCTAAAAATGGTAACTTAGCCAAGTCTGTAGTGATATGATGATAGTTCAACTTTTGTACACCACAGATTTGAGCACCAATATCATTCAACTTAAATGATGCAAATGCAGATTGACCTTTACGACGAGATGCAAATTGAATCATTTGGTCTAAGTATACTGTATAAGAAGATATATATGCATAATCACCACGTTCTGCATAGTTGTTTTCCATTCGAGTATCAATAAAGTATTCAGCTTTAGGATTCATCTTAAAGTCTGGATGACACATAATACTCTCTGGACGATATCCTAAGTTACGAATACGTTGAATCAAATATGGAATATCGAATGCCATATTCCATGCCAATAAGAAGTCAGGTTCTTCTGTATTGATTTGCTTAAACATAGAAGCTAGTAATTGAATCTCTTGGTCAAAGAATCTTACATTAAACTTATAACCATAGATATTGAACTTACGTTGTCTATTCTCATCACCAATAGCATATTCAATAAGTTGTCTTAGTTCTTTCTCAATTTGACCACTAGCTACTTGGTTCTCAAACTCTTGTACTAATGGATTTCTTGGATCTCTAAGAATATATGTATTGATTACCCCAGCATTGATATAGGTAACTACATTTACTGGAGCTTCACCTGGTTCTGGGAAATCACCTGCAATATCAGAAATATCAACCTCGATATCTAGATATGCTTTACTTACAGATTGAATGTCATTCTTGAATAATCTATTAAACCAGAATCTATAATGGTCTTCAATGTTTTGATCAGAGAAGAATACTTGATTCAAAGTATGTAACTTAGCATTCTCTCTATATTCACCATTGGCAATATTATTCGTAAAGAATTTCATATTACCAGTTGCTTGTGCGATACATTTCTCTAAATCTTTATTAGGACATTGAATCGCTTCTACTTCATCTTTAGGTAAGAAGTCATAATGATGAGTTAACTTCTCTGGTTCTTTTGCTAAGAACCAAATATATTCTGGGTCTTCAATTTCACATACATGCTTCTTACCAGTATTATTATCTTTAGCTACTAAACTCAATGTCGGTTTAGTCCATTTTCCGTTATCTTGTTTATACGGTTTTGCAAAGAATGTTTGCAGAATCGTTAAGTTATGGTCTTTTGGGAACTGGTTAAATATGTTTAAAATGTTAGCCATATTTAAAATCCTCCTTTGTATTTACACCTACTTTAATGTATCTGGGAGGTTAACTTTTTATAATTCGACGATTTTAGACAGTGTAAGATATAATACATAGAACTTTAAAATAAACCCTTATAAGGAGGAATTACTATGCAATATAGAGAGGCCATTATAGATGGCAATATCACTGTTGAAGAGCCAACTACTAGTACTAAACCTAACTTTAGTGGCTCATCTGTATTTAATAAATTTGCTACTGGTCAAGGTAAAAGCATCGTTGTAGAAAGATCTCCTATCGATGAAGATACTTTGATTAAACCACGTAAACGTGGTAGACCTAGAAAAAATAAAGATAGCAATGATATCACCGTTGGTGGTGATACAGAAGAGATTATGACTAATAAGCCATATATCGATTCTTATGAAGAGACTAATGATCTCATCAAAGTTATGATTAGTCAAATTGATGGTCTCCAAGGAGAACTTAAACAAGAGTTCAATGATATTAGGTTATCTAAGATCCGTGGTAAGTATCAATATCTAACTGATATATCTGCTACTATCTCTTCTCTTTCTAGTACTAAACTATCTGCCATTAAAGAGCTTAACTCTGTTATCTCTAAATGTCACGATATGGAACTTAAACGTACTAAAGAACTTAAACTTGATACTACAGGTAATGATGAAGCAGCTATCATGGGCTTATATGAAAATATCATCAATACTCCACGTCAACAACTTGAAGGTGGTTTCATTCCTCCAAGATTAGAAAGTGGAGATATTCCATTAATGGTACAACCTCAAGGTGGTATGGATATATTCCAACCTATGGTAACTAATGATGAGTTATTTACTCCTGAACAAAATCGTATGATTATGGAGCATAACCCTGATGTTAAGACTGTAGTTGTATATGATCCTAAAACGGAGTCTAGAGAATTCCGTGCTATGAATATTAAAACTGGTGAGCAAATCCAAAATATTAGTTTACCAGACCCATTCTTGCTAGAAGATATGAATATCAACTTCCAAACAGGAGTTGCACGTAACTCTAACTTGAATATGAACTTCCCATTGGCTACTATTGAAAATGGTATAGTTAAGCTTGTAGAATCTAATTATTAACAAAAAAGAAAAAAATAAAAGAGAAGAGTAGAGGTCAACCTCTACTCTTCATCTTCTTCTAATAAGCGATTGATTTCATCAATTCCTAATTTTAAAGCTGTTAAATATGGGGCCCAACCCATATCATCATATTTATTTGTGGTATTTAACATCTTTAATACATATTCACCATTTTCAACAATAGCGAATGTATCATTTGAATTAATATGCCCTTTTAATGGATGTAATACCGTAAAATAATCTTCATAATAACAGAACACGCTGCTTAGAATATTATTTTCAATCATATCAACATGGAACTTCTTTAAGATAAGTTCTACCATATCCATTACTTTAGATACTTCATAAAATTTAGATTTAGTCATGATGATTTCCTTTCTCGCCTGCGGCTAAATATATAAACTAATCATCATATCACACTAATAATATATGTCTATATATATATCCACTATTACAAAAAAGAAAAGCAGGAAGGAGTAGGGATTAAATCCCTACTCCCTTTACACATTTACTTTAGGCTATGCTGCCCTACTTAAATGTATATTTATTGGTATTTGCTAACTATATCAGAAATGATCTTAATCATGATACGAGTACCATGTGTAGCAGCTTCCATTTCATTAATGATTTCTTCACGATCCGCTTTAGGATCTACTTTAAAGTCAGCAAAATCACTAATCCATTTCTTAACCGATTCACCTAGTAATCTAGAAATATTAGTTAAGTATTCTAACTTAAAGTCAGAGATAAGATCGATCTTTCTATCATCGAATACAAAGCTTTTACTTTCATCATTATCTTCGATTACGAATACTAATTCATTATGATCTTCACCAGCGTAGAAGAATACCTTATCATTACCATCAATGATAATAGATGGGCTATCTTCTTTAGTGTATTTATACATGATATCACTAATCACCTTTAGGTTCTTATTGATAACATATTCAGATGCCTTAATGGTTTCATAGTCATTAATAAACTCAGGTTTAGTACTAATAGTCATTTTCTTTTTCTCCTTTGACTGCTCTAATTGAATGGTATATTTTTTAACTAGGGTATGTAGAATCTTAGTTAAAGTCGTAAATGACTTTTCAAATTCATTTCCCCATTTACCATTGTCTTTAACTCTCCATAGTTTATCACCCATCTCTATTGCTATCTCTTTATCATAGCATTTAGCAGTAAATGTATTATCATCTACTTGAGTGACATCTGTAAGTTTAAGTTTATCTGCAATATAATTTAGATTAGTTAAAGTTGCGTTACGCTTAAATGAAGTAAGCTCATTGGCTAGTTCATGTATGTTTCTTACTTCATGGATATTTCCATCAGCATAATGTAGAACCCATAAGCTAGCAGTCATCATAACTAACTCTGTATATGAAGTTAAATATTTGATCTTAAAAGTTTGATTGGCAATATTAATATATTTAAGATCTAAAGCTACTATAAGTTCAGTAATCTTCTTAGCATCTAAACTTTCATTAGACTTTGTTATCATAAGATTAGCTATCATAGCTACATCAGCTACGTTATTGATGATATAATGATTCTGATCATACTCTATCTTGAATTGATCATCACTATACAGTCTACCATATTCATCTTTATACCAGATTAGATAAGCCTGATCTTGGGTATCATATTCATGGTTAATACCTTGATTTGTTAACTCATCTAATATGTCTTGTATATTATTCATACTTTCCCTCAAATGTCTTCATATAATCTATCTTCTCAGAACTAGACATTCGTTCAGCTGTAGCTAAAGCTTCACGTAAGTCTAAGTAAGTAAAATTAGATAAGAATGTACTAACATCATCAGACTTAATACCTTTAAATAGATTGATGATACGAGTGATAAATGACTCTTTATTCCCACTAATCGTTCTATTCATCATATATAGATTAGATGCATTCTTATTAGCATATTCACGAGACATGTTTCTGATAGCATTATATCTTTCAAGATCTACTGTCTCTAGTCTTATTAGAAAACAAACTAACTCTTGTTTGCCTAATTTAAATAGTCCCATATTCCTTCTCCTTTGCTAATTGAGCTTCTAATTGCTCTATATGCTTCTCTAATAGATAGATCTTCTTATGAAGTTTTACACTATCATCATTGTGTATGAGCTTAACTTCATCAGTAATAACCTCAGGTTGTTCAGCTTGAACTGCCCCTAAGGAACCTAGTAAAATTGCTGTTAAGATAACTAACTTTTTCATACATACCTCCATTAGTAATTAAATATCATTAGGATTGTGTTCGTAATATTCTTCCCAGAACTCTGCATTCTCTCGTCTATCACGTTCACGCATCTTTTCTTCTAAACGAATATCTTCCAATTCAGCTTCTTCCACTTTAGGATCATCAAACCATCCACGAAGAAGTAAGAAGGATTCAGCCATTCTAGCAATCTTGAATCTATCATCTTCATCAATTGCTTCGAATGAATTATCTCTATACATTTGATGGAATAAGTTAACCATCATGTATAATGGATATGGATTAGCTCTAAGAAGAGCCATTGTTGGCATAGTAATACTCAAATGACCATCATAAGTGAAGTAGATATTATTGATAGTGAAGTTAATAATACCTTTCTCTTTATCAACGGAGATATATACATCTCCTGTAGTTTTACTATCTAATTTATAAGATACATCTTCAGTTAATGCATCAATAAAGTCATAGATGTAATCATTAGCTGTATCAAATGCTCCATAGTATAAGTCATTCATGATATATACCTCCTACTAGTATAAATATTTGATCATATCTTTAATACGATTACTTGCTAAGTCTGCAGATACAGCCATAGCTAAACCAACAGATTCTAATTCTTTAGACAGATATTTGAATCTAGTAACTAATGACTCCATTTGTTCTTTAGTAAGATTCTTAGTAATTGAAGTCGCTAGCTTATTAGTAAGTTGAATGCCTTCTTCTCCATCTGGACTAATAAATAGTATACAGCTTGGGTCTATTCTTACATCAGAACCATCTTCTAATTTTGTAAAGTAGATTCCGTCTCTACATAGATCTTTTGTTAAAATACCAATATCTACGTTTAGCATGTATTCACTAGAGTATACAGTATTATAGATGTCTCTAATTTCAGTTGGTTTCATTTTAGTTCTCCTTCATAAAAATTAAATAAGATTGGGTAAAGGCCACTAATGGACCTTTACCCATAAGTTACTTAAATATTATCTTCTTGTAACGATTGTCCCATAGGAGTCACGTTTCAAGTATTTAGTAGATTCTTGTGTATGAACACGTTCAGCATTACGATTTCTATCTACACGGAAACGCATTAATTCTGGACGGAATTCATCTACAAGACGTTGGTCAATATGTTGACCTAGAGCTCTAGCACGTTCGATTGCACGATGAACTACTTCAGCGAATTCGTAACGAGTTAACATACGATCGCCTTTGAATAAGCCATCTTCGTAACCAATTACTAGACCGCGTCTAGCTAAGTCATCAACTGCTACATAAGCCCAATGATTTTGAGGTACATCTGGGAATACTACGTTTTGATCTTGAGGTAAATCTAAACCAAGAACGCTATTCAAGATTGCTTTGAATTTTTCATTGTCAGCTTTAAGAGCTGCAATTTCTTTCTTAGCATCAGTTAAGTCTTTAGCCATGGATACTTTAGAACGGGATACATTAGATTTAGCACCCACTTTATAGGATACACCTGCATTGATAACAGTATCACCATTACCTACAGTGGAACCTACAGTGAACATTAAATCTTCGTTAGGACGGTATGCTGCACCAATAGCTACTGCATTGGATCCTTTGAAGTGACCATAACCAGCCATAACGTCTAGTTTGTGATCAGGATCAAAGTCCAATGGATGTAAGCCTGCTAAAGCTGCAGTACCAGCGATACCTCTACGAGCTTCTTTTTGATTAGCATTGATAGCTTTGCTTAATTGACCATTGTTACCATTAATATTATTGATAGCATTATTCAATTGATCAACGTTTACTGCATCAGAACCATTTTGACCAGCTTTAACATTAGTGATTGTTTTATCACCAGCATTGATACCATCATTATTGATAGTCACACCACCATTGAATTTAGCGGAGTCAATATCTTTTAAGTTCTTATTAAGATCGAATTTAACTACACCATTTGGAGCTACAGAAGCTGTAGTGTTGTTACCATTAGTGAAGTCAAGTCCATTAGTAAGAGTGGTAGTATTAGCTGCACCACCATTAGCTTTATAAGTTAATGGAGTTACTTTAGCTGCATTACCACCATTGTATGTAGTAGTAACTACATCGGCACCATTTTCATTCACTTGACGAGTTACTTTAATAACATCATCACCTTTGAATTGAATAGCATCTTTAGCGATATTACGTACAGTGTTTTTACTTACGTATACACCGTACTGAGCGTTAGCATCGCCAGTGGATTTACCATTAGTTACACGTACTGCAGCGATGTTGTCAATTTGATTATCAGCTACTACAGATTCAACTGCTTTATTCTTAGCCAATTCATCTCTTAGTTGATCAACGTTTACACCATCAGTACCATCGATACCTTTACCGACTTTAACGATACGTTTGCCACCATTGTTAAGACCTTTATCTGTTAAGGAGATTTCATCTACAGGGTTAGCATCACCATCGTTAGTCTTAATACGCATACCATCATATTTGTAGCTAGTATGGTATTCGTCATTGTTAGTACCAGAACCACGGTAAGTCATATTAAGACCTTCAGTAGTGTAATGAGATTCATTATTACCGTCATTCAAGTTTACAGAATTAAGGTTATTCAAATCTTTAGTAGTAGATACAGTATAAGTACCATGATCATCATGTACTGTGATATTATCACCAGCTTGAACAATAGTCTTAGTATCTTCTACATACTTCTTCAATTGGTCAACGTTAACTGCATCAGTACCAGCTACACCAGCTTTAACATTAGCAATTACATGACCACCGTTGTCTAAACCATTACCATTCAATTTAACTGTACTAGAGTCAACTGGATTAGTAATAGTAATACCATTAGGTTGAATAGTTGTAGTTTCGTTAGTACCATCACCAACTACTACAGATTTCAAACCAGTCAAATTGTCAGCTACGGAAACATTGTATTCTTTATTACCATTAGCTGCAACTGTTTCTTTTACAACTGCATTCTTACCTTGAGTTACAGTAGTAACTGTGTTAGTATCAACCACTTTGTTCTTAGCTAATTCATCACGTAATTGACCAACGTTAACTGCATCTGTGTCATTAACACCTTTACCAACATTAGTGATTGTATTACCACCATTGTTAAGACCTGTTGGGTTCAATGCTACAGTTTTAGTACCATCTGGACTAGTGATAGTAATAGATTCACCAGTGATGTTTTTATTCAAACCTACAGTGTAGTTATGATTACCATCATCTTTAACTACTACGTTAGAATCAGCAGATTTAACTGTAGTAACTGTATCTTTATCATGATCAGCTACGTATTGTTTCAATTGGCTAACGTTTACTGCATCAGTATTTTCAACACCAGCTTCTACACCGTTAATACGTTGCATACCAGCATCAATACCATTTGTTGTAAACTTAACAGCTTTATCACCAACTTGTGCACTAACACCAGTTAAGTCATAAGTAGTATTATCTAATGTTTCATTATTGACTAACCACATGCCTTTACCATTTAGTTGGTTATCAAAGTCGCCATTGATCATTTTGATTTTACCACGTTCTACATATGTACGATCAGCACCTTGATTAGCAGGATCATTGAAGCTCATGTATTTCATGCCTTCAACTACATTGCTTAAATCTACTGTGTAAGTATTAGTATTACCAGCTGTTGCAGATTCAACTTTAACATTGTTGCTACCAGCTTTAACTACAGTATTAGAACCAGCTTTACCAACTTTGCCTTTAAGGTCAGCAATGTCTTTAGTATTATTAGTAATACGAGTTTCGTGATTGTTAATAGTAGTATTCAAAGGAGCAACTTTGTTGTTCAATTGATTTACGTTAACTGCATCAGTGCCCTTAACGCCTTCTTTTACATCATTAATAATCTGATTACCTGCAGAGATACCATTTGTAGTAAATGCTACACGGCGTTCATTTCCTTCTGATGTAATACCATAATTATTAACATTAGTCGTAGAACCGTCAGCATTAGCTGCTACAGTAAGATTAGACTCTGACATGATAGCATTACCGTCAGCACCATTTATAGCCATTTGACGACTATTTACTATTGCTGTACTTACATTATTATCGTCAGCATCTTTCTCTGCAATAGTAAGATTATTATTACTAATTTTAGTAATACCAACTGTTAAAGAGCCTTCTTCAGTCAAATTAACATCTTTGTTTAATGCTACTTTATATTCGGTATCACCATTAGATTTAACACTACTTGTTACAGTTGTATTATCACCAGCTACAACAGTAGTACGTTGACCAGCTTTACCAACTTTACCTTTAAGGTCAGCAATGTCTTTAGTATTAGTAGTTACTTGATTACGAGTTTTATTGTAATCAGCTGTTAAGTTCGTGATATTTGTCGTATTAGTAGTAATACGAGTTTCATGATTGTTAATAGTATTAGTCAATGGAGCAACTTTGTTGTTCAATTGATTTACGTTAACTGCATCAGTACCTTTAACACCTTCAGATACATTAGTAATTACTTGATTACCTGCAGAGATACCATCAGTTGTAAAACGAACTGTCTTACCACCAACAGATGCTGTTACACCAGTTTTATTAAAGCTAGCTTGATCTAAAGTATTAGTATTTTCAATAGTAACACCATTAGCAGATAGAGCTGTATTGTCATCACCATTGAAGAAGTGTGCTTTTTCTTTAGTTACAATAGAACGTACTTCATCAGTTTGATTAGCAAACTGAACAGAGTGCATATTTACTAAGTCATCAGCTACTGCAACTTTATAAGTCTTAGTACAACCAGTGGTACATTCTGTAACCACTGCATTTTTACCTGCTTTAACATTAGTTGTTACTACAGTAGTCTTAGTTTGTTGAGGAGTAGCACCTTTCACATTGGCTGCTACTACATCATTAGCAATTGCCAAACCACCAATAGAGCCTAGCACTGCCGCTGTCAATAAAATCTTGTTCTGCGCGTTCATATAAGAACCCCCTTGTAAAAATATAATATTGAATAATCTATATTATATCTGCCTAGACTTCTCTCTTTGTCTCAGACAGGTATAACCATTATTAAAGTAATAATATATTACTCTTTTGGATTTTCTCTAGGTACACTTAAAGCCAATGGGACTTTAGACCTACGCATATCCATCTTCTTACTTTCATCTCTTTTAAAGTAAGTCTCTTTGTGCCATGTATAAGTACGCATAGTATCAGTACGATCATAAAACTGTTTACAAGCACTTACTTCAATGTGATAGTCCTTTTTCTTGAAGTGTGGAAACTTCTCATGACCTTGCATGTTACTATGCACATGGCAAACTATAAAACGAATAGCATACTTAAAGAATGAACTAAATGTCTTAGCTCCACCGATAACGTATGCATGTTTAATATCTTTATCCTCAAGGTATTGCATAATCTCTTCTGGACTATGCATTACTAACACCTTAGGATTGGATACTTTATAATCTTTATTAGTAGTAAGCACAATATAATTTCTATGGTTTAACAGTTTACTTGTCTCAAAGGTCTCTCTTCCCATGATTACTGTACAACCTAAAGTAATATTGCGCATTTGAGTTTCAAACGCAGGCACTGTTAAGATTTTCTCTCCCCGAAAATTAACAAGTGATTTTGAATTGTCGTATGTAGCTATGAGAGTTAGCATATTAATCCCCTGATCTTTCTTTTTAAATTGCTACTTCACCTTTAATCTTTGGTCCAGGAATATATCCTTCTAGTTTGATATCATCAATAGTGAAATCATAGAAGTCTTTAATCTCTGGGTTTAAGATCAATTTAGGTTTACATTCTTTACCCTTATCGATTACATCACGTAAATCATACCAATCAACCAACTCCAATTGCTGTTGGATTTGTGGGATATGATTTGCATAAATATGAGCATCGTTAATGCATACTGTCAATTGTCCAGGTTCATAACCAGTAACCTGAGCAATCATATGCACTAATACAGCATATTGAGAAATATTGAATGGATTCCCTAAAAACCAATCATTACTTCTGATAGTTAGCATACAGTTCAACTTACCTTTATTGACATTCCAGATTGTTTGGAATGCACATGGCTGCAGAGCCATATCTGGTAAATCTTCTATATTCCAGAGAGATACAACCATACGTCTATTAGTTGGATCCTCTTTGATAGTCTTGATAAGCTTATCAACTTGCTTATATTTAGCCAATTGATATCCATAAGCTTTACCAATAGTACCATCTTCTAACATCCATTCATCCCAGATATGTACATTCATATCTTGAAGTTTACGAACGTCATTGGATTGCATTTGCCATATCCATAATAACTCTTTCACTGCAGTCTTAAAGCCTACAAACTTAGAGCCTAGAATAGGAAATGCTTCTTGTAAATTAAAGCTTAAGATTACATGTGGTAAAGAGATTGCTTTAACTCCAGTACGGTTGTTTAACATTTCCCCACCAGAGAGAATTCTCTTTGCTACAGTCAAGTAAGTATAATCGAATTTAGTTAACTGTATCGGATCGATCATCTTCTTCCCCCAATCTTATCTAAAATGAATCTCATAATAAGCATAACACCCATAACGACATCATAGCTTATTAAGATAAATATAACTACAGGGGTCACTGAAAAGTGACTCCCTCTGATCCCCTCAAACATAATTAATGGTAATAATACTAACCAAGGGGCTGCTAATATTATTACAAACGATAATAGAAATGACATTATTAAGCCCTCTCTCAAAAATAGCTCTCTATCATAATGTCATCTTATTTGTTATTTCTAATAGAAAATGCCATATAACAGATTATAATGGATAATATAACCAATGAGATATGAACTAAGATAAGCTCATAAGACGTCTTTAAGTTATATCCATCCATAATATTCATTACAGCTGGTGCGGCTCCAATACAATTTAACCCAATAGTTGTAATTGTAGCCAATAAAATAACGATCTCTGTTTTCATTTTGTTTACCTCCTATGGTAATATAAACTATAATTCAACTTTATAATATATAACCTACAAAAAAATTAAAAGAGCCAGATTACATTCTAGCTCTTTTTCTACGTTTAGGTTTCATTGCATTGCGGATACCATCAACGATACCACCAATGATTAAGATTAAACCTGCAGTCCAAACTGGACCAATTACGAAAACAATACCTAAACTGTTTTCATAACTAACATTGATCAACTGACCAATTAATAAGAACGCTACACCCAAGATAACGTTATTGATATTATTACTCAAGTTAAACATGATATATTTCCTCCTATATATAAATACTATATCATATATTCACCTTAATAATATACGACTATAAGAGGATACTATTACAAAATCATATAGGACTAGTCTACTAAGAGACTAGTCCATTATATTAATCTTGAATAACCATAGTTATAACTAAACCAATTGCTGCAGCTGATGCAATAATTGATAGAGTTTGAGCTATTTCATACGCACTTGCGAAATCATACATGTAATAAGGACCTCCTATCTAACTAATACAGGTCTTGCAGTCATATCAATCACAGTAGTGTCAGCATCATATTCCATATTATGACTAATAAGGAAACATTGCTCACATCCTACCATGGTAATAAGTTGTTTCAATAACCCAATGAATTGAATTCGATTCTCTGTGTCAAGACCTCCATCGATTTCATCTAACTTTAAGATGTTATAATCAGTGGAGGAGTTTGCTAAGATAGCAAATGATAAGATCATACTAATCATACAAATCTGACTAGTACTCATGGAAGAGATATCATCATTAACTAAACCATTACCTAAACATGGGATTCTAAATTCTGATTCATTGATTACGAATGGTTGTATAATGAACTGGCCATTGAATATCAAACTTAGTAATTCATTAGCTTTCAAAATAATATTTCCCATGTATGTTCTCATAAACACTGTCTGGATGCCCGTAGTTGGGCTTAAATAGTAACGTATAGTTTCGAGAATCGAGAAATTCTTATTATATAGGGCTAGGTCCCTGAGGTAGTCTTCTAACAACGTTTTATTGGATGCTATCTTATCCCTCTCATTAAGAATAGCATTTAAGTCATCATTCAATCTATCTGCACGAGCTTTAGATTCAACCATTTGTACTTCTAAGTCTTTAACTTTATATGCTACATCGGATAAGGAATTGATTTGTCCTTGGAGTTCATCATTCCTGGCTTCCAATCCAATACATTCATCTACTAAAGACTTACACTTAGTATACACTTCAATCTTAAACTCTGTCAATGCTATATTAGTTGTGGTTTCACTGATAGCATCTTTCTCAGTTATCAATTGATTATCTATAGTATTTAGTTTATCTTTCAATGAAGCGATGTCAGAGTCTAATTCATCGATTAGAGCCTTGTTTGCTTCATACTTCGCCGCTGGTTCTTTGAGTGACTCTATAATATCCTCATAGTTAGATTTGGTAACTATGATATTGTAGATACCACGTATTTGGTTAAAGTCAGCCATGAGTGTTTCCATATGGTCTAAAGAAGCTAGTAGACTATGTGGGTCTATGATATATTTCACCGGACTCTTCTCTAGTAGCTTTCTGAAAGATAAAACCATACCATGTAGATTAGTGAATCGTCTATTAAAGTCATATAACTCTTTGAATGATTCAATATCCTTCTCAATTGATTTTAGTAGGGTCTTAGATTCACTAATTTCCTTATTGATTTGATTAATACGGTTCTCTGGGTCTTTAGATGATGCTTCAATTGCTTCTTTAACAAATGAGCAATCATCAATCTTACATTCTTTAGGTCTTAATGCTAAAGACTTGGCTTTATCAAAGAGAATCTCATATGCTAATACTTCAGATTCTAATTCAGTTACTTCTCTGGATACTTCATTATACGTACGAGTCAACTCAATGGTTTGATCAACATACTTACCATCATTACCCAGCGTAGTCTTAACGAAATCATATTTATCTTTCCTTGGGGTTACATCTAACCCATTATAAAGACTATCAATTACTGGAACGATCATATCCATCGCATTAACTAATGCCTCTGCTTCGGATAAGGTCTTGATAGATGAGTTTAGATTACTTATATCATTATCTAATACAGCAATCTTCTCTTTAGTATCCTTATAGAGATTCAAATCAGAATCACTGAATCCTCCATCTAATAAAGTACCACGTTTTGTTATCTTAGTTTGTAAAGACTTAAATGTATCTTCTTTATCTTTAGCTATACTTTCAATTTTAACTTTAGCTACAGACTCTTCAGCTTTCCATTTAGCTATGTCTTTATCAAAAGTACGTAGACTGCTATTGATAGTAGTTTGTAGTTCATTTAGATCTTCACTAGATAATTCTCCTTTAGATAGATTAATAACTTGGGCTTTAGAAGCTCTGATATAATCAATATTCTCCCGTATCTCTTCGTTAATCTTATAAAACTCTTCAAGATTATTATCTCTAGTTAATATACCAATCTCAGCATCAATCTTAGATGTTTCAATAACTGCTTTATCTCTTTCTCTAGACACATCTTCAACTTGTCTAGTGATATTAGCATATCTAGAATTAAGCTCTTCTATATTACCAATCTGATTGATCTTAGAAGAGATTGTACTAATCATATTCTTGAACGTAGAGTACTTCTTAGTAATGACTTTATACATGTTGTTGTATACTTCAATGCCATTAATAATACTATTAACAAACTTCTTACGTTCTGCAGGTTTCTTATCGGCTAACCCTCTATCTTCAGATGATAACTGGGATAGTGTAAGGAAGTTAGCATCTAAGTTAAATAAATCAAATATAATATCTTTACCAGATGTCACATTCCATGTAGGATTCAACTCAACTCGGTTCATTCCCTTATAGACTTGCATCTTAACTTGACCTCTAGATCCATCAGCTTTAGCTGGATGGATATATAAGATCTCATACAGTTCATTGTTATATAAATATCTTAACGTCTTCTTACCCTCCAATCCAGGGATAATTGCACTATTGTCATCTTGGATAGGGGATAAGGCTTTAAGTAAAGTAGATTTACCGGAACCATTGGCACCACGAATTATAACAATATTAGAGGTAGACTGTGATAAGTCTACCTCTAGGATATTATCTCCGCGACCATTATATATTCCGATATAATTTTCTAGTCTTATAGATAATAGTTTCATAATATTCCTTATAGTTTGTGAAGTTCAAATTCTGAAGTGTCATCATTGATGGTTAGAGTTACACTGTCACCAGAATCAATTCTATCGAATGAAGTTCTAGTTACATGGATGCAAAAGTCACCATTCAATTCTACAATACAGACGTTTCTCTTCTTAGTCTTAACGCAGTCATTAACTTCCATTAACTCTACGTATCGTTTTTCAGTTACAATATAGAATGGACTATACTGATCAGCATAGATCATTCTAAGTCCCATCCATGCAAAGCAAATAAAAATAAATAGCATGGCTAAAGTTAATGCTAGAGCAAGACTCATCTTAATACGTCCCTCATTGATTAAAAACTTCCCTCAAGTATTAATGTGTTAAGATAGCAGTACTATTCTACAAGTTCTTATAAATGATAAATAGAATTGCTACTATAATCATTGATATAGCAAAATCAAACTCATATGGGGATCCATACATAAACTCATAGACCACACAGAATATGATTGTATATATCAAGATTGTATCAATAGTTTTCACGATATATTACCTTTTTTTATTATCGGATAGGATATATAGAACTGTTAACAAGATTAGACCAATATTGATTATGAAGCTAATATTGAAAATGAATGTTAACAATCCAACTGCAGCTAAGATTGCTATAGTAATTTCAAACATAATATCACACCTTTGTGTTTGTGTATTTGTCTAAAATACCAAGTAGTGCTTTAGATATTTTATATCCCAGACAGATAATAACAGTAGTTAAGATGATAGACGTAGAGTATATGAATATTAATATTCTACCCTCTTTTGTTTGAGCCAAATCAGAAACAATATAGCCGAAGCAAGCAATATAAATAATGGCACCTATGATATAAAGTAATGTAGATTTTTTAACCATAAGCATTCTCCTTTCATTCGTTATTGCTTTGTTCAAGTCTATACGTCTATCTTCTCCACTGTAGGGTAAGGTAATCCCCATCTCCAATCGATATTGAAAGTTTTACCACAGTCACTACATTTGAATTTATATAACTGGTATCTATTCAAAAGTTCTAATACATCGTCAGGTTTATCACTGAATGCTAATATAATATTAGGATAGCTTACAGGTTTACCATTGGCAGTATATAGATCAAAATGCTTAGAGTAGCATTTAGGACAAGTACAATTATCGATAATTGCCTCTTTCATATTATCACCACCTCAAAAAATAAAACCCCTAGGATTATTACATCCTAGGGGAGTTGTATTATTTAATATCCATACCATCGATTGCAGCTTTGATTTGAGCTTCAATATCAGATTCCAAGCGTTCTTTCTTTTCCTCTTCAGTCTCTGGCTCTAATCCTTCTACAATGCCATATTTCTCTATAGCATCATCGATTGCTTTATAAATGATATCCATTGTAGTATGTACAATGCCTTCACTCATTTCAAATAGCAAATCAACTTGTTGTTCTAAGCGTTCTTCTACTTCAAGAATAGATACAAATGAATGCTTAGTGTATTTAGCTGCCGCATCAGCTTCGATAGTTGCATCATTGAAGTACTTTTGATCAATGAATGCATTACGAAGTTCAACGTTCTCTTTTTGATTAGCAAATACATCATCGATAATTGCTAAGAATGCTTTAAGATTGAATTCTGGTTCATTACCAGCTTCAAGAATCTTAACTGTAACTGAAGGATAGTAGAATAATTCTGCATATACAGCTGCAGAATCATATGCTAAGTTATCCATAATAGCACTTGCTACCCCATGTGGGTTAGGAATACGGAACTTAGACATCAATACTTGACTTACGATATCAGTAGACTTAGCAATATTATAATCAATCATGCTACCGATCTTTTCTAATTTCAAGTCATGATGTACTACATCGATATATGTAATCAAAGCATGTAAAGACCCTTGAGGAGTTTCTTTACCATATAACCATTTGAAAAATGTATCGAATAGTGCATAGATAGCATTGTAATCTTTCTCAGCTACCATTCTAACAAATGTGTTGTAGTTAATCAATAATGTATGTAATGAATCAGATTCACGATTCATTGCTACACTGAATGGGTTATTAAGAATATATTCAGGATCTACTTTATCATTATAGACCAAGACAACATTCTTACCACGGATATTGATCTTACGACCACGAGTTTGATCTACTATAGCTTCACGAGACATAAGTCCTTCAGATACTATCTTCTTAGTATCAATAAAGTAACTTTCATTATGATCGTTAAGTAAATCATAATCAGGAGAAATCAAAGCCAAACGTTCCCAATACAATGCATTTGTATCTAGAAGCTTGTACAAATAATGTCCAAAATTATGAATATCACAATTTGCTTGTCCTACGTTCATGAGTTCCTCCTATTTGGATTTAGTATAAACGATACGTCTAATGTCGCCTTCTGCGACTTTAATTGAATCTGGGTATTTAGCTTGGCTCATATCAAGAAGGATATCAGTATATTCCTTCTTGACACCACCAACTACTACTTTACCGAATTCAATATCTCTACCTAGCTTAGTGCTACGTTCTTTCATAGCCTCCATTTGAAGTCTGGAGAATACGAAATATCTATGATAGATATCGGTCATTTTAAGCCTCCTCGAAATAAATTGAACAGCTATCTTCCATATTAATAAGAGCTGGTCTTAATTGAGTTTCGAATTCACGAGTTCTAGCCACCATAGCAATTGTTTGACCAAGTAATTGGGCATCGAATGCTACTGCATCTGGATCTCTAGTATCAGTTAACTCTAAACCAGCATCTTCAGCTAACATAATTGCAGAAGTATAACCTTTCTCTTCACGGTATACGTTGAGCATCTTACTGAAGTTATCATCCCATACATTAGGTTCTTCTTCATTAGTGAAAGAGTTCCATTCATATACACCGTGGTTTAATGGGCATAGCATACCACCAACACCAGGATCTGATGCGGATGAAGTATTCAAATCGATAATCCCTAAATGAGATGGATCGATTGCACGTACATTACGAGCTACATTCTTACTATTAGATTCCCCAGGACCAGATGGACCTTTAATGGTATACTTCAATTGTAAGAATGAATCTCTATCGTTAACCATATTACGGAAGCCTTTTAGATTAGACTTCTGTAATTCAGCAATCAAAGCCATTGGTGGAGTATTCAATTGCTGTTTAATACGATAAGCTTCCATGTTAGGATCATGCTTCTCAGGTAAACGTCTAAGTTTAATATTGATTAGCATGATATACATAGCTGCAATATATTCAGACCATCTAATCCGTTTAGTAGATGCATCTAAGTTATTCTTCAATCGGATAGAAGAGAACTCACATGCCATCCATTTCAATACAGAATAGATATCTGCTTTGATTTCATCAGGTAATCGTAATCTCTTCTTAGTTGGAATATCATAAGAATTCTCTAAAGATTCAATGATTGCATTACCTTTAGTGAAAGTAGAAGTCTCAGAAGATACAAAGTTAAACCCAAGTTTCTGAATCCAGAACTGTGTTGTATAGATTTGATCTAGTGTAGTCTTCTTAGTAGCAAAGAGCATAATAGCTCTTTGGAAAGATGCAATGAATGATTGTAGAATACGATCGTTATCTACAAAAGACTTCACTGCAGAGATATAGAATGGGGATTTCATATGACTATTGGCAATAGCAAAAGTATAATACTCTGGATCGTCAATATCATAATCAGTAATCCGAATTATATCTTGGAAGTTAAACTTCTCTAAAGTATCATACCATCCGAATCTAGCTAAGTAGTATTCAAATAGTGTAACCTTATGGTCGAATAGATATACACTAAACATTGCTAAGCGTATAGATTCTTCTTTCGTTGTATTTAGATCAACGAAGTTACGAAGCATCTTAACAGCATTAGAGTTAGTCTTAAGTGTAATCGATTGAGTCTTAGCAGATGTCGCTGTAGTATTATTATAAGTACTACCATCTACTAATTGGAATAGTGGGAAGTAATCATTGCCATTTAGATGGATATAAGCTCCATCAATAACTCTTGGAATAGCAATGAGTACATCAAAGGTTTCTTCATCTTTAGTACAACCAACGTAGTAAGTAACCTTTAGTAGCTTTAAGTCAGAATCTTTAATAGAGATAGATGGAGTCTCTTCTCCAATCAATAGCTTCTGAACTTCAGCATAATCATCTATAACCTCAAAGCCTAATACTTTGATAGTATAGAACTTGTTTCTCTCACAGGAGAGAATTACATCTTTCAAGTCTTCGATAATATCATCATCAGACTTACAGAAGAATCTATCATTAAACTTAGGTCTATTTCTATCGTTATACTCAGCGATAAATTTAGATTGACTATTCATCTTCCGCCTCCCCGATGTTTGTAATCTTTGCTTTAATCTGTGTACCAATAGGATTTGGAACTCCAGGTTCACGATCTTCAAAGATAATATAACAATCCATATCTAAAGCTTCAGCTATAGTTTTCATCTTAGCTAAAGTGATTGTATCTTTCTCAAACAACCGACGATCATTATTGAAGTTATCACCGAATCTGTATGCATACTTATTGATATCAATATGCTTACGATTCACTGCATCTTTCAATGCAACCATCTCTGGTAGATCATTCGGCTTGATTCTAATATTGAAGATATTATCTGGATTAATGAGAATGGTTTCTTCCATAGACATCAATTCAGAAGTCTTTTCGATTTGTTCTTGCATACTCTTAGTATTACTAAAATCGATAACCTTCATATTTTGTAACTCATACTTAGACTGATCTTCATCTGCATTGATGTATGTAGCTAGACATCCATCAATTACAACCCCATTAGTCTTATAAGTATTAGTCTTACTAATGATTGGATACACTTTACCATCTTCTTCGATTGCGATATTCATATCATCAGAATGTCGCATCGCCTCATCGAAATCATAGATAGTATGTAAACAACCGTTAATGACGCCTTTTTTCATTTCCCTGTCTCCGATTAAAAATAAAAGAATAATAGTGGAGGTTAGGTAGACAACCTAACCTCCCATTATATCAATTATTCAACGTCAACGAGTTTGTCATCTTTGATGAATTTCTTTAAGTCAACTGCTGGGTCTAATACAACCACACGTTCACCATCTTCTTCAGATGCAGATGCAGTCAAGTATTCATCGAATTTGATTTCATAACCATCTTCATCAATATCAGCTTTGTTCAAGTTCATCAAAGCATTAATGATTGTAGATAAGATTACACGAGTGATATCGAATACGAATGCATTGTTAACGAATTTGTTGTTAGTCAATACATACATGAAACGATTTAAGAAGCGTTGAACTTCTTCATCACTCAAGTCATATGTAGTAGCGATATCTTTAACGCCATCTTCATTTAACTCAAAGCGAGCTTCGAAGGAATTTTTACCTTCATCATCCACTGCACGTTCTAAGACGATACCAGCGATGAATGTGCCATTTTTATCATTGACACGTAATACAGCTTCGTTCTCGAACTTAGTGTTAGCTAAGAACTTAACTGCACCAAACAATACTGATTTCAAAACGTTTACGAATTGATGAGATCTGAGGATAATTTGATCTTCAGCTTTCAATCTTTCTAAAACTGTTTCGATAATTTGTGTTTCTTTAACATCTTTTACCATGGTGTGTCTCCTTTGCATGGATTAAAATAACTACGTGATCATAAACTATATCATGATCACGTATATAATATATTAATATTCTGTAAGTTAGCTTGTAACTTTTTACAGCTTAAATCTTGCTCTAAAGTCAGGCAATGCCTCGATTTGAATACCGTACTTAAGTGCCTTTTCTACTTTAGAGCTACTGAATCCAGCATGTGGAATCAATAAGATATTGGTATCTCTAGTCACACTCGTATCAGTCACAAAGTACCCTAGAGGAGCCATCTTCTCTGCTAATGTATCATCTCTAAACCCAGTGATAACTATCTTCTTACGATTATCCACTAGGTTATAAGTTCTGACTACATTATTCATCTTTATGATAGTAATGAGATCTTCAGTAAAGACTGCACGTTCATTTAAGATAGTCTCTACTGCAACTTTACCAATCCCTTTTAACTTCATAAGTTTAGATTGCAATTCACTATCTGGTAAGTTCAATACCTCTTCTATCTTAAGAGCATGAAGTATAATCTTCCATGTTTTGATTGCAATATCTGTAAAGCCTAGAGCACCGATGATATTATAATCATAGATCTCTTTAGTCTTTAGTTCGTTTACCCGCTCCATGAACTTCTTACTATTGACATCACCTAGAATAGCTAATCTATTAGGTGTAATATTAAGAAGATCAGTGAATGAAGTTATGCTTAAATCCTTAACTGTAGCCTCAGAGAAATCTCTGAAGTTAATCTTTTTAAGCATATCTGCCATCCTAGCGATACCACGACCAATGCACTTGGGATTAGGACATAACACAGATTTGCCGCTATAGGACTCTACCAGTAGGGTACCACAGGCAGGGCAAAAATCGATGAAATTCTCCATAGGTCTTGGATTATTATCGTTCTCTACACAATCATGTCTAGTCACATATGGCATTACATCATTGACATAAGTCACATCAATAATATCATTGTATCTTAATGATAATGCTTTGAATCTTTCATATGAATGACCACTTGCTAAGTTGTGAACTGTACCATTGAATTCCACTGGGTCAAACATAATCATTGGTGTAATTACACCATTCTTACCAACTGTATATTGGTAACCACGGAATCTTGTAGATCTAACCATAGCATTGAACTTAATAGCCATGCTATACTTATTCACATGATTCTCTCTACCAAGAGCTTGAATGATATTCTTATCAGTATATGATACAACTACACCATCATATGCAAATGGCATATATTGTCTAAACCAATCAGCATCTTGGACAAACTTATTCACTTGGAATAGTACGTTGCTATAGTGACCTTGAATGATTCTATATCTATTAGGCTCTTTAGTAGCAAAGTATCTATTCATGAATTCTAATTCTTCTATACGGCTATTAAAGTCAATAGAAGTTGCTAAAGGTACTAATGTAATGAAGTCAATATAATCTCTGGCATTGGCTGAACCAATAATACCAGCTATTGCTGTCCTCATATTCTTATAAGTCTTACCAGTAGCATTCTGGAATCTAACTAAATCTTCTTTGGTAATGATTGCCTCGAACTTCATACCGATAATCTCACTATCAGCTAGTTCATTAGGGAATCTATAACCATATAAGACATCAGTTAAATCTGTAGCTAAGTCAGCATCTAAATCTCCTCGAGTTCTAGCACTGACTACTTTGTTATTTACTTCAGCTTCGATAGATAGTCCATCATATTTGATTTCTGCTACCATCTCAAATGGGGTTTGATAATTAATCAATCCCATCATAAGATGCTTAGCTAAGAAGTCTCTTTCAAATATCTTTACCTTTGGATCTCTATCAGCAAAAGCTTTCTTAGCATCTGATTCTAGTACAAACTTGCACTTATCTAAAGTGCCAACTAGTTGTGGATACTTATGAGCAGTATCTCTACCTCTATCGGATACAGTAGTATGAGTGGAATCTAATGGAGGTTGCCATCTATTCGTTGGGATATCAATGAATGTATCTCTATATAGAGTATCATTGGTTTCCTTTGGATAAGATATGATAGCCTCAATATAACTTTCGTTATTAGTTGCTTTACCTTTACCTTGGAGCTTAAAGTGTACTACATCAGATCCAACTTGGAAGTTAGGATTGTATACTTTATAAGCTTCTAATAGTAAATCATAAACACCATCTTCTAATGGTAATACAGCTAAGTCTGTATTATTGTATAAGATATTGCTGATACGTAGAATTGTATCAGCATCATCTACATCTTGAACAGTCCAGTTTTGTTTGTTTAATAAGACTGAAGTCCGTTCATTGATTAATCTTAAATTTTCTTCTTCGAAGACGTCATCAAGATTACCACGTAAAAGAGTCGTATAAAGATCTCTTAGTATCATGATAGCCTCCTATTTTTCAAAATATTTAATACCCCGTGTTAACCATAAGGAATCTGTTTCACTATACCCTTCTGGAGGTTCGCTACTCATAGCTCCTTCCATGATTGCAGGGATACAAGGTTCTTCAAAGTTCTCATAGATTGGATAGAACTTCCCGTTGATTTCTTTAACTGTAATAGTCATCTTAGACTTATCATTCTCTCTTAGAGCTTTAAGATAAGAATAGTCTTCAAGTATTGCAGGAACGTAGAAATCTTCATCAGGAATATTGTATAACAATGCCTCTTCGTACTTCTTAGGAACCTTTTCAAATGTCAATTTCAAACCAATAGCCTTAAGATATGCATTTACAATCTCAGCAGATCTAGACTTAGCATCTGCAGATAAAGTAATATTGATATCATTAGGATTCTTGGTCAATAGATCTTTAATAGATCTACGTCCGATAGGAGCTGTACTATAGAGCATTAGCATAATTACATTGATATCATCACCAATGTGAGTCAATGCACTAATCTCCATTTCCCCTTGTCGGATAGGTGTATTAGTATATACAGGTTTATACAATCCAGCAGATTTATTACGGCTGTTTTCACCTTTATTATTACTAAAGGACATACTTGTTGCGGAGAACTTCTCTTCTGCATACTGTTTCAGACGGCATACATATTGTTTCGCTACAAGCACTGGTCTTAAAGACTTAACTAATCTGAATTTCTCATTAGATGAATCAAGCATAGGAGTATATACATATCCATGTCTTGTCTCAGGGAATTCAGCTAATACTTGTCTTAAAGTATCAATAGTAACTGTCTCTTGTAGTGGAAGAATAGATATAGTAATATTACCATCTTCGATAATAGAGCTTAGATACTCCATACGAACTGATGGATTACTCTTAGAGATAAACTCTTCCATCTCTTTAGCCTGACTAGGACTAAAGAAGCTTACAAATTTTACAATCTTCTTAAGAGAACCATTAGTATCTTGCTTATTAAGATTGCGAACTACAGCAGCTGATGCAGAGTTGATTTCCATTTCAAATAACTGAGATGGATTCAATCGATTGACCACTGTTGCTTGGTTGTATTTCATCTCTACCCGTTGACCATCTTCTGTTTCTGGCATCAACTCATCTGGTAGGATATTAGAAATAACACCTTTACCGCCATATCGGTTAGTTAACTTATCACCAATATGGAGATCATTCTCTTCTAGGATATATACATCCATCTGTAAGTTAGAGTATACGTTATTATCAATATTAAACTTAACTCCATCTAGAATCTGTTGACTAGTATAGAGAAGCTTTTGAAGATCGTATCCTAACTCACATTTGTAGTTAGCCTGAAGTCTATGTACTGTATGGATTAACTCATCACAGAATCGCTTATTGTCTTGATAGTACATATTAAGCTGAGTATTGTATATAGAGTTCTCCATCAAGTCAGGATTGTTAGTATGGATTTCAATACCAACTACCTTACCATTGCTTGTGATTTTCTCATCAGACATATTGATATCTTGAAGTTTATTGAATACTTGAGAGAATAGAGCTTCTTCTTTGTTCTCTCGACGTACTGCAGCTAAGATACCATCTTTGATTTCTTCACCAATGTCTGGGATAACCTTATAGATATCCTTATTACCATATAGATTAAGCAAGATATCATTTTCATTGATCATGAATGATATCTTCTTAACTAATGGTGATCTGAATTTCTTTGCACAAGATTCACTAATCTCGATAGCATCTTCAGTTGTCTTATTCTTTGCAATATACATCAATAAGACATTGATACCATCCATACGGTTGTTAAATTCATCAAATCCTTTGGATTTTGTTATTACCTCCCCTTTGTCGATAACACTGCCGATGACAAGCTTATCTAGAGTGGAGTTATTAATCTCATATCCAAAAGATTCAGTGATATACTTATAATCCAACTTATGAATCAAGTCTAATGTATCAGACTCTTCATTGTGGATGATAAGATAGTATTCATGACCAGGAGTCATAGCATATCTTTCAATTCTTGCTAATACAGTCTTACGCTGATCAGCTTGCTGGAAAGATGTTGATCGATGTCCGAATTCATTCTCAAAGCCTGTTTGAATGAACGGGACTTCTGGATAACATAGTGCCATAGATTGCTCTGAATGGACACTATACATGATTTTACGACTACCAGAACTACTAGCTGGGAATGGTTGGATTAACTCTTTCCCTAGTACTTGCTCTGGTGTCTGGATTCTTTTCCTAGCACGATTAATCTCGTCATCTAGAATCAATGTGTTAGCCATTGTGTCTGTGTCTTCCTTTCTAAAAATATTATAAAATGAAATACAGAAGAGTAATCAATACTCTTCTGTATCACTTCTATAATATATAACTTAAGCTTCTAATGCTTTGAAAGATGCAATAAGATCTTTCGTAATAGATGCATTTGTAACTTGACCACTTGTCGGTACTGGAGCGATTAATTCATCCATTACATCACGAGCCAAACGTAAGAAATGCATACGGAAGTCTTCACGTTCAGTAAAGAACTCTTTAAAATCTCGAGTTCTAAACTTAGTATCATATCCATCCAATTCTAAGTAAGCACCTTTAGTGGCAATCTTGCCAGCATCTTTAAGCATAATCATTAAAGAATACAGTGGATCGAAACCATAATCTTGAGAGAAGATCAATGGAGTAGATTTACCAGCTTTATTTGTACGAGACTTACCCAAAGAGATATCTACTTGAGCACCAGAGAACCCAAATGTCTCTTCTTTAAGTTTACTATCGTCAAATCGAATGATGTTATTTGCTAAATAGGTTACCGCTCTACCACCAGGTAAAGACTCACCTTGTTTTAGATACATCAATTGACCTTTGGTGTGCATAAATGCACTAGCTTCAATCTTTTCAGTAATATGATTGATTACCAATAAGATGATATTAGTTGCTTTGATTAACTGCATTACCCCTTTAAGGAGAGATGTATTTGCTTTAGCCATTGCAGTAGCCGCCATTTGACCAGATAATTCGCCTTTATCTGCAATACGTTCTGGGGCTAATAGAGCAATAGAGTCAATAATCATAACAGTTGGGATAAACTTAGTAATTGGATTACCAGATGAATCTCTCATACCAGTGTCATACATAAGTTTATCTTTATTCTTGATCTTAGTTTCATATATAGCATAGATCTCATCGTAGATAGACTCTGCAGTAATACCACTACTCTTAATAGACACTCTATCAAATAGTTCTTTACCAATATATCCAGTTAAAGTTTCCAAACGTGGAATGGTAATACCACCTTCCATGGATTGGATATTCATTTCAGCATCTGGGAATTGGTTAATAATATTAGCCGCCGCTTGTACAGCAAAAGTAGACTTACCGGAACCAGATCGTCCGATAAGTAGATTATAAGACCCATCAAGAATACCACGATGAGTTACAGGGACCATTTCCCCATTATCATTATAACAGTTCAATCTATAACCGTTTAGAGAGTCAAAGTTTAAAAAACCTGTAGGATATGCAACGTCATATAGACCTTGCTCGGGAGAGTAACCAGTAACCTCGGCTACACGTTCAATTAGGATACCCATAACAATCTCCTCCTGAAAAATATTATTATAAGTTACTAATAAGTTCCGGGAGAAGTAAAAAAATAATATATTCCCAAGGTAGTTTAACTACCTTGGGATATACTATTAGAATATGTATAGACCTTGGGATTTTAACTCTTCTGCAATATATAAGACTTTCTCATAATCCATAGACAAAGCCAACATTGAGCAACGAACAGTATCACGTACTTTTTGTAATCGTAAGCACTCTTGACTATACTTAGTCAATACTCTTTTGATTGCTGTCAGTGGTCGTTCATTTAGCATATATAGCATAGCATTGGTTTCTAAGTCAAACATCCAGTTCTTAGTATATGTATTAATCTTTTCATCATTAGACGGTTCAAGCATAGATATAATGAAGAACTCTTCAAAGTTCTCATAGAATAGCTCACCATATAGATCCATTAGATCTTCTTCAGAATTTTCAACAGGATCCATGTATCTCATGATGGTAGTATTCACACGATTAATATTGATCTCTTCACTCTTACTGGAATATCGAGCTACAGAGAGTATAGTATTCAACTGTCTATTAGTACAGTCTACATAATCCAACTTCTTGTAGATACGCTCATTGATGACCATAGAGATATTATTAAGTGCAGTCAATGTTTTACCAAAACGATCTGGATCAAAATCTGTTTCAGAGATTGTATCAAATAAACCATAGATCTCATTATTAAGAATACGGATTCTGTCCTCTGAGAGTTGTGGACGATTTTGTTCCATAATCATAGCAATATATTGCCATGGTTCAAATTTTACATATAGACATCTAGAGATCTGCTTAATACCAGCTCCTAGATAGTAAATGATATCCGATAGGTTTTCTTCAAAATAAGCATAAGCTACATCTGGATTAGCCCAATTCAGATTATCTAATTCTGCTATAATTGTTTCAGCAGACTTCTTAATAACCGAAGAAAATGGGACATCTTCGGCATATACATTAGCAGGCTTTTTATATTTGTCAAAAAGACCCATTAGAAATTCCTTTCTTAATAACGTTCGTCGAAGTCATCAATCTTTGGAACTTTAGCTTTCTTCTTTTCTCCTACATTGATTACAACAACGCCTTCTTTTACAGAATCAAAGAAGCTATCTTTGCGTGCAACTGTTGGATTCTTGATACCGGAATTAGTTAGATTAAACATATCGTCATCTTCTTCCATTTTCATTCCACCAATTTGATCAAAGAAGCCATCTTTCTTTTTATCTACATGAGAAGTTCTAGCTTTATATTCATTATAAATCTTTTCAACTTCTTCTGTAGGAAGTTTAATACCAGAAGCCATAATAGCTACACGCTCTTGACCAGCTGGTACTGTTTGGATATGTGTAAAGAACTCAAATGGTTCACCAAGTTCTTCACGGATTTTAGCATTATCGAAACCAACGTTTTGGCTACGTTCGGATGCATACATAAATACACCAATACGTTTAGCAGTTGGAGTGAAATCTAAGCTCTTTGTAGCATAAATCATTTCTTCGAAGATTCTATCGAAGTCAGATTGTTTCTTAATACCATCAAAGTAAGCTGTTTCGATTGTCATGAAACCAGGAGTTGTAGAGATTTTATACAAGTCAGTTTCATCGATATTTTGATTAGAATCAACTAAGTCTAAACCAAGCCATGTACGCATACGAGTACAGAATTCTTCATTGGCTTTACGTTCAGCTTCTTGTTTATTCTTGCTAGATGCTAAGAACTTCTTATTGCTTATAGCCTCAACTGTATAGTTGTCTTGAAGTTCTTGGAAATACTCTACAGTGTTTTGTAGACCACGAGCATCATCCTCAAAGCCAGTGAATACTACTAGATGAACGTTCATATTCAATACTTCACGGATATATTTAGCTAAGATTGTAGAAGATCCACAACCAGTACCACCTTCAGAGGAGGATACAATTACTACTGCATCATCGTCAGGATCTGGTAATGAATCAATCTTAAGCTTTTCAGATTTAAGAGATTCGATTGTGATATTTTTAGCACGACCACGTTCTTTACCGCAACCGCCCATACCACCACCAATGATTACATTGATGTCATCGTATTCATCTTTCATATCTTTGCGAGTAGTGTTCACAAGAAGTACATCCTTGCGATCAAATACTCCATTCTCAATCGCTGTCATTGCAGCTTTATTACCAGCTGCACCAATACCGATCAATTTAGCTTTCATAGTTAAATTCTCCTTTTTATTTCTACTATAAAAATATATAATATCGGATAGGCTAATCAAAGCCTATCCAAGTATTACCTTAATGTAAGGAATTATTTTATTCTTTACATACCATGCGAACGTCGTACAACTGCATAACTTTCACTCATTATACCATTAATACCATTAATCCAAGCATCTGCCGCTTGAGCATATCTTTTAGGACCATAAATCATAGAGTTAAGACTTGTTTGTCCCTCTTGGTAATAATGTCTACTAATCCATACCGCACCGTTAACAATACCATCATACATAGTATTGCCCATATGATGAGCAGCATTTGGATTAGCATCGATTGCATTAATACCGAAGTAATTACCTCGGTCTCTAGCTAAATAAGATCTACCCCAATCAGATTCCCATGATGCATGAGCTAATATATAGATTGGGTCTAAACCAGATTGCTGAGATGCTTCTATAAAAATAGCACCTTGTCCTTGGAATGGTGATGTACCACTAGAATCAAAGTGGCTAATAATCTTATTCATATCATCTACAGTCACATATACATTCGCATTAGATAGATCTGAATTTCTATCAACTGCATATCTAGCTGTAGCTTTCTTTTCTTCGGCTTTCTTAGCTGCAGCTTCTGCAACTGCTTGCTTACCTAACTCTTCTTTTACAATATTAGCATATTGCTCAAGAGCCTTAGCCGTTTTAGGATTAGCTTCATCTCTATTTACTTTAAGCTTAGACCCATCTTCTTGATTCTTATAGATGAGTCCATTAACCTTTTCACTATATTCGTTGTTGTTTTGAACGATAGCTTTCATAATCAAATCTAACGTATCGCTATCATCCTGTTTGTCCGCTTCTAGTGCTCGTATTGGTGCAATAGATACCAATACAGCGATGCATAGTAATGTAAGTTTTTTAAACATTAGTTATCACCGTCCTTAATCTTAAAATGTAAATGCGATGGAGGTTTAACGCCCCATCGCAAATATGTTAATCTTTCTTTTCTTCTTTTTCTTGCATTTGTTCCTTTAGAGCTTGTTCTTGCTCTTTAGGAACTTCTTCGAAACCTAGACCTAAGTCACCGATCTCATGCAAAACACCAATTTTCTTTTCCATTGCTGTTCTCCTTTATTAATCTAAGAAATACATTACCTCAATGTTTACTCAAGGTATAATTTTATACCCATAACATTCACACTTATAATATATAACTTTTAAACATATTAATAAAAAGTTTATAACTTTTATTGTTGTTGTGAGTAATAATGGTTGTACAATCATGTTTACCTCCTTTTAAAATATGGAAATAAGAGATTATATCATGGATTACCTATCTAGCTATAGGTAATCCATGGTATATTTATAAAAAAATAAATTAAGATATAGGAGATGGGATTAACTCCCATCTCCATCTTATTATTTCTTCTTAGTAGACTTCTTGTAATTATCAATAGCTTTATCCATATCAAAGATAGCTACTTTCTCTACTTTGATTCCTTTAGGATCCATGTCAAGTGCGAACTGTTTGAATTGACCAAATACTTTTACGGTAGACTTTGGTGCAATTACACCATATGCCACACCTTCAATATTTCCGTTTAAACCACTAGCTTTAGCAGTAATCTTTACATAAACGTATTGATCAGTTTTATTAGTAGACTCAATCCAGAAGTCATTACCCTCTTTCCAGTATTGAGTTAATTTAACATCACTAACGGATGGGTTACGGAACAACTTCCAAGTTGACATTAATTCAAACTCTTTGTCATTAGATGTTGCAGATGCTGCTAATGCAACTGCTGGATAAACTTTTTGGTAATCCTTATCCGAATATCCAAATCTTAGGCTACCTGATAAATACGCAACAATCGCACCGATAATCACTGTAGCGATGATAGCACCGACAAAGTTAATTGTCTTCATACCTTTCTTAACAGTTTCAGAAGACTCAAGGACTTCTTCAAATTCTTTGTTGTTCTTCATACCATCAACCATAGCCTCTCCAGCTACTTTAACATTGATCATTTCTTCTTTAATTTGGTTTAACATATTTTTTCTCCTTTTGATAAATAGATTTTAAATTTAATACTTAATTAGAATAACGGAACGCTCACTGCATCCCAGAATCTGGAATGTTGGGAATGGCTAATTTTGCCTTCCCATAATAAATCAAACGCAATACCTTTGAGTTTAAATGCTTCTTCCCAACTCCAAGGACTTTCTAAACCCTTATTGTTGTCTTCGAAGAATCTGCATACTTCGTCGAAGTTAGTAAGATCATAATCCACTGCAGAAACATTTTTCACTAATTGTAATTCCATGATATACCTCTTTCTTTCTAGGATCATAGTAAAATCCCTAAACACTAATTATAAATACTATATCAATATATCACCCTTAATAATATGCAACTAAGAATACCAAGTATTACAATTTACAAAAGTATACCCCTTAGGATTTCTATGATCCTAAGGGGTTAGTGTTATTGTCGTCTAGATATCGTTTTATCTTTTAGAGTCTGTGGAGTCATATTATCAATATTAATCAAGTTAGTATTAATATGGGATCCAAGCATGTATACGTTCATCATATTCTTAGATAATACATCAGTCTTATCTTCAGGAATATCTTCTAAGGATACTGTACCAAGTGTAGAGATAGTATTATACATAGCTTGTTTAGCTTCTACTGAGTCAGCACGTGCACGGGAGAATTCTTTTAATGTATTATCCATACCAGATACTACAAGGGATTCCATCTCACGGTCAGATGTAGCACCATTCTTATCATGCCCTACAAGACGACCAGTCTTATTATCACGAGAAGCAATATTAGTAGAGATAGAGTTCTTCTTAGTCAAGAACTGTTTCATCTTCTTCAAGTGAAGATATACTACTAATGCTTCTTTAGTTCTTACTGGAATGCCTTCTGCATTTACATATAAATCTGGAGTAGATACTTTCTCCATTAATGGAACTCCTAATATATCTGCAGCTTTCTCAATCTCTACGAAAGTTGGTTCAATCTTAAAGATACGGGTTTGGAATCTATATGGGAACTTCTTAGATACATAGTCTAAGAATTGCTTGTCATTCATGTCTTTAAATAATCCAGCGTAGTATTTAGACATACTCTTTGTTGGATCTAAAGCATCCATTACTTTATATACAAGCTCTTCAGCCTGTTTGCGTTGTTTAGTCATGTTAGCCTCCTTTGATTTAATGAATTGTTCAAGATGGCTAAAATTTACAAAAAAAATAAGTAGAGGCTATAAAGCCTCTACTGTATCCCACTTCCATACTTCATAATTCTGGAAGTTCAAATAGACTTGATCATATCCTTCTAGATGAAGTCTATTTATTAGCATCTGTATAGCTACACCAAGTTTAAGATCACTGCTATTGATATATACAACAGCAATGTCCTTCCTATTTCTAGTAGAGAATACTCTATTCAATTCTCTACCAATATCGGATAATGTATATCCATCATAGAATTCAAATGGATATATATTCTCGTAGTCTACATTACCACAGATGAGATAGAATACATCTGCGTCTAACTTAATAGGGTCGCAATTCCAGTGACCATTTTCCTTGTGATCTACATATCGTTCAATGTCACCCATTAGACCGACTTGTCCCCAGTATTTATATACTTCCATCATATACCTCCTAAAAAATAAAAGTGGCAAATTTTACTTTGCCACTTTAAAACGTTTCATTGGACCATATTTTTCTAGCTGGTCCAAGCTAGATTCTATCACCCATCTGAAAGATTCTCGTAATTTTTCGTCTGAGTATTTGTATCTCTTACTTCTTATTATATAGCCGGTCTCTTCTATAAATTCATATATGCCACCTATATGATCATATGGCATGCTGAGGAAATTTATTATTTCCTTAGATTTTTCATTAAAGTTAGAAACTGTTATAGTATCGACTATCCGTTTCAGTCGTATATGCATTTTATGCCTCCTAAAAAGGAAGCCCCCGAAGAGGGCTATGAAAATTAGTTATCTAAAGAACGACAGCCGATAACTCGACCTTGGTCATCTCTGACCTGCATTCCTGGAGTGAATAGATCATCTCTATGAACACCTTGCTGAGCAAGAGCAGAGATAATCATATTGGATACAATGTATCCTACACCTGATGTTTGCTCTGGTAGACCTTCTACTTCTCCAAATGTTGTATGTGTTTGTGGTACAACCACTTCACCTACTTGGAGTTGACCAACTACCTCAGTAGTGGCCGCTACACGAGCAATACCTTGGGACTCCAAGGACAAGATCTGAGTTCCGTCTTCTGTCACAATATTAATTGTGTGCGGTGTTAAATTAACTAGTTGAATTGTTTCCATGATAGATTCCTTTCTTGCCATGCGGCTAAATAATATAATCATCTATCACGGTTATAATATATAATCAAATCCCCTTAGGATAACAAAGATCCTAAGGGGAATATTTTATAATGCACTGTAATGAATCAATAATGTGAAATACATTAATACTGATCTATGGTAACTATTCTTAGTAGCCAATCTATTACGTCTATGAATGTATCGTTTAGATGATTCCATTAACCATTTCTCTGTAATATCCTTAATACGTAGCATATTAGGATCTTTAGTATTTGGTTTAGGTTGAATAGAGAACTTAATGAACTCAGCTGTACGTACATCTTTATTTCTAGACTGAGCAAAGTATGTATATACTATAAGACTAACAAACTCTCTAATTTCTGAGTTCTGTTTAGTATCATTCTTTACAATATACTCAATGATATCTTTAATCTCATCTGTTTTAACTAAAGCATCTGCAGACATCTTACAGAATTTATAGTTTACAGATAGAGTTGTAATTTGACTTACGGCTTTATCTACAATACGTTCTGCCATTAAGTTATCTGTATCTGCAAGACGATATCCTGTATCGGAATAGTCATCTGATGCATAAGTAATATATTGGGATTTGTTTTCATATGCTTCATAGTATAGACTAGCAATATTCTTCATGAAGGATTTAATACGACCATGTAGTTGTTGGATTAGATATACACAATCATCATCTTCAAAGTCTTTAAATCTATCAGTATAAGTATCTAACCAAGTATTAGAGATAGACTTAACTGCATTGATTACATTGCCTTTAGACTTAAGATCAAACTTACCTGTAAGCATATTATTGACTACATAGTCCATTACCCATTTATATTCAACTGGTTGAACTTTCTTAAAGAAACCATAATGGATAGATGGATAGAATTTGCCAGAGAATGCCATATTAACTATCGCCATATCTAGCATCTTAGAGTCTCTAGCTTTCCAGAAATATCTAACTAAGCATAATAAGATAATTGTACACTCATCTTTAGCTGCAGCCGGGTTAAAGGATGCAATCTTAGCATAATAAGTATCTTCCATATGATTAGAGATAACTTTCTTATCAATCTTTAGTGTATCGAATAACTCCTCTTCATCTTTAGGAGTAAAATAGATTCTTCTATATGGTGCTATATCATATAGATCTTCAGATCTATCAGATATAAACTTACCAAGATATCTTTTATAATTAGACAGATTCTTCTTAATCTGTGCTTCCACTATAGGGTATATCTTCTTTACGATAGCTTCTGTATTTTTCATTATATACCGCCTTTCTGATTATTAGTTTGTTCAAAATGGCTAAATTAACAAAAAAAAGAAGAAGGGATCTATTCCCTTCTTCTTATACATTATACCCCTCTACAGGTATAGTTAATAATATTATCAACTATTGTAGGGAATGGTAGTTTCTTTAAATCTTTCTTAAGATCACTAATCGTCGGATTCTCATCATCTGTAGTGAAATTGAAATAGTAATTACTAATAAGACTGCCATCATATACACCAGCTAATACATACACTTGATGTTTATTCTGAACGTTTATAAAGAAGTAATCTAAGAGTTCACCAACATCAGCTGGTACGCCCTTTACATCTTTAAAGTCTTCTTTTGCAACTAGTAATGCATGTCTAATAGCTTCTACGTCTAGCTTAGTAAAGTCTTTATATCTAGATAGTAATCTAAAAGCACAGTCTGTAATTGTCTTAACAGAATAGCCTTTAGCGAAATTATACTTTCTAGTATGGTAGTTTATAGACTTAACCGCATCAGATTCCTCTAGCTTAATTAATAGACTGCTAAGTCGGATTTCACTATCTCTATAGCTATCAAGTATGAAATATGCATTATGTTTAGTTATCTTTTCAGGACACAAATCACGAATATATATAGATTCTGGGCAATCTACACGTAATATATTTTTAGTAATAGCAGCATATGCATCTATACTAGCTAGATCGCTAAGTATATTACCATAACGGTCAGCATGTAGGTCGATAGCTTTATCTAAAATACCATCCTTTATAGCTCTATCATTTCTGAATGTCTTCATATTAAGTTCAAGTATACATTTTAAGATGATATCAGAGATATCTTCTTTGAGTGCAACTACTACATCTTCGATTGTATTAGGACTTATTATTTTAACGTCCATATTCTCATCATCAATATCGACAAATTTATCTTTAGTCACACTTAGTTCCATATAGAATAGCATCCTGTTATAAGATGTTAATCTATTGATGATATGATATAGATCCTTAGTAGTAAGATTAGGATTATCTAACTTAGTACAAATAGAGTCTGGATCATTAGACTTTAGCTTATTAAACTTATACTCAGCATAAGCTCTATAATACTTATTAGATGTATCTATATAGTTATGGTATAGCATCTCTTGAGTATACATTATTCTTCCTCCTCGATGATAGCGTTAACTGGATGGTTCAAACATAAGTTAGCATCCATTAAGTCTACAACATCATCCAATTCAGGAATATCTTTCTTATCATAAGAGAAGTAATCATTCTCTGTTTCAATGAAAAGAGATCCATCTCTATATGAGTAGGACTTGATTTGATTAATATCAATTCTTGTATCTTCCAGTTTAATAAATCTTAACATGTTAAAATCCTCTTCTTTCTAATACTTCTATTTAAGATACACTGCTATAAATAGCACTAGTATAATTACACCATATAATCCATATAGCATAGTTGATGTCATACTATTGCTAACCATAATTTGTTGAAGTTTATCTAACTTAGCATGTAGCTCTTGTACTTCACCATTAAGTCTAGCAATCTCTTTAGTATTATAATGATATCTATAGTCTAATTCTTCAAATCTATTATTGAGTTCTTTGATGTCTTTACCAACAGTTCCGAATGCATCGGATACTTCTTCTCTTAAGTTAGCCATCATATACCTCTCAGTCTATGAATTCTTCTAAGTCAAAATAGATTCTGATGTTATTGATGTCATCAAATGATAAGTACTTCAAGTATTCTACATCAAGATCTTTCTTTTGTAGGATCTCTTTCATACACATTAAGCTCTTATCTCCAGTAAGACGACTAATTACATCTAATAGCTCATCATCTACTTTAGCGTTATTATAGTCTAAGTTAACTAAGATATCATTTAGCTTTCTACGTAGACTAAATTGAAGATTGTAAATATTCTCTTCAAGAGTATTATTATCAGTGAATGGTAATAATCTCAAAATGGTATTACATTGATCATATAGTAGCTTATTGGTGATTGTATCATTAAAGAACTTACCATAAACACGTCTGTATTGATAGTTATTGAATGCAGTCAAACGTTCAATGATATCATCTTTAAATAATAACTTAAGTCCAGAGAAATCTTCAAAGATAGATGCTGCATCATCATTCTCTGGGATAATGATAAGTAGATTAAAATCACTCATACGTTTATTAAAGTCTGCATGGGTTAATAGACTTTGCATCTCCAATAGATATCTATTGATAGTACCAAGAGTTAGTTTATAGTCTTTACTATTTCTAATTGTCTCAATATAAGTATTAAATCTTTCTGTATCCATTGTATATTACCTCCTAGCGATATACCATCTTAAAGATTACAACAAGCTGTATGATGATTATAACAACAAGAGTTGCTATGATAATTTGATTGATCTTGATATTAGCAGCCATCTCATTGATTACTTCTTCTAAAGTACTTTCAAGTAGAATAACCTTAGCTCTAGTCTCACCTAGATTACCTGTTAGTAGATTTATTTTGCTATTCATATCATTTAGCTTCTCAGTCATAATTATGCGATCATTGGCTATTGTTTTAAGTAAATCATCATGAGCTTCCTCATTAGCTTTATTGTTAGATTCAACGATATTAGATAATAGGTTATTGTCTGATTTTAACTTTTCAATATCGCCTAGATTAATTGCTGACATACGTACATCTGCTATTGGTATACCAGCTGTTATTTTATCAGTCTTCTTCATTAACAATCCTCCTCTTACCGTACTCTCTTATATAATTCTTCGATTTCATTATAGTCAATATCGAAGTACTCACAAATCACTTTGATATCACTCAAATTGAAGCTGTAACTAGCTGGCTTGATATCTTTTCCTAAGATATGCTTTAATTCAAATACAAGTTCAGAATCGGTTGTTGCACCAAGAATGGCTGAAATAGTATTTAAAGTAATCTCAGTATCTTGAACTGAATCAAAATAACTATATTCATTGAATCTACAATCGATTCTACTTTCACATATAAGCTCTCTTATGTTTTTAGATAGCTCAATACGTAACTCTTCTTGCTTAGCTACAATAAGATCTACCACACTAGTATATCTATTTAAAAGATATTCTTCATCACGGAATAGACGAGCTACTTTAGAAGCATTAGTATAAGCCACAGTTCCTGGTAGAATTCGTCTAAAGAAGTCACCATAGATTCTAATCTTACCGTACTTATTTATATTATCAATAATCAGTTCAGTATTAGAATCATTCAACTCAGTCTTAGTATAATCTTCAAATATCTTTACTGCATTCTCATCAACTGGTGAGATTTTGATAATGTTTAATTTCTTTAGCATATTATCATAGGCAGTATCATTTATTGATCCCCTCTTATCTCTTAATGCTTTAACTATCTCTTTATAGTTCGAAAGTTTATCCATATTCATTACCTCCTATAAAATTATAAACTTGGATATATCAATTCATGTATATAATATATGACCTCATATCTTATTAGGGTGTGTCTAGATCAGTACTTTTTAATATCCTTAAACAATAAATTAATTATAATCTTAATTTAGTCAAGGGAGCATAAACGATGTTTTTTGCAGAAAACGTAAAGCCAAAAGAAATCCAAGTACCTGTACAAGAGAAGTACTTTGGTAAAGATAAAGATACTAAAGAATTAGAAAATGAATTTAAGAATGCTATCAATAAGAAGGGCAACTATAACTTTAGTAAGATTCAAAAGATCTTAGAAAAGAAGTTTGGTTTCAATAAGGTTATTGTATTAGTAGACAAATCTGATAAGACTCTTAATGCTAATACATTCTATAATAATGATGATGTAAACCAAGCTCAATTGGTTAATGGAGAATATAAACTCAAACCAGGGAATAAGTATACCATGTTTCTATCTTATAGCATAGCCATGTTTGAAGGTACATTCTCTCCTGGTGAGTTAGTAGCTATTACTTTACATGAAGTAGGTCATCACTTTGCTGCTAAAGTAAAATTATTGAATCTTAATATTAGCATGATGCAATCTTTCATGAGTGGTATGGAGCAAGTTGAGAAAGCATGGAAGATTAACCCAGATTCCATTAGTGTACTTAAACTTGTTGCAATCTATTCAGCCCCTGGGATTATATATCTATGCTGCTTGTATAACGTATTAAAATACATAGTAGTATTATTCGATAGTGCTATTACAATGGTGACAGCATTAGATATGATGGCTACTCCAGAGGGTAGAGCTAAAATCTATAAACGATTAACTGAGAATACAAAAAATTTATTTACTCGAGTTAGTCCATTGCTATTAGATACTGAAGAGCAATTAGCTGATAGCTTTGCTGTTATCTTAGGTTATGGTCCAGAGTTAACTAGTGCTCTTAGT